ATGAGAGGTAAAAGACGAGTAGTAGAATTGACAACTGAAGAAGTTAAAGCGCAGATTGCATCAACAGAAGAACAAATTACTAAGCTCACTGACGAACTTAAGACTCTTAAATTGCAGAAGAAAAATCTTATGAAAGACTTAGCAGTAGCAGAGAAGAAAGAAGCAGCCGCAAAAGAAGAACAGTCTATGAAAAATCTTGCCAGATTACTTCGAGAAAAAGGACTTTCTGTAGAAGACGTTCGGAATATGCTTGATAAAGAATCAAAGTAAAAAAAATGGGTAGCCAAGTATAATGCTTGACTACCCATAAAATTTTATGCGGTCATTTCATAATATTTTTCTTTAATATCTTCATTAATAAAATTTAGATTATCTGATGATATATCAGATGCAAATTTCCAATAATATCCACGTTTGGTTAATCTATCTTTGTTTGAACTGTTTGTAATTGTTGATCGGCTTTCTGATGTTTCATTAGTTGCCATATTCATGTTATTAAATATATTTATAATTTGCTTATTATTGTTAAGTTGAATAATAGGTTTCCCACGTTGTAATAGTGGTGGTAATTTATCATAATATGTATCGCACCATCTATATCCATGTGAAGAATTTTTCCGAATATCAGCATAACAATTAGACACATCCAAATATGAACGATTAATTGGTATATTTAATTTTCTAACTGCATCAGAAATACTTTCATACTGATTAATAAATTGACCATCTAATGTATATACATAAATTGTTTTCTTATTAGTGCTATTATGAATATCTTTTATAATTCTGTCGTCGTTTTTATACTTCCATTGGAACCCAACAGCGGTAGGAGCCAGCTGCCTGCATGCATTTGATATACAATAAGTTTTATAATAATCAGATGCTTCTTTCAGGCTATCCCACTCTTTGATAAAGTTACCATATAAATCATATTGTAAGATAGGAGTACGACAATCATAAGGTATATATGGTTCTATTTTTGGTATAGGATCTTCTTCATATTCTCTCCACATAAATCCCTTCCATGTACGGCCTTCTTGAGATAGTGCCCAACGTATTCCACCACTCTCTTTATTTTGATTTATTTCTAATGCAGCGTTTCCTATGCTGGGATATGATTTAATAAAATTTCCATCTAAGTCATATTGAGCAATTTTTACACAATGTCCACCAACAAACATTCCACCAGAAGCAATATTATACCCATATTCTGGTTGATTAGATTTTAAATATAAAATAATTTCTTTTTCTAATTCTTCAGCTTCGGTTTGACTTAAGTCTGAGGCAATAATTTTATGTTCAATATTACTCCAACCATACTTTTCAATTGCTCTATAAAACATTTGTGTCTTATATCCAAGTCCGTTCATCCATCGTATTTTAGGATGTCTTGAAGTAATTCCTACATAATACTTATCATGTCCATATGAATTTATTTCTTTTGGGACAATATGTATATATAAGTAAAATTTCAGTGAATCAGTAATCGTATTTTTACAATAATCATAAATTTTTTGATTTATTTCAGGTGATAAAAATTTATTTTCCATATAGCCTTCCCCATAAAAAATAATCCCTACATATAAATGCAAGGATTATTTTTTAAAACCATTGTCCATTAAATCTTGATAGTTCTTTAATACGAACTCCATTGAGGCAGTAACACGACCATTGGTCATTCCGTTCTGCTCAAGAATTTTTTCATATTTATCATACAAATCAATAATATGTTCGTATTGTTCTTTATTATAGTCTCTGTCGTTCATAACAGTATTAGAGAATTCTAAAATAGTTGTTCTTATATCATCAATTTCTTTATTGATGAGAAGCGTCTTCAGTTCATTAATGCCATCCTGTAAGACTTTCTGATTATCTTCGAGTTTATCTCTGATATTAATGGACTGGTCATGATAATTATGTTGAGACTGCTCAAAATCAGCAATTTTCTGTTCCATATCAGACAACTTCTTCTCTAAAGCTTTCTTCTGTAGAGATGCTTTTGTTTCGAGACCAAGAACATCAAGAAGTTTCTCCCATCCAGCTTTTAAAGCTATAACAAGCATTGCACAAAGAAGTAAAGATATGATCACATTGATCTCACCAAACTCATGGATTTTCTGTATCTGTTCAATACCCATGACGTACCTCCTTATGCCTTAATGATATATTTGGCTGATACATAGCCAACATATTCTTTTTTAGTGATTGATACTTTGTACCATCTGTCACCTTTAGTATCTTTTGTAACTCCGAGGACATTAATAAGATTGTCTTTATTTAACATCGGATACTCTGGAAGTAACGGATGTTCAGTACCGGGTTTTTTGCGAACATTCAATTTACTTGCAGTTACCTTTCCTACAAAGGGATATTTCTTTGTAGTTGTTGCAGCAGGAGTATTAGGATTTTTGATGTTAGATTTTTCTACATACCCTATATATTTTGCAGCAATACGAACCTGATATCTTGTACCAGATTCACCGATGATATCCACAAGATTACCTGCATTAAGTTTAGGATATGTACTTAACTTAGAAGCTCCTGTAGCGCCTGAGAATACATCTGTTCCATTAGCTGTACAAGAACCTACCCATGCAGTATAAGATGGCTGTACAGGTGCAGGAGATGTTAAAATAGATGTGACAATAGAATAGTCTGGGCGACAAAACTTTGTTCCAGGGAGATTTGAATTATAATAACTCTTAGCATAAACTCCACCACCATTTGGAACAATAGAAGAGCCTCCTGCAGTGTTACCTTCAATAGTATAGAATTTATCTCCTTCGACTTTTGTCACTAATCCAGTATGAGCGAATGTGCCATTACGATAGAAGATTACAATGTCTCCTCGCTGTGGATTTGCATACTTTGTGAAGAGATTTCCAAGAGCAGGACAGTATACATAAGGCCAATGTTTAAGAAGCTTTTTAGCTGTCTCTAAGCCGAATGTTTTCATCATACACCAGCTCACAAATGCAGCACACCAAGCCTGTGCCTGATACTGAGGATATACGTCTCTCCAGTATTTAGTGTAGTTATTGTAACCTGCATTTGCAGTTTTATCATCAAGCTGAGAATTAGATTTCTTCTCTAAATATCCAACCTCATTTTCAGCGCAAGCAATAAGAGCATCAATAGCCTTTTCTTTGTTCATAGTATCACTTCCTTGTGTAGTTGTTGGTTTGGGAGAGTTTGTAGAAGTAGTAGAAGATTTAGAATAGTCTTTATAGAATACACTTCGATCGGTTTTTGTTGGAATACCAGGAATGGTTGCCTTACTAGAGTATTGCCATCCAATAACACCAGTAGAAGCAGGAACTCTTAATCTTTCCTGTAATTCACCGGTATCATTATTAGGATATCGAGCGACCCAGCAATCGTACTTTTTAGCACTTTCTGGTAACTGGTTCTGATACCAAGAATAACCACAGTAAATACCAAATTTATATCCAGCTTTGACAATAATAGCTCTAAATGCTTCAATCATTTTCATCATTAAACTGTCAGATAAATTCTCCTGACATTTATCCTCTATATCAAGAAACACTGGATAATCCAGTTTTCTTTTATTCAATGTTTTAATAACTACATTCGCTTCATCTTCAATCTGAGCAATAGTAGTAGCATAGCTGTATTTATAGACTCCAACAGGAATCTTATTCTCAATACAGCCTTTATAATTAGGTTCGAATGTGCTATCAACAATATTTCCTTTTTCAGTGATTCTTAGAATAGCGAAGCCCATTCCATAACTAGCAACAGTTTTCCAGTCGATTTTTCCATTCCATCTGGAAACATCGATTCCTTTAATTTCTGCCATAATATCAAGCCTCCTTTTGAATTGAATTAAAGATAATGACATAAGTCCTTAAAAGAAATGTTAAAACATGACATAAAAAAGAGAGGGTAATTAGCCCTCTCGATTAATTAGTTGAAAGTCTTATTTCGATTCTATAGTGATCATCTGTGAGATTTTCAGATACAGTAATAAGTTTTAAATGTTCTTTCTCAATTGTTTTTGCAGCAGAATTAATTTCTACATGTTCAAGATTTTCTCTTGTGAGCATTTTAATGAGATTTTCTGTAGTAAGAGTTGGCTCATCTAAAACAAAAGTAATACTTCTACGCTCATCTTCACTTAAATTAGTGTTATAGTTAATATTTGTATTGGAAATTTCAATTTCCTGTTTGTCTTTTAAAATAAGCTTCATTTAAGCATCCTCCTTTGATAGTTCTTTTAGCATATCCAGTTCAGACTGGCTTATGATTTCCAAAGCCCATTCATCAGGAATATGCATTTTCATTCTTGTGGACATATTATGTTTTCTGTAATATTTATTCCAGAAGTAGATATTACCGAGAGCACGAGCTTTATGCATAACACAAATGAATGTTGCTCTTGCATCTGGGGTTCCAAATACTTGATAGTTATAAGCTGTACACCAACTACATCCTTCAGCGATATGACAGTTAAAACATTCATCTGTACTTTGAGTTCTACGATCAACTTTCTTCAGTGCGACTACACGACATTTCTCACAATCATGAGCACAGATTCCATCATCTACATTACCAATAGAGTATGGTTCCTGCTCGCCATTAAGAGAAGATTCCATATATCTGATGCAAGGATAAAAAACTCCATCAGGATCGACAGATAACATGACTCCATTTCCACCACACCAATTTTGTAGATCAGTAGACTCCTTCGGATGGAAGAAATTATTTTCGTACAGAGAACATCTAAAGCTACCATCTAAGAAATTCAAGTTAGTGTCTAAGAAATAATCAGCAACTCGTTTCATTTCTGCATACAAAACTACTGCATGAGTTGTAGTCCATCCTTTTTCATATACACAGTTTGCATTTATATCGTCATACCCAAGTTCAACCATATGAGTGAGAGCTTCATATAAATGCATAACATTACCTGGGGCAATAGTAATCTTACTTCCCATAACTCCACCTTTATCCATCCAGTCTTTAGCAGCAGCCACGGCAAGATCATAACTTGGTCTCCCGTCAGGAAACACTCTACATGCATCATGCAATTCTTTATTGCCATCAACAGTTACTGAAAAACTGAGGTTGTATTTATACTTATTTAAAAATTCCTGTACTTTGGGATCAAAATATAAAACTCCATTAGAACAAATAGAGATTCTATGTAAAGTTGCCCACGGATGATTAAGCTCTATTGCACGATCAAGAAAATATTCATAGATTTGCTGAATCAATTCAACTTCAAGGAATGGTTCGCCACCGATAAACTCAATAATCACTCCTGGAGAAGAAATAGGGTTGATGTATTCAGACATTCCCTTATCTCCAGTAAGTAACATATCTACAGCTTTTTTTGCTGTTTCAAATGACATTCGACGTTTCCCTTTGCAAGTCTGATAACAATAAGTACATGCAAGATTACAATCGTCAGTTACTTGGAACGTCAAACTCTGTGTTAAAGGTCTTTTATACCCAGCATCTTTTGCTCTTTCGGTTAACTCAGGATATAAGTGAGCAATAGTGTCGGTAAACTGCATTCCTTTTCTATAATTACGTGATACCATATATAGTACTCCTTAATTTAATTCTGGAATGTCACAATCACATAAGATGTCAACATTAAGCTGACAAGTTGCATAATCCAGATTCCAGTTAAGCTGATGGTCCTGTAAATATTTAGGAATATAGTCAGCTTCTAACACATGTTTTGCTTCATCGAAAGCAGTGGACATAGTTACATATTCCTCATGATATTTTTTAAAAAGAGCAGAGTCAATAAAACTTGCATCGTCTTTATGCGTTTCCATTAATCTATTTAACAGTAACATTCTAGCTTCTGTTTCAGAATGAATCCTTTGAATTTTACTTACAGTATCTTCAGCAATATCAATTTTTAAATTTCTCATATAAATTTCCTCCGTTTATTCATTTAATCTAAAAAGCAGCCAAATCATGAAGACTTAGCTACTCCAAAACAAGTTCCTGAGCATGTGGCGCCGCAAGTAGAAGAACAGTTTGATGAGCACGAAGCGTCACAAGATCCACAGCCAGAACATCCAGCAGAACAGGAACCAGAACAGCCTTGGCAGGCAGATGCGCATCCTGATTGACAACCGTCGCAAGAATCAGTACAACCAGAACAGCCAGAGTTGCATCCAGTTAGACATCCGGTGCATCCTCCACAAGAATCAGTACAGCCAGATGAACAGCCGCTACAACCATCACAATTTCCAGAACATCCACCAGAACAAGAACTACAAGAACTACAACTTCCCATACAACCACCTGAACATCCAGAACATTGTCCACATGAAGCAGTGCATCCAGAGGAACAGTTATTTTTACAAGAACCACCAGTAGAACTCGCACCACATTGTCCTGTACAACCACTACCCCAGCCAGTACATGAAGAACCACCACAAGATCCACTGCAATTAGAAGTACAATTGGAACATCCTAAACATCCAGAACATCCATTCTCGCATCCAGAAGAGCAAGTACTTTCACATCCAGTACTACATCCTCCTTCGCAACCACCGGTGCAGCCACTACACCAAGTGCAAGAAGTATTACAACCACCAGTGCATCCTTGACATCCATCTCCACATGATGTATAACAATTACCACTACAAGAACTACATCCTGTGCATCCAGAATAACAAGCACCATAGCATAATCCAGCACATGATCCACGACATCCAGAATCAGAACTTGTCTGACCTTTAGTTGTAAGATTATCTACAAATTTTTCTACAGTAGTCAAATCTGGTATAGTAGTGGGTTTGTCACCAATTAAAGTATTATCTTGCATAAAATCATTTATCTGTAGCATAGGATCAATTAATTTATGTAATTGGTCATTAGTTATTTCTCGACCTGGTACAGCAGTAAAGTCCCAGGCGGAACCTTGATACTGATTTACATTTATTCCATGATAGGTATAAGTTCTTCTATTCTTTAATTCATTATTCAGCTTTGTTTTTATTTCGTTTAATTTTTCAGCAGTTACTATTGTATCAGCCATATATCCACACCTCCTTACGCAATTGATGTAACTCCAACCATTGTAGGAGCAATAGCTAAGTAATCTACGCAAACTGTCTGATTTGATAAAGCACTATAAACGTTTAAAGTTATTTTAAGTGTTCCAGAAGTATTTTCCACAGCAGTTCCGAGAGTGGTATAGCTGTCTTCAGCTTTAAACATATTTGGTTTAATATATTTAGTTGTCGTTGTTGAACCATCGATAATCGTTAATTTGAAAACGTTAGAACTAGAAGAGATTGTAGAAACTTTCATTCGGATCATAACACTATATAATCCTTTTGGGAGAGTTACAGATTTTGTAAAGATATCTCCTGTTGAACCAGTAGATCTTGAAATTACTTTATATTGAGCAGCAGAATCTGTTACAGTAGCAGATGACGAGAGAGTAGTTCCACCATACATCACAGCACAAGCAGCTATGTCACTTTTAGTAGGTATACCAATTTCATTTAATGACCAACTAAGATTTGTAGTTCCATCAAATGATTTTGTTGAGTTTCCAATAGTGATATTTCTTGATGTATTTAACTTAATAGCAGAATCTGCAGCACCGCCAGCAGAAGAGGATCCTGCATAGTTATGAGTATGAGATGATGGTGCGAATGTAGATGGCTTACCTGTAACATTACCCCAAGCAACAGAATTTGCACTGCCAGCACTATTCGCATAAGATGCAGTACCGCTATCAGTACCAGAAACGATACTACTATATGCTTGTTTATGAAGTGCGGTACCAGCTGCTGCAATAGTAGCATAACACTCGGTAGATGTTTTTGCATCTGTTGCAGAGGTTCCACTTACTTCTGAAGAATTGACCAGCACCCAAGTTCTGCTGATACCACCACGCGCACCACTTGCAAGTGTACGGAAACAAGTTCCAGCATACGATCCTCCTGTTTTAAAGAAGGCATCTGCGTAAGTCTTTCCAAAAACATTGTAAATTCCGACTTGTACGCTATCCGCACTTAAGCCACAACGAACCAGCCATTTTACTTCAACTGTCGATGCTAAGCTGCTGTTATTCGTACGTAATACAATTCGTACAATACCGAAGCCACCACCACTATAATCCTGTGAGATAAAGAATGTGGTTGATTTATCTGAATAGCTTGCAGCAATAGTATCCAGTTTTGCGAATCGATGGAATGGATAATTGTTTTTGTCGCCTACACTCGCAGACGAACTATAAAATCCGATATTTGCAGAGGAGTTACCACTACCATCATAGTTAAAACTTAGCGTGATGTCAGTTCCACCAGATACGGTTCTAGCAGTTGCTAGTTTATTTGCGGAGTTTGCAGCACCACCAGAACTAGAACTTCCTGCATAATTGTGCGTATGAGAGGTAGGAGATTTCCCATTTAGAGCAGTTGTAATAGCATTTTGAGTCATGGTACCATCTGTAGCCGACCCAGTTTCAGTATAAAGCTTAGTTATTCCTAAGTAACTTGATGTACCTACAGAATATGTCGTATTTGTAGGGATTACCCATGCACCATCTGCACGAAGAAACTTTAATTGTTCTCCTATATTAGGTGCAGGAACAAGACCAGCACTTCCGGCAGAAGAAGAAGTAGCACCCTTCATGTTTCCATAAGTATGATCGGTAAATAATGCATCTGCAGGCACTGACTTACCAAGTGTATATGAACAAGCTACTGGTTTACCACCTGAGAAATATACTGGCTGAGTTGATGATCCAGCATTAGAAGTAAGAGCAGCGGCAGATGATGCGCTACCTGCAGAAATAGCATATTTAACACTTTTTGTGGCATCAGCAGTATTGTCAACGTTGCCTAATCCGACTTCACTTTTAGTATGCGTATGTGAAGACGGAGCTTTCCCGTCAACTAACTCTTTTAATATTTTACCCTGTGCAGCAGATAGAGACTCAGTTGTAGAGCTGCTTATTAGATTATCCTGAATACCTCGCCAAGTGTCACTTGAAGGAGGCGTATAGCCAAGAGCGCTTATTACATCGCTTTTTGTAAGATCAGCTTTTACATAAGAGAGTTCTGACCATTTATGCGTACCATCTCCCACTTTATGTTTACCGAATTTATCACTTGTAATTGCTATTTCTCCACTTAAAAGAACAGGATTATTTTTATTCCAATTAGCTTCCGTATCATATTTATGTTTGATTCGTATATTGAGATTTTGTTCTCCCATTGTGCACCTCCCTTTTTTAATTTTTATTTAAATAGATATAATCTATAATTTTCATATTTAGTAAAGCAGCCTCATAAAAGAGGCCACTTTCATTTAAACAGATGTCCCACAATTTAAAATAAGAGTATTGGCTCCATTAGTTAAATAATCAGTATTTAAACTTTTAACACTAAGAGCAACATTTCCTCCACCGTTAAATGCTACAGCATCAGCAACGGCACCTCCAGTAAGAGAGAAATTTCTTGATGCTGCAAGTTTTGTTGCAGAAGCAGCATTACCTGTACAAGCAGCCGCAGAAGTAGCAGTCGTTGCGTTACCCTGAAGAGCACCTGCAAAAGTAGTAGCAACAAGTTTTCCAGCAGTTGTATCAAGATATACACCTGTATCAAATACCTGTTCTCCAATACCAGTTGCTGCACTTGTAGTACCAGTTACATAAGCCTTTGCAGTAGTATTAAGAGTATTCTTTACTTTCTGGTCAGTTGTTTTGTAACCTTTTCCTTCAACAAAAGCGGCAACAGCTTTTGAAGTTGGAAGCTTAGTAGAAGTAGAAGCAGCTGCGATAGAAGAATCTACCTGTTTTGTAGCAGCTTCACCTACTGTAATTTCTCCAGACTTAGCACTTGTTGTAAGATTCTGTGTTGTAGTGGAATACTTAACAGTAGTAACGATTTCATCACCAGATGGTACAACAATCCATTTTGGATCCTTTGACATAGCGACTACTAAGTCACCGACCTTAGCTGTCACAGCAGCTCCTGTATAAGAATTATCAGCAGCTACAGAAACCTGAGTAATTACTTTATATGTATCGCCTATTACAACAGAAGATGTAGGAAGAGCAGTAGCAGTACCATTAGTTCCAAGTGTTCCTTTAAACACCATTGCATCAGAAGCAGCAATAGAACTTGAAATTTTGGCATCTACATACTGTTTTGTTGTTGGCTGTAAAGCATCAGTTGGATCGGCTGCAAGCGTTACTGTACCTGTGAATGTACCACCGGCTTTTGGCATAGCCGCGTCTGCTTTTGCACCCTGAGCGGATGTAGCATAGGCACCTGAAGCTGTGTAAGCAGCAGAACCTAGCCCTTTAACAGCAATATTGTCAGTAGCATTGCCGTTAACAGTTAATTTAATTGTGCCGTTATTAGTTCCAGAAGTAATAGATACAGACTGAACTGATTTATCTGCTTTAGCACCTTGTGCAGCTGTTGCAAATGTCTCGGCACCTTTAAATGCGGCAGAACCAAGAGCACCAGAGGCATGCGGAACTAACTGTCCGGAAGTATTTGTTACTACAGGAACATTGGCTGTCGTTCCAAGAGCGGCTCCATTTACAGGAACTTGTCCCTGTGAAGCTCCAGCTCCTTTATATGCAGCAGATCCCAATCCTTTTACTGCTATATCTGTTGCTGCTCCAGTTCCTGTTGTTACAGAGATTGTACCGTTCGCAGTGCCAGAAACTACTTTACGGACTGCGTTTGTAGCAAGAGCACCCTGTGCGGCAGTTGCATAAGCAGAAGTATTTGTATATGCAGCACTTCCTAATCCTTTTACCGCAATATTATCTGTAGTTGTTCCATCTACAGTCAGTTTTAATGTACCGTTGTTAGTACCGGAAGCAAGAGTTACGTTCTGTACTGAACCATCACCAATCAGTGCAGAGATTTCTTCTGGTGTCATAGTCGCATATGGCAATTCAGCAAATGTTTTAACCCCATCACCAATTTTAATTTTGTAAGCGCCAGATTCTGTAATTTCAATCGCTTGTTCACCTTTTAATAGAACAAGCGTAGATTTCGCCCAATTAGCGGTTGTGTCCGATTTAAGGGCAATACGAGTATTCAATGTCTGTGTAGCCATTCACATCATCCTTTCGAGCTACCGCATTGCATGATGAATTCCTTTTCAGGATCAAATGCCAATGCATAATATTTGATATTATTATCATCCCATCTATAGATTGCATTTGTGGTTGTGTCCACATAAATTGCATTTGTTTTACCAATTGTTGGAAACAATGTATAAGATGCATAAGGGATGACTTCTTGCTGATCAGCTATATATTTTTTAATATAATCAACAAGCTCAGTAAGACCTTGTAAATTAAGAAATTGTTCTTTCATTATCTGCACATCCCTTCGCTTTAATTAAAGCAAGGGGAGTAACCCCTTACTTTACGCACTAAATAAACCTTTGATAGACGCACTTGGAATTGCTTCGTATCCATCTCCAACAAGCCCCTTAAGAGCGGTGATATCAGATGTGTTCTTAGCAATCTTCGGTTTTTCAGCGGCAAGATCTTTTTCAAGAGCAGTAATCTTACCTTCGGCAGTATCCATTCTGCCTTTAACAGCAGTAATATCTCCAGCATTCTTTTTATCAGCAGCTTCTAATGTAGGTAATTTCTTTTCAATAGCATCAATTCTTCCTACAGCGGCTGTCAGATCTTCAGCTTTCGCATACTGAGAAAGGTCAGAATCTGCAAGAGCCTTAGAAACATATTCAGCAATATAACTTACGATATCTTTAGATGTTGCTGTGTTTGGGAGAGTACCGATAAGTGTTTTCAGCTTAGAGATATCCTCTTTATTGGTAGTAATCTGACTATTCATTCCTGCTGCATCAGATGCATGAGAAGAAATCCAATCAGAGATTTCCTTCAGTGTGTCATATGCTTCTGGGGCGCCGTTAACAATCTGAGCAACTGCATCAGAAACAGCTTTCTTTACGGATCCAGCCCCGGTTCCATTAAGAGTACTGATTGCTGCGGTATTAGCTGCAACACTTGATTTCAGAGCAGAATCATCATATGTGCCTGTCTTTACAGCTTCTTTAATATAAGAAACTACATCTTTAGCTTTAGCACCAGTAGGAATAGTACCAACATAAGACATTACTTCTGTTTTTGCTGTGTTAGCAGCTCCGGCTGCATCGAAATCTGTAGCCGCCTTTCCAGAATCTACAAGATTACCATTAGCATCAAGACCTGCAAGATGTCCGGAGATAGCTCCTTTTACCTTATCTGCTTTGCCTGTTGGCTGTGGAATAGTAATAGTAAATGCTGCTTCATCAATGGTTACGGGAGCAGTTTTTGTATAGAAATAAAGTGTGTATCCGTCTTCTGACTGGGATACTGTTTTAATTGAGCTTTTAACAGCTTCACTGATTTTTGTGTCAATCTGTACGTTATGCAGATTTAAGAACTCCTGAAGATTAGAAAGTGTAGCGAACTGTAATTTTGCCATAATTAATTTCCTCCTTGAAATATATTTGTTAAATCTTTAGAATCAATACCACCAAGTTTTCTTTCTAAAGCAGCGTCAATATGTTCGTCTAAAACATCCAGAACAGTTTCTTCAATGATATTTGAAACATATTCTTTTACAGAATCAGCACTTGCAAAATTCTGCTCATTGATCCAGTTTTCAGTGATATAACGATCAGTCGTATATTCACCATCCTGCTGAATGAAGTATAATGTAATAGATTTTCCTTGCATTTTTGTGATTGTTGTGCTGGAAGTATCAGCGTCATGAGATACAAGATACAGAACATCGTCTGCAGAAGATTGAACAGTAGTATTGTTTCCGCCAATGATAGATTGGCCTTTTACTTTATAAATACCATCATCGAGTGATGATATCTTTACTGGGACAACAAGAGTACCTATAAGATTTGTAATAGGCACATCAGATAATTTGTTATAAGACAAGCTATTAATATATTCTACGACAGTAGACTTGTCTTCAAGGTTACCAATAATATTATCCAGAAGTGTAGAGAGTTCAGAGGACTTAACATAATTATCCAATCCGATTGTTTTCTTGACTTCTTCAATAATATGATCTCTATCCTCATCTGTCATAGAGACATCATAAGAGAAGAGTAATTTATCTCCGGTGAAGAACATAAGATTTGAGCCAATGTATTTTACATCCGTAATCTGTTTGTCACCTTTGACATATTCTAATGTGTTGTCGATGGTCACCCATGCTATACACTTGCTGTCTTTGATATAGCAAAGTCCTGGATACTTTAAGACTCCACGCTGTAATGCTTTTTCTGCAATCTGTTTTGTAGATGCAGTAAACCAGGTTGGAATAAAAGCCATGTTTGTGATCACCTCTTTAATTTGTCGTATTCATATTTGGTTATTTCTTTGATTTCATAGATGTTGTTGTCTAGCGGAAAATTATATAAACCTTCAATGTGCCATCCATATTTTCCATCTGACGATAAAATAGCCTGCGCTTCTGTAATATCGCACAGAAGCAACAGACTATGTTTTTCTTGATATTTAATATACAATATATGATCAAGGACATCTACGATTTCATCATCTTTAATTACTTTGTAATACATGCGATATCCTCCTTAGAAGAGGGGATTGGTTACCCCTCACATGAAATTGAAAACATAAGCAGAATTCCTGCTGATTGACCGGGATAGCTAAATCCATATGCACTACCAGTTTCATTCACCGTATACATCCAGTTTGTTACTGTAGCATTAGGAGATCTGGTCCAATAAGATTCATACTCTGTAGGAGTAGAAGGTTTTGCTTTCTTTCTGGTATCATCATCTGTGAAATAAGCAATAGGAGCATTTGCTTCAGAAATATATGGTTCAGAAGTAGCAGTAGGATCGATTTCATACAGAGATGGAACATAGAATCTACAATTAGACACAGAAGTGTCATTAGACTTGTTTCCGACAGAAGAATATACTTTAACTGGTTTAATCAACGCTTTCCATAAAGGAGAGATTGCTTTAACCATACGAGTATTCAACCATGTATTTAATGTAGAATCAGCCCAACCTCCAGCATTTACACTCTTGTTACTAAAAGGTTTTTCTGTACCAAGTAGATTAGAAGCAACAAATGTAATGTTAGCTCTCTTTGAAGCAACATCAGATAAATAATATCCTTTAAACTTAGCCACTTCCATAGGGATTATTTCGTGGATCCATGCAGCAATATCCATACATTGTTCTTCGCCAAGATCTGCGTACCAGACTTTAGCCCAATGTACAGTGCCTTTTGCAAAATTTTCATATGCTCCGTCGTCAGCTTTAGAACATCCAAATACGAGAGTGGAACTATGCTCTGGAATCCGGATCGCATTCAGAGTAGTAGAAGATACTTCTTTTCCGGTCATGTTTGAATTGTATACATAAAGCTTCTGACTTCCAGCTTCATGACGGAATACAATAATCTCTCGGTTTGTTCCAGCAGATGGAGTTATACTATCAGTATTCCATGAGAAACGAGGTTCCTGAGAATACCAAAGTCTGAATCCATTTGAACCGTCACCCTGAAAACACTGAGCAAGAGTAGAGTTTACACTATTTCCTGAATCAAATTCAAAGTCAATAGCAATTGTAAAATCTCTGTCTTTTTCCATGATCTTTAATCCGGTGTCAATATAGTTTGTTCCATCAAATTTAGTCGCAACTGAAATAACTTCATGCTCTTCAATGTCGCCATAGCTATAATCAACACCAAGTTTGAAATCTAATGTATCTTTTAATGATAATGATTTTGTTTCAAGTCCCATTTTCATAAGAGTATAAAGCTCAACCTGTGTCATATTGGCCAGATCCTTACCATCAAAGTATCCATCTACGTATTCGCAGGTTTCATATACTGCATTGATCGTTTTATTTCCATCGACAAATCCTGACTTATCCCATCCTTTAAACAGATTGTACTTATAAGCAGATTCCTCAGCAGTATAAGTAGGAGTGTCACCTGTATATTTTACATAAGAACCATACTGGGCAGTAGATTCTTGAAGAGATAATCCTTTAGAAACATATTTTACAGTATATTCACGGATTTTACTGTCATATACAGCAGTAATAGTTCTGTCAGCAAAGATTCCTGTCATTGAATCTTTCCATCCTTTGAAGGTATAATCAAGCTTAATTGTGCTTTTCTTTGTAGGAACAGGAATCGGATTAACTTCTCTTGTAGTAGGATCAACAGCGTTTCCACCTTTATCTACGTACTGGATATCAAGGATAGTATTACTTTCATCATCATTTATAAATGTAACTTTGAACTGAGTAATGATTGAATCGTAAGTAAGAACAAGGTCTGTCCAGATACCAGGTTCATCTTCAGAACCAACAAATTCTTTATATTCCTGCTGTCTGACTACAGGTACATGTACGGTTCCAGTAAGAACAGACTGCTCTGTAGTAGCTCCATTATCATCAATACCAGTAAGCTTTGCTAATTTCAGAAGAAGCGTAGTATCGTCAAGATTCCATGAGATACCAGTAATTGTTACGGTACGAAGAGTATTAATAGCGGCATTTAAGATAGCAAGAGCATCTACGATAGAGTTCTGACATACAAATGTCTGTAAATTATCGTATCCTGCAACCTTAAGATCGGTTAAGTCTTTGAGGTTCTTGAGTGTGAGAGTGTTGATAGAAGATGGGAGAGAAGCATGAGCAATCTTACCATGATTAGCAAATAATACAGATGTTACAATTGTTCCATCAGCATAAAGATTAATAAGATTTTCACATGCAGACAGGTTAACAGATCCTGTAAGATTTGGACAATTACGAATATCCAAAGTCTCAAGAAGAGCATTATTACCCATATTAAGAGATGTCATAAAAGTATTCTGATATCCAGCTGTATTATTACCAATGATAAGAGTTTTCAGCTTAGAAGCCTTGGAAAAATCATTATCATGAATATAACAAGCAGAGAGGTCATTTAGTGCCTCAATTCTTGATGCAGCATAGATAAGAATAGCTGTATCATCCATGTTTGTTAGATTAGTAGTAATTTCATATTCTTGTCCGGCTTTTGCACGTACCTGAGTGGTTTCTGGAGAGTTACCATAAAGTACAGAAATATACATGTCAGAATAAGGAATAATTCTCAGTGTGTAATCTGGTTTGACTACAACTTTCTTAGGTGTATTACATCTGAACATGATCTGATCAGACTTTACATCTGTATGTAAGAATTTCGTTCCCATATAAATATGCTGGTCACGTTCCCATTGTCTGAGATGATATTTTCCACGTCCATTCATCATCTCATTAAGGAATCTTACTGTTCCAGCACGATATGTTCTTATATACAATCTTTCATAGTGGATTCTCCACAGTTCTTCTGGGAACTGATTCTGCCATGCTTCATACTCATTGATTAAGTGGGAGTCTGACCAACAGTTAGAGTCTACAGATTGATACATGTTTCTTAATTCTTGTGTAAATACATCACGTATTCTGCACCACAATACAGATTCAGCAGCATTGAAAACATAACCAGATGAAGGATTTCCTTCTTCTTTATAGTCAGTATCTTCCTTACCATATGGGAATGACAGCTCACCTGAATTATTAATACCAAGCTGAGTGTCCATATCATATGCCCATAGATCAAATCTATAACCATTATGCAGAGCAGCCGCATCATCATCTATAGTATAATATTTAGCTTTATCACCCATAGTTGTAGCTTCTTCCTGAGTGATATAATGTTTTGCCCAATGTGGGAAAACATTCTTGGCTCTATTGTCAATCATACTATATCTGAGTGTAACTAAATAGAAATAGAGCATTGCATCCTGAATACACCAATCTTTCAAGCCATCTTTAAATTCTTTATCACTAGACGTAATTACAAACTCATAGAAGTCTCTCCAAATCTGTTTGTTATCTGTACGTATTTTCTTTTTTGCTTCATCAGAAGTAAGAGCAGAACCATCCTTAGAATCGCCGCAACAATCATATCTGAATTCAAATGATCCATCCCAGTTATTATACAGAGCATCATATGCTGTATTACCAGTTTTCCATTCAGCTTTACTGATAGGATATTTCATAGTTCCATCTTGATTTGTTATACCGGTCTGGAATGCAGAGTTTGGAAGAGTATTGTCACTGATTTCAATACAGAATTCTTTCATATCCTCTGGATCATAAGCTCTTGTAATATCAGTCTTCTTTGAATCTCCCATATTACCGAGAGAGTAGAAGTGCCAGTCTGTATCCTGAAATTCTCTATGAGTAGTAATATCAGGATCAGATTCTTTAACGAAGATTACGCAGTTGACAAATTCCATAGAGTTTTTAACTTTAGGATCTCTACGTACCGCAGGACTTTCATATGGTAAAAAGTCGTTGAATCTCTTCTGTCCTAATGCATTAGTTGCCATATTTGAAGATGCTACATTTACTTTAAAGTTCCACCAATTGTTTGGAATAGAGTTTCTTGTAAGACTAATTTTACCTGTACCGTCATCATATCTTGTACCATCGCCAAGAACCAACTCTGTCTTATAGTTAGGATCAAGAGGAATCTTACTATTGATCTGATGTACACCATCCGCACAACAAATAACATCAATATTTCTGGCAGCAAAACCATATTCATTACTTGTAGTTCCCTGTCCGGCGTGGAAACAGTTAATAAATTTCCAGTTATCTAATTTAGGATCCCCATTCTTATAAATACATTCCATAGAAGTATTTTTAACAAAATCCTTCTTATCATTTGTAAAGTGAGGGGCTTCAATTTTTATAATTCTTAAATTCGGGCAAGCATTAGCTACAGAATCTGGAGTAAGAGCATTATTGTCATTGTAGATCTGGTTTCTATTATATCTTGCAATCATTTCATCGGAATCTCTAGCATCTGCAATAAAGTTAGCAAGAATGTCAGAATCTGTGAGAGAAGCAGAATAAGCTTTTATCCTATAGATTAAAACATCACAATCCGGAGAACCGATAGTAATCGGAACAGGAGAGTACTGGTGCAATCTATGAGAATTATCATAAATAAGAGGTCTTCCTCCAACTCCGTCTTCATAAGTCATAATGATAGAAGTTGCAGATGTGTCTTTTGTATCAATTGTATTGATATTATATTCAAATTCAATAATATCCTCTTCGCTATATGGAAAATATAAGCTGTCAGTAGAAGTGTTCACGTATGCTTCGTGAACATCCATTTTAATACCTACGTCAGAGCCTTCAGTACCATCAATACATGATAAGAAAGTAGCAGAAGCATTACGAACATTCTGAGTCTTAAATACAAATTTGAATTCAGAACCAGTCTGTTTCGGGTCTTTTCCGAAGAGATTATAATTAATCTGAGCAGTTGTTCCAGCTTTTACACAGAAATACTGGTTTCCAGAAGCATCAATCTGGTATCCACCATTATCCCAGTCAAAGTTATCTGATACTGAAAGAGTAATAGCAGAGTTATTTTTATCGGTCCAGAGTCTGTCGGTATCTCCATTGGATTTTCCAACAGGGTTAAAATCAAATGCTAAGTTAGCTGTGATTGGTTCGACATCAATATCAAGTTTAGTGATATTAACTGATAAAATCTTAGTCACTTTACGACATGAGATGGTCAGATTATGTTTTCCTTCAGTGGATGACTTATAACTCCAGATTTGAGCAGAACGATTTACAGAAAGAGTGCTCTGTACTTTACCATCAATTGATAGTTTTACAGAGGCTGGATTGTGATCAGGATCATATACAACATATTTAATACTTGTTGCCTGGTACTGTTGTGCTGTAAATTCCTGTTGAGCACATCCAATAATAGGAGTTCTATTTGTAGGATCAACACAAATAATATCTTTACAAATAGTATTTGAGGTTATTTCTTTATTGTTAATTGTCGCAGTCATATATACTTTGAGTAAATGGCTGCCATGTTCCTGTTTAGGAATATTATAAGACATAATTCTGCCGGAGGACTGAGTTTCAACAGTGCCTAAGTCTTCACCATCAAGAATAAAATGAATAGTCTTATTAACGTTTCCATAAGGTGTATATCTAAATACTACATCTGTATTTGTATATAATAAAGTATCATCAAATGTGCTTTCAAGTTTGAATTCTACAATAGTAACAGTCCATGTCTTAGTGGCAAGTGTCCCAAAACTGTCGGTAATAGTTAATCTAATAGTATTTGCACCAACATTAAGATATTCAGTGATATCAAAACTATTGTTTCCTTCCCCAGCCGTATTCGTAGCTACAATAGTATTACCAACTTTCCACACAGCAGTACCGGCTCCAGTTGTATCACCAGTATTATCTACAGATGAAAAACTATATTCAATGATTGCTTTTGAACCAAGTAAGAAAATAGCATCTGCATTTGTGATTCTTTCAATAGTAATAGTAGTAGTATCTGAGGAAGATCCTCCACCACCTTCAATTTTAAAGCTTTTCTGGATTTCTCCATCCTTTAAAAATGTAAAAATACTATTTTCGTATGTAACATCGTACTCTGCAGCCGCAGGATTTTTCTTGATTTCTTCAATGGCGGCTTTAACATCTGTAATATCTGTATTAATTCCTTCAAACTGAGTATCATAAGAAGTCATATTTTGTTTCAAGATATCTACAGCATTTTTGGCCTCATCAGATTTTGTAGTAGCACTTTCTACTTTTTTCTCAATGTTTGAAATAGTAGTTTTTATCTCTGAGACAGCAGTAGTATTGGCATTTACATTCTTTTCGATTTCAGTTTTAGCTGTTTCAAGTGGACCAATTCGATTAGAGATTACTGTATCTTTCTCGTCCATTTCTGCTTCAAGTTCCTGCTTCAATGCAGCTCTCCACTCAGCAGATGGCTCAATAGAACTAAGTTCTACAGTCTGAATAATAGTTTCTCCATCTTTAAATACTAATGAACCTTTTCCATTGACAACAGAATACTCAACTATGAGGTTTGCAAGACTGTTAATAGTAATAGGTTCTCCAATAGGTTCCGTTCCATCTTTAAACACTAAATTTCCAGTTGTGTTGTCATATTCAACTTTTAAGTTCTTCAAACTGTCAATACCGGAAATAGCAGTGTTTAATTCTTTGACTTTTGTATCAACTTCTGTTTTTGTATAATATGCTTTCAGAGATTCAGTTACTGTTCCATTAAGATCATTCATAACAGATGTTTTTACATCTGCCTTTATATCATCTACATTAATAGAAGCAGCAGAAGCCTTTGCTTCATCTGCGTATTGTTTTGCTTCGGCTACATGACCAAGAATCATATTTACAAAACTTGTATACCAATCTTCAGAAGGTTCAATGATTCCGTCATAATTTAATCCTTGAAGAACAGTAAACTTACCATTTGGTCTGGTTCTCCAAATATAATTGTTTCCTTTTTCATTTACGCCAGTAGCCATAATTTCAAAAATTATATCTCCGGCATTTGCTGTAACAGCAGCATCAATCAACCAACCAAATCGAATATAAGTATTGTTGGAAGCTACATTGATAACTGTCGCTACTTTACCTTTTTTCTCAGCTACAGATTCATATCTTATCTGGATAAGCATATCCATAAGATCCATACCATCCCAATATCTTGGAATCCTAAATGGCATATACTGGCTGTTTTCTTCCTGCATAATATTAATCTGTGTAGCATCAACGGCAATATTTTTTAAGTTATCCACTGTTGAATATGCATTGTCTTGATATTTGGTATATACTTCATAACGACCATCAGTACATAATGTATATTCCTCAGTGTCTACGGCTAACTCAGCACTCAAAGTCATTGCCGAATTAGCCGCAGCAGCAATTTTAGAATCTTTAAATGACATATCATGACTCCTTTACTTTAATAATTTATCCAGATCGACAACCTGGTCAAGATGAACAACTCCATCCTGTGTGCCATCAGGATCTTTACCTGTCATATCTTCGGCTACCATAGCAGAAAGATCTTTTACAACGATACCATTTCCGGTATCTTCACCATTTCTGTCTGTTAAAGTGATTTTTCTGTCTTCTGTATTAAGACGAATATCTTTTACCATACCTTCATAAGTTGCTTTATTCTGAGCATTGAGATCTTTAATCATTCCTTCCATAACAAGGAGCCTCTGATCAATTTCAGTAAACAATTCAGAAGGTTCATATTTATCAAATTGTACAAGTGGAGTAATATGAATAACACCTGATGTGGTTTTTCGAATATAAGAAGTGTACGTTCCATCTTCATTAGCAACAAGTTTCAAGAACGTGAAAGATACTTCGATATCTCCGGCTTCAGCAGTAAGTGCTGCATCGACAGGGATTAAATACTGGATATAATTCTGTTCATATTCAAGATTATTTATAATAAGTTGTGTCATTTTAATTTTGTCTGACACCGGGAGCTTATACTTCATATAAACAGTTGTATCTGACATATCAATCTGTTCCCGGTACATTTTACTTGTTACAATCTGAATCTTATCTACATAATTGCTTCTTTCCACAATTGATTCTTTGACTGTTGTAACAACAGTATTTTCATCTGTAATTTTTAGTGTATACATAACGGCCTCCTTCCTTATTTAGTCTGAGTTTTTTCTAAAGCTTCAATTCTAGTCTGTAGTGACTTAATAGTTCCCTGCAGTGTTGTGACTGATGAATTCGCATTATCAGCACTTTTCTTGATCTCAGCAGTATTCTGATTCAAAGTAGTAATGCTGTTTTGTATTGTTTCGATATTATTGGTCATGCTAAGTAATGATGTATTGATCTGTTCAATTGAAGTGTTAGAAGAAGAATCTGCAGACTGCAGATCAGAGATAGATTTCTGTACGGCAGTCATAGATTCTTTCAATTTATCCACATCAGCTCCCAGCTGAGTAAGTTTTCTTCCAACAACAAGGGCATCAGCGAATGCACCCTGTTTAGATAATGTCATATCTGATTCAGGGAGATTAGCCAGATAATTGTAATCATACTTAACAACACCAACAGAGGTTTGAATTCCCTGAATATATGTTGCCATTATTACTCACCTTTTTCTACAAATTCATATAGTACTGTCATATCAAGCATAGACAGTTTATCTTCGTTAGATTTAAGCATTTTTTTGAGAGATTCCTCTGGGATCATCTCAACATCAAGTTCACATGTTTTATCATAAATTTTCTGCAGACCTTCTTGGATTTCAGGGATAATTTTATCTTTTATGTCATCATTAAGAGCACGATTTCCTGTTTCATTACCATTTTCGTCAACAATAGGATGTGAGTTTTCCTCTGTAAAATAAGAATCAACTAACTCCTGCTCGACCTCTGAGATTTTATCTACCTGCGCCTTAAGAGTCTTCAGGTTCATTGTATTCGCCCAGAATACATCAACATCTCCTGCGATTAAATCCGCACGACTCTTCATAGAATTTAATGTTTTATACATTGCCATAATGTCTGCATTTACAATAACTTTTTTCATCATCCTTGTACTCCTTTTATATTAATATGTAACTTTATTTTCTCTGACGAGTTCTTCAATAGCATCATTTAGATATGCTTCAAAGTCAGAATATAATGTTTCGATAGCCGCTTTAGAATCTTCTGTGATAAGCGCTTTAGCTTTATCAATAGCCATCTGTTTAGCAGTTTTCTGAGCTTCTGCGTCAAACTTACCTTCCTTCTTCAAAGCATCTACATAAGTCTGATTAACTGCGAGTACTGCTTTACTAATAGCATCAGTAGCAGCGTCTATATATTTTACGAGCTGATCATTTTCCAGGTTCTTTTCCTGTTCTTTAATCTTTACTTTTAGGAAGAGGATTCCATAAGTAATAAGAAGTGGAAGAACACCAGTAATGATCAGATATAATACGTCCTGAATACCCTGTTTAATATTCATAATTTCCTCCTAACCGACAGCTTCATCATTTTCTGAAGATGACTGTCTAAGTTGTTCCATTGCAGAATCATAAGTAATCCCGCCTGCACAATTTTCAGCTTTTGCCTTACTAAAATAAGCCCACACCGTAGGGATAAGTGTCGCTGGGATAGCAATAAGAGCGTAGAGAGCAGATAAATCACCATATGTCATGATCGCTTTTTCTACGAAATAAATGATCTGTAGATTGAGTAGAAGTACTGCAACAAGAATCAATTTACTGGTAGAAATCTTTGGAATGTTAAATCTACTAACTTTTGCGGCCTTTAGATTCTGTTTCATTTTAATTTGTTGATTTTTTTCTTTGATTTTTTTTAATTCAAGTTCATATTCTTGTTTAGTCAAATATTTCACCTTCTTTGCATAATAAAAGACCACGATTGCTCATGGCCTCTTATTTATTCAGGAATAATTCCATATACGTATGTTTCAAACTCTGTAAAATCTTTCAGGACTGCTTCTTTATTTGTTTTAAATATTTCGCTATCCTGAATGGATTTATTGATATTTACATTTCCATCTTTACTAACAGATGCATTAAGATAAGCAACCTGCTTTGAGTTTTCACCTTCACCGATCATAACCTGACCGGATACATTTCTTGTTTCACTAATTTTTAACATAACTTTTCCTCCATTTTTTGTAGTCGTTGAGTAATGAGAGAGAGCTGTCCCTGAAGCATAAGAATTTCATTCTTAAGGGATTGATTTTCAGATTCGAGAGAATCAATACGGTGATGGGCTTTTTGAGTCATGTGGGTGTTGAGAGAGATAAATTCAAGATAATTCATTGAATATTCATCAGTACGTCCAACAAAATTAGGCTTATCTAAAATAGATTTTGTAACTATACTATAATTTTCTGATTCAAAATTATTTTCCTTTAGATGTCTTTCTGTTTCCCTTGCTCCAAATCCAAAATGTATTTTAGATATTTCATCATCGTTTGGACGTTGTTTGAATTTATATTGAATTGGATTTAATGACATATAAAATTTATCAATAGATGGAAAATTAGTAATGCTTTTGATATTTTCTTTTATATACTCATCAGAACCAGTATTTATACCGTTAGATGCATAAACATATTTCCATCTATGTCCACTACTACCGCATGAATATGAACCATCACCATCTGGATACATTGTTGATGAACCAACTGTAACATCAAATGATCCTGTTAAATGATCATGTGTATGATTTAATGGAGCATAATTCCCACCACCAGAACTTGTTGGTAAAGTAACTGAGCTTAATTGAGAACCGTTATAATTTTTTAAATATAATGTACTTCCTGAAATACTTAATGTATCACCAAATGCTCCTTTAACCCAACTTGTAGTAGCATATCCAGAAAGAGATTGATGTTGAGTTAAATATCCTTTACCAGCCACCCAATCTTGCGTTGCAAGGTTATAATTCGTGAATCCAGAACTACGTGTAACTCCATCAATTTTAAGACTAATTGAACCACCGCCTGTAGAAATCTTATTTCCATATTCATCATAGTAATTCTTAGCATATACAGCATTCCAAGGAGCAGATGTGCTTCCTAAATTACAAGTTCCACCAGCACTTACCATATAATTATCAATATTGGTATATGATGTAACATTATAAGGAGTGAATGCAGGAACACTACCATTACTAATGGCAACACACATATTTTTATCACTATTAATAAGAACCGTATGGCAATGACCAAATCCTTTATATCCTAACGTAGTACTCCAATTGATGTCAGAGTTTGAATGAGAATGTGATCGTGCAGCGATCCCTAAATTAGATAAGGTATTATTTCCGCTTGCTAACGTATGTCCGTTAATACCTGGCTTATTAGTAAGAGAACCATAACTAGACGCATCGCCACTTGTTTTTGCTGTTGTCATAGATGACTTATCAGGAAAAATAATTTTTTCTATATATAGATTTCTAAAATTATCAGTTGAAAGTCCTAAATCAACAGATACATTACATGGATAAAAAGTGTAGTATCTATTCAATCCAGAGCCTTGTCTTTCCATATTTAATGCTTGTCCACCACCAACAAAAAATGATAATATTCCTGGGCTATTAGATCCTGGTTTCCATGCTGACATATACGCAGCGGAGCTATTGGATATATAGCCAAACTTTGTACTTATTGAATCTGTTGAAATCGCTTTTACTTTTTTTGATTCATCATTATAGTCATCTTGCATTAACATATTGAGAGAATCACCAATAGTAATGTCAGTACAAAGCATTCTACCATTTTTTCTAACAACAAATGGATATTCTGCATCAGCCCAAGAAGTCATACTGCTTGTTTTCTTTCTAACATAGAATGCAGCACCGGACGGATCGTTATTAGATGTATTTCCTCTGATTCCAGATTGATATGTATTACCACTTCCATCTGTAGTTTGTACATATAATGTATTTTCATAAGCATGATCACTATTATCTAGGCGTGTCGTAATATTAAACCCGCCGATTGTCCCTTGATTTGCAAAAATTGTTCCGTAAATAATAGCATTCGATGCTTGAAGAAGACCATCTGATGATACTTTGAAACCTTTTGCTCCAGTTGGAATATTTTGCACTTCTTCTGTGAGTGTACCAACAGTACCGTCTGTTTTAATATATAATGTCATATCAGATGGAATATCAGGTTTATTCTCAATATCTGTATTATAATCAATTTTACAGCCACTCAAAGTAAGAGAAGTAGCAGTAACCGCACCTGTAAAACTACCTGTTGCAGCAGATAGTACTCCACTGAAAGTACCATTAGCACCGTTTAAGGTTCCACTAAATGTTCCACTAGCAGCTTTTAAATCCCCAGAGAATGTGCCAGTAGCAGCTTTTAATTCTCCAGAAAAGCTACCTGTTGCTGCAACTAATTCACCAGAAAAACTTCCGGTAGCAGCTGATAGTTTACCACCAAAAGTTGCATTCCCTTGATTATCTATATTTAACTGATTGCCAAGTTTTAAACCATCTGGATTCAAACTTATGGATCCATCTCTGTTACTTAATGAATTTGCAGATATATTCCAACCGCCAATAGTTCCTCCATCAGCGTAAATAGTTCCTGAAAATGTACCAGAGTTAGCATAAAGTTTACCATTTGGATCAACTCTGAAATTCCCACCACCAAGAGCAATTCCGTCTGTACCAATATACACATTTTTATCTTTTGATATTGATGTTGGTTGTTCAGGAAAGGTATCCATACCAGAATATAGTTTTCCCGCTTCAATATGGAAACCGCCAATACCACCAATATAACCTTTATTAGCTATAATGGTTCCCTCAACAGTGCTGTCACCACGAATATAAGCATTACCATTAGAATCAACAGCAAAATTTTTACCTTTAATAGCACCGTTCTCTGATAAATCAAACCAGATACCTTTAAGTGAATAATTAGATGTCAGATCATCTTCAAATATTTTTGATCTGATTGCATCAACTTTAATAGAATCAGCAGTAATAGTATTGGTTTCAATAATACCACCGTCGATTTTAGTTTTACCTGGTCCAGTGTGTGTATTCATTGCAGTGATAATACCATTAATGTCAATGGTGCTGGCATCAATGCTAATATGGTCAGAAATCATCTGAATAAATTTATCAGTAACTGTGAACTCAGACTCTTTGTCACCAGTTACCATAAAACTGATTTTATCTGCATTCTGAGTAATAGAAGAGGTGTTTGCTTTAATTTTTTCTTGAGCTTCAGAAAGATCTGTTTGCATACTGCTTACAGTAGATGTAATCCCAGAAACATTTTGTTTGATATCAGAAAAATCTGTTCGGATAGATTCTTGATCTTTAAGATATTGAGTATTACTAACCTTAGTTTCGATTTGTCCGGTCAGAGTATCTGTAACATTCTTAATCTGCTTTGTGTAGTCATCTGTAATAGTCGTCTTTTCTATTCCCCACCATTGATTTCCTTTGCCATCATAAATATTAGTGATGTCAATACCACCTTGTTCATTTGGTTCTATGATTTGGAATCCAAGTTTGTCTTTGGTAATGGTGGCGTTATTAATCATGTCTCCAAGAATTGTATTATCTGGAATACCTGTCTGGGTAATACCATTTTCATCAAATAAAGCGGCTCTGTCTCCATTTTTAACAATAAAGTTGAAATCCCCTTTACCGTCCATACCAATCTGCACACGAACATTTCCTTTGGAATCATAAAACTGTTGGGTACTTTCTTGAAATGCAATAGTAGGTTTATTGTCTTTAGAGATAAGTACAATTTGATTTGCAAGAGCATTTTGAGCCATTAAATCTCCAACTGCAATTTTCTTTGCGATGAGATTAGTAATAACAGCCTGATCAATTTCTGCATTTTCTACAGTAAGATGAATTGTATGTAATTCTCCAACTCCTGCATGACCTGCAAGAAGATTTTTTACATTAATCATATCAGCATTAATCTGATTAGATTCTATAATCTTAGCTGACAGCTTTTCAATATTTGCCTGTTCCGCTTCGAGAATACGAGTTGTGATTTTATCTGCGGAAATAAGTTTTACATCGAGATATTTCATGAAAGCAGTATCAACAGTAAGCTTATCAAATACACCTTCTTTTGCTTTCACGAGTTCTGCAATAATTGTATCAGCGGTAATGGTTCCGCCAGACCCGGTTCCGCCAGATCCGGATCCTCCTGTAGTAGTCCCACCGAGCATTGAATTGAATAGAGGATTTGAAAAGATTTGCTTAATAGCTTCTGATGTAATGACATAATCAGAAGTAGAAGATTTGTTGATTGAATTAACACGACCACCGGTTCTGTCAGAGGTCTGATTTAATGCATTTGTTAAAAATTCGTTATCATTTGTTAATTTTGATTTATATTGAACCATGTTGGAAAAAGTAACTTCCATCGTTTCATCCATATCACAAGGATTATATCTGATTTCTACAACACGAAGTTTTACATATCGTGTATCAGATAGTCCTAATCGAACAAAATCATTTACTGCAAGCTGATCATGATATTCTCTGAATTCTGGAAGAGCATAAATATTTCCAATTTCATCTGTATAAGTATATTGTGGATGAGATTCTACATACAATTCTTCTACAGCATCTTTATATAATGTAATCGCTTTATCGACTGCATCAACTGTACTATCAAGAGTCGTAATAATAATATTTTCATTTGAATAAGTTGCTTGATTATACAGGCTCTTAATAATATACGTTTCCTTATCTGTAAACGCTGGATATTTTTCCTGTACTTTACCAAAATTTTCCATTAAAACATCTTTGGCAATCTGGTTTCGTTTTTCTTGAATTTCAGGTTTCTTAGCCGCATCATATTCAGCTTGACGTTCCTTTAATGCAGTCTCAGCCTGATCTTTTAAATTCAAATAATCCAGATATTTCTGATGCATTTGAGTGAAATATGCCTCTTCGTATCCAGAAAGAGGATTATATCCATCTGCATATCCATTCTTTTTTAGTTCCTTGATACATGAATCATATATGGCAATTTTAGTTTTTAATTCTGCAATGCCGTATAATTTCCAATCTGTTTCATACGCTTTCATGATTGTTTCAGACTGCGTAAAGTATCCAAATTGAGATGGGGCATCTCCCATTTCAAGCTGCATACCACAGACAGTAAAGTCAGAACTTCCTGTAAATGCCACATCAATAAGATGTGATGTTAGATTGAAAGAAGTATAAACTCTGGTCCAAGAAGATGTGATGTTATAAGAAATATTCTTTCTGTCCTCTCCGGTGTTATTATAACCAAGATAAAATGTACCGGATCCTTTTACAAAACAACTAAGAGTATATCTCTGAGATGGTTCGATACTGATATTGTGTTGATAGATACCACCATCTGTACCGGTTACTTTAACTCCACGAGTAATTCCGTATGCAGGTGCGTCATTAATTTGTACTGTTTGGAACGAAGAAGTTCCGGAACCTACCATATACCAATCTTGACCTAATACAACTGGATTTACACATGAGATGATGTTTCCCTTACCGAAACCCTCTATAGTTTCGTCTTGAGCTTGTAACGCAGCCACAATGGATGGAAGAGTATAGTTCATGATTGATTCGTACATAGGCCAATCGGATGAGTTTTTCAAATCTTCAAGATCAAAATTTCCTTCTTCATCAACATGAATAGACTCAAAACCTTTGATTATAGCCATGTTTGAATCATATGCATCTTTTAGATCTTCAACTTTTTGTCCGAACCAATTTGTCTGAGCAGTATCAATAGGGACTCTATTCATCAATTCAGCAAGAATGTCAAGATTTTTATTATACTCCCTAGATAGATTACAGTATTCATCTCTTCTTGATTCTATGTATTTTTGCCAAGCTGTATATTTTTCTTGTAGGACAATGTTCATATATGGTTCACGACAAAAATGAGAACAATCTGTAATTACAGAGTTTCCAAAATTTGCGAGATCGATATTGTAATCGTCAAGTCCATCAACATAAAATTGTGTTACCAAACTGTCGTCTCTTGATATTGTTACGCTATCTTGAATATTACGAAAACCAAGTACTACATTTGTATCTTTACCTAAACTATCCGGCTTATATACATTAATTAATAAATTTTCGGTATCAAATTCAAAAACACATTTATATGCAGGAGCAGCAGTTTGGGTGAAAAACGCATATACATTTTGATCGTTCACATCGAAATTACAGATTTCATTTGGAAGTAATACCTTATCATCATCCGGAGTGATGTTGTCTACATATCCGATCTTCCATCCAGGTACATCCGCATGTTTCAGCACAATATGTAGAAAACTTAGATCTTCATTCTCTGGATTATAAAATTTAATTTGATAAAACTTATTAATATCATGATTTTTTTGGTACATCATTTCATAAGAATCTTCTTCACCCATGTTAATTTTAAAATTTTTTAGTTTATATTGAGTAAGAGAGATTTCATATGATTCGGCGGTAATATCCTTTGTACATTGTGTTCCGTCATTTGTCTCTGTTGGAGGATCCATAATTTTATACCAGATTCCGTCACAATACAATTCCATCATTTCATCAAGTTCTTCATATCCTTGAGATTCTACGCCATCTACATATTTATCAACTGTGAAAGTTAATTCTGCAGTATTATTAGTTCTTAACGTAACAGAAACAGTAGAAGTATCAATTCCACCTAATGCACAAAAGAATCGTTTCCCAGGTTTAGCCAAATAAATGATTGCAGATTCTGTATTTCCATAAACATCATAGTTATGAGTCATTCTCATGCAAAGGCACCAACCTTTCTTGGTTCTCTGTATGATATTTCAAATGTAGCATCACCTGTAAATTCAAAGATATTTTCTCCGTAAGCAAGACGAGGCCAATAAATGTCATCTATATCCTCAATGCCTAAGTCTTCAAATGATACAATAGAATTTGTGATGTCATAAATTTTTAAATTTCTACAATCTATATAGAAATCATCACTTTTTAATGCATTAATTTTCATTGTTCTATCATTATCGGTTTTATTCTTTATAGTAATTATCCCATGAGATTTTGGAGAAACTTTAATTGTGGGGTATACATAATCTTCCCAACAATCAGAATTGTTCTGGATAGAATATTCTCTAGGAAGAGTAGAAGAGGAAGTTGTTTTACATAAAATAAGAGGAGTATATCCCCATTGACTATCACAAGTTACTGTGTATGTTAGTTCATATGGAAGAGATGCATGTTCTGTAGATACCTCTGTAATTGTAGCAAAAAATTCGATTTCTTCTGAAAAATAATCGTCTCCAATAAATTTAAGAAGCCTTGGATATTGAGGGGATGTTAACCATGCATTAATGATTCTAATATTATTTGAAGTTAAATAATCAGAATCATTTGGAATAATAATTCCATTTTTTATATCAGCTGTATAATTCATAGAAAATTTTAAAATTCCATTATCTAAATATGGAGTATATGTTGGATCGTATTTTAAAATTCCATTTTTTAATTCTGGAACTACATTTTTGTTTCTGCATGGATTTCTCATTACGCCCATTTTGAATGAATAATTATCACCATATAATGTTCCGAACTGATTTTCTTTTGGTCGATATTTATTCTTTTCTCCTAACTGCAAAGAACGATTTACAAGAGTATCATTTTCTTCTATTCTAGTCACAATCAATCCGTATTCGTCAGAAGTATGACCATTAAATTCAAATTGTAGCATTTTCTCACCTCTTTCATATATTTTTTAATATTAAAAGAGCTGTCTTAAAGACAGCCCTTTTAAATTAGCGAACTTTTTTCCAGTCACGTTTATTACGTTCAGTGATAATATCACCAATTTGATAAGCAAGTTTCTTAATATCTTGCTCACTATTGATTTTATCAACATTGATTGTAATATTACACTCACTATTCACACTTGTATCATTTGAAGACGATGGTAGAATAGTGGTAATTGGTTTCGCCATTCTAGCATTAAATTCATTCAGAGTAGCAACTGTAGGTTTCAGTTGATCTGTGAATTCTTTTGTCAAAACAGTTTCACCCGGATTTGCACCAATCAGCATAGAATCTCCACGCGGTATTAAAGCGTCTCCGCCGATTATATCAAGTATGCTGGCAGGAATACCTTTCCGTACAACACCACCTTTAGAGAATCCGTAGGATTTATATGCCTTCAGGATTTTATTTTTCAGAGTAGATCCCCAAGAATCATAGTTCTTAACACCCGGAGTATTGATCTGAAGAATATCTGCAAGCTGTTGCATTTCTTTTGGTCCGACTTTCTTACCTTTAGCATTAAAATATCCTATCAAAGGACTCACTCCGGCAGGAACGTCTGTTGCACCATCTGGACGATTACTCAGAGAATTTGTCCAGTCTTTCAGATATGCTTTCTTAAATCCCTCAACTGCGGTATATGATTGATTGCTATGGTTTGCGCCGTTTTTATAAGCATATTCCATAGCATCTCTCAGATTATTGCCTGAAGTATCTTTGATGCCAGCTTTATCTGCGTAATCCTTGATCTTCTCATAATGAGAATCCGGCATTACATGAACGGTACAAGTAGCTTTAGCAAGACCACCACCGCCAATAGCAGTAATGATACATTTTCTTGTTTTAGACTCATCACGCGCCATTAAACCGTTCTTATTAAGACCTGAAGACACACCACGAACTGTACCATCGGAAGAAACTTTCGCAATAGATTCATCAGAACTTTTCCACTCAATATCAGAGTGTTCCGGTTTTTTTGGTGACCATGTTGCTTTAAGCTGTTTCTTGATATGACTGTATGTCAGATAAATATCTGTATCACTCAGCTTCAGAGTGTAATCAGTATTAGGTTTAATATTTGGACTTCCAGCAGTCTGAGAAGATCCTGCGTTATTCATTGCGCTATCAAATGCACTATTACCAGCAGATGAACCGCCATAAGGCTTACTGGTGTCAATTTTTGTAACACCTTCCCATGCTTTTGTTGCATTTACAGCAGCAGTATTAAAATCAGCTGCCTTTGTGATCATTTGACTATAAGTTTGAGAAACTTTCATGCCATACTGATCCATTACCTCGCCCAGATGTTTATAGGTGCTGTCATAATTTGCTTTTACATTAGAAAGCATGCTGCCAATAATAGCTTCTTGGAAAGCTGCATTTTTCTTAACAGCATCAAGAGTATTGTCTAACGCCTTATTTGCCTCATCTGAAAAATTCTCATAGCCGGTATTTTTCATATCGACTTCATGCTGATGCATTGTATCGGCCATATCGTCTTCTGCATCTGCAAGTTCCGCACGTAATTTCTCAAGACGAGCTTTTGAGGCTGCATTTGATGTTCCTTCAAGTGCAGCAATCTGTGCTTTTAATGCATTGATATCTTTAGTTTTCTTCTTTAGAGTTTTGTCATAATCGTAATATTTCTCTTTAGCAGAAAGAGCATCTTTACGTTTTTCAATATTCTCCTGTAACAGATCGTTCTCTTTAGTAACTTGAGTGGTATACATATCAAGAAGGTTCTGTTTAAGATCAGCAAGAGTAGCAGACTCTTGTTGCAAACTCTTAAGCATTTCATCGGTTTTAGTCTTATAATATTCTGGACCAATTGCACCATTTTTATACATTTCATCCAGCTTATTTAATCCCTCACGATAATTTGCTATTTTATCCTTAGTGGCGTCAATCTGTTCTTGAACCAATAAAATATTGGTCAAACCGTTTGTAGAGAAGGCTCCATCATCATCATAGAAACTCTCGGTATCGCCAAGTAATTTCTGAGCAGTCTGAAGTTCAGATACAAGATTTGAAAGTTTATTCTGCGCTTCATCAAGAGGTTTAAATCGAAAATCAATTTCTTCTTGAGCTAATTGCTGCATTGCTTCTTTTGATTGAATAATAGAAGTAGTAAGATTATCATATTCCTCAATCTTTTTCTGCATCTCTTCATTGCTCCAAGCTCCACCGTTAGCTTGATTTGCTGCAATTTCTTCTGCAAGAAGTTGTCTTTTCTCTTCATCAGCACGAATAATTTTATCATAAGTTTTCAAACGCTCTTCATAATCATTGGTTGAAAGCTGATAATTAATATCATCAGCATTTTTTTTATAACTAAGAGAAGCGTCCTGCTTATCACCAGCTCTTTCCCAACGATCAATTTGCCATTGCTTTAAGTTCTCTCTGGTTTCTTCAAGAGCAGCTTTAGCTTCTTGGATGTGTGTATCAGCCTCAACAATAGACGTGTTCAAATCAGTTAGATTTTTCTTCATTTCCTGATAAGCTTTATCTTTTTTGTTATGATCATTCACATTAAGATAATCTGTCATGCTTTGCTGAACTTTATCTCTTTCTTTTAACATCCAGTCTTTCTGATATTGAGCATAGCTTACTTGTTTTTCAAGATCTTTCCAATATACTGATCCAACTTTTTGAGATTTTCCGCTCTTTATACGATTTTCAGCTTTAGCTGCATAATATTCCTCTTTAGCTTTACGCTTACTAATGATCAGATCATAGGACTCGTAAACATTATCAACTTTAGATTTAGCTAAATCGAGATTCTGAGTTTTCTTATCTCTATATTTTTGAACGGCGTCAAGATACTTGTCGTACCACTGTTTATATGCTTCTACGGCAGCTTTCTGATTTGCATCCAATGTTTCTATATTAATAGTGCCATCTTGAACTTTTTTCTTCAGAGCAGGAGTAAGATATTTGCTTACTTCGCCATTGTTTGCAACTTCTTCGGACTTCCTTTTATAAACAGAGATGCTTTCTTTAGCAGCCTTGATTTCTTTATCTATATTTTCAAGAGCTTTATTATAATACTTTTGAGCTTTTGTATAATGACTGTAATCACTTTCGGCAAGATCTGTGTACCTAGAAGTTATACGATCAAGACGATCCATAGCAACTTCAACCCAATCCATAGAATTATCATTCAGCTTCTTGATTACATTTTGAAGAGCTTCGCTTACTTCATCAGCCGCGTCACTTGTATCATCACTATTGTTTGATACCGCATCTGTATTATCTTCGATTGCATGTTGAAGACCAGAATTACCGGAGTTACCAGAATTTCCAGATCCGGCAGGTTTAACAGTTGCAGCCCCGCCTTGGAAATGGAATCCCGGAGTATTACCAGCAGCAGCATAAGCTTTCATAACGCCTGGAGAAGTAACAGTGCCACTTGCATAAGCTCTGGCATGTCCTTGAATAGCCCCGTGTTTAAGAAGAGCATCAGTTTGAGTAGTAGAGAATATAATGTCGCCCTTTTTCAGGTTCTCTATATGAGCACCGCCAGGAATTAAACTCCAAACACCATCACGAACAATTGATTCAGCGTGACCGTTGACACCCACTTCATTTACAAGAGCTTGCTGATCTTGTTTAATAGCAACATTTGTCCCACTTGCATGAGCTGGTGTGATGTTTAAAACATTGTAAGCGCTTCCTGTAGACTTAGCTTTGAACGTACCACTTGAGAGTTGAACTTCTTTACTCAAACCACCACTTGGTCCACCTGAATTTATCCAATTAACAGTTCCGGTAGCAGTGAATGAAGTTTGAACGGCAGAAATATCATTTCCCCAATGAACAGTACCATGAGAATAATGTTCGGTAGCAGCATAAACATCTACTAAACCTGTTTCATTAAACCATTTTACTTTTCCTTCGCTTTTTTTCTCTTCAGCAAGGTAGGCATCTACTTCGTGATGTTCTGGTTTGAAAGTTACAGTTCCTTGGCCTTGTTGTTCTTTTGTCAATGCTTGGAATTGAGTTTCGTCAATTTTAACCGATATAGCAGGTGTATCACCTGATAAAGATTCAAGACTTGAACGTAGTTCATCGATTTTAGCTTTACCATCTTCGGTATTGACATCTACGTCCAATTCAGCTTTTTGAGCCAACTCTTCATCATTAAGAGATAATAACTTATCAATATCACCGGTTTTATCTACTGCAATCTGAACATGCATTTGCATTTCACGTTGATCAATCATAGATTGAATTGCTTTATATTCAGATGAATCTACGTCAAAATTTACTTTAATATGCTCTAATTCACCAATTTGTGATTGTAGTTTATCTACAGATAATCCTTCTATACTACTATCCACATCAAATGAGAGTTTAATATCCCCATCTGCTTGCATCTGACGCAATGAAGCCATTCCGTCCTGAGTAGCTTGATCCAATTCATCCAGCCCGGTCATATCAACATTAGGATCAATATTAACAACACCTAAAGCTTCAAGAGCCGGTAGCAGAGCAGTTGCCTGTTCTTTTGTTAGTCCAAATTGATCTGAAAGTCCCTGAAGAGCATCTTCAACATTACGAATACCCTGATCTTCAGATTCATAAGCTCCATTGCCTAATTCAATCTGGTTTGCTTCATTCCATTGATCTTTATCCAATGAATTAACAGCATCAATAACGTTCTGTAATGCTTCACTTTTCTGTTCCTGAGCATCTTTAATTTTATTAACCAGTTCAACATCAGAATCAGAGTAATCTCCAGTATTACCACTTTCAATTCCTTCGTTGACATCCTGGAAGTGTTTGATCTGTGAGCCTTTAGCTTTCGCTTCATAACTCTGGATCATTTCATTATAAGCAGCCTCATCAACTTCAAATTCAGGTGTTAATTTAATGCCTGTCTTCTTAGCTTGTTCCTGAATTGATTCGATATATTTCTTGCCTAAATCAGAATCTTTATCAATACCATTATCTTTTATGTACTGATTTAATTCGTCAATAGAACCTTTGGCATCCTTGATATCCTGAATCTTACGATCAACAGTACCATCTTTGAAATCAGATATAGCCTGAGTAATACCAGTTTTTTGTGCAATTAAATTGTCAATAACTGCTTGTTGATCGTCCAGAGCGGATTGATTTGCACCACTAGCTTTCAGTTTTCCCATTTTAATCTGAGCATCAATGAGTTTATCGTCAATCTCTTCAGATTTCAGGGCGCCTTCTTCAAGAGAAGATACAAAATTATTTGTATCGCCATAATCTTTCAATCTACCAAACATAGATTCGAATGATTCAAGACTCATACCCATCGCATCTGCAGCTTCTTGAGTATCAGTGAAAGAGTACATCCATTGCTGATTTCCATCCTCAAGAGTTTTGTAAGTAGCTAATCCCTTAGCCTCAAGATCGCTTAAAAATCTCTTTGGACCGGAAGCATCATCAGTATAATAATTCTTGAGTTTGTTGTAGTTCTCAATGAAATTATCAGCATCTTCAAAACCATTCTGAGAGAAATATTTTGCAGCTGCTTTAAACTGAGGAGTACCAACTAAGCCTTTATCATACAGATCTTTTGCGTTATCCAGATAACTCTTAGCTGTAGTATATTCATTGCCTTCAGTAGAAAGATTGTCGGCATTAACCATAGCTTGGAAATCAGAGAATTGTTTTGCCGCCTCCTGATACTGAGCAAAATACTGTGCCTGCAGATTTTTAAGATTTTCTAATCCTTGCTGAGTATAATCTTTATTACCTGCTGATAATTGATCCTGATAATCCTGAATCCGTTGTGCAAAATCAGAATTCATGAATTCATTTTGTTGTTCCAGATAATCCTTCATTCTTTCTGTGTTGATTTTCAAACCTTTTGCAGTGCGATCGAATACATTATCAACATGAGCATCTTTTAGATCACTGAATTGTGTTCTAAGACTATCCATAGTATCAGATGTAAGACCTGTTTCTGTCTGCATTTCGCTAATAGCTGATGTAAGAGCGGTAACAGTGTTCTGCATATCAGTTACTGGAAGATTAAATGCTGTTTTTGTCCAATCGGCCTGAGAAGCCTTCATGTTTTCAATAGACATCTGAGAAGCTTGAATCTGATCTTGCCACTGCTTAATTTGTTCGTTATCTTCATCAGAAAGAGGAGATAAGCCTTTGCTATTTTTCAAAGCATCGATATTATTCTGATATTCTTTAATCTGATTATTAAGATTCTCAATCTGTTTGTCACCATTTTCAATTAAATTGGTGTAATCTGAAGCAGTAGCTTTCATATTATAAGCAGATTTATTGTTTAGTCTTGTCTGCTGATTGGAAGCATCAGTTTGAAGACGAGTTAGTTCTTTTGAGAGATTATCCAGATTTTTAGCTGAAGTATCCAACTGAATCTGTACTTTAGTATCTTCAATTTTAGATTTCCAAGTGTCGAGATCAGCATTTGCCATTGATGGATCAAGTGACAATTTCATAATTGCTTGAACTGCAATTTCATCATTTCCATATTCTGACATTAACTGATTTACAAGATTTGGTGTTGTAACAGAGGCCATATGTTTGTCTGCTAAATTCTTTGTTAAATTACCAAGAATTGCAGACTTAGCATTGCTCATATCAAATCCGCTCAGATCCATAGTATCCATAATACTCTGAATATATTTATCAGCGGCAGCAAGCTGTTTCGGATCAGTTACATCTTTTACAGAGTCTCTGATTTTACCGATTGCATCGCTTGCTTTATCGAACGCCAGATTCTGTAATCCCTGTTGTAAATTATCAGTCTCTGTGGCAAGTTCCGGGAACTGCTGGATAAGATCAGTAATATCTGAATTCTGGAATGTACCGGATTTGATAGAATCCATTGAAGATTTGATACTTGACATATCTGTCTGGAAATTGTCAGTTATTGTGTCAAGATCAGTTGCTGTATCTTCAGCAGAATTTTTGAAACGAGAAGCAAAAGTTGTATCATCAACAATTTCGGTCGATCTCTTAGAATTAAGATAATCTTCCCAATTATCCGAAATATCTTCTTTGCCCCATTTCATTTTTTCTGGATTAAGATTATTGTCCTGAAGATAGTCCCAGAATCCTTCAATATCTTCGTCATTTTTATCTTTAAAGAAGCTATATTTTTTGCCAAAAATATCTTTAAGATTATCCTTGATGCCTTCAAGATTTTTAGCATCAGGATCAGCTATCGCCATAATTCCATCTGCCAAATCATCCGCATCAATTCCAGCATTGCTCATAGCTTCATCAAGATCTTTAGTTTGACTAATTAAATCCTTAATAGCGTCCGTTCCACCAGATTTTCCGGCTTCGATTAACTTATCTTTTAGATTGGAAAACTTACTTAAAGCAAAAATATTATCCATTTTATCTGAAACATAATCAGAAGAATTGGTTAACATGGAATATGCTTTAAATAAATCATTGATATTGTTTGCAAGATCTTGTGTGTTTTTCTTGTCAATCAAATTTCCATCTTCATCATAAAGATCCTGTGCATTACTTGAAATATCTGACATGACATCAGCAAGTTCAGTTTCATATGATACGATTGTTTTATCTTTCGCTTTTAATTCAGCTTCTTTTCGTTCTGATGACCATTCTTTATTATTAAGAACATCTTTTCTAGCTTGTTTTTCATCCTCAAGCCCACTCATTAATTTCTGAGCATATCCGATATTAGTATCTTGATATACTGGATATGGTGATTTGCCAAAAAGTTCTCCTTGGAAGGTTCGCTTTTCTAAAGCTTTTTTTGCATCAAGAGCCTGCTGTTTCTGGGCTGAAGTAACGGTTCTTTTTTTTAATCCTATTTGTGCATCTAAAATAGAATCCTCATTAAGTAAATTATTTAATTCATTATCTTCAGCGGCAGTACGATTGCTTTTAGCTCTTAATTCATAAACACGTTGTTTATTTGTTTCTTTTTGTGACTGAAGGTTATCAAGATCTGATTTTTCAGTCTTATATTTCTGTACTGATTCTTGTAGATTCTTTTGTGCTGCATTATCAGTGAGTACATTATCCCAAAGCATTTTTCCTGCTTTAATACCTACTGCACCAATAATAAGAGGAATCATCATCGGAGCAATTGATTTAAATACTGTTGCAATACCTGAACCAACATTTTTAAATGATGCAAATAACCCAGCACTTTTACCAATGCCTTCATTTTGAACAATTTGATTCTTAGAAAGTTCTGATTGCATTGTTTCTTCTACCATTGAATTTTTGCCATATGCTTGTTGCAACATCCAAATAGACGTAGCGTCAGGTAGACTTCCTCTATTTTTAGCTAAATATTTTGCTGCATCATTAACGTTTCCAAAAGCTCTTAATGATGAAATGGTGTCACTTATTGATCCTCCTAACTTAAAAGAATCTAAAGCTTTTGCTAATGTAGTAGCTTTCCCGATTTTATTTAATGACATGATATAATATGTTATGTTATAATATTCAAAGCAAAAACTTTTTAGGGAGGTAATATTATGGCACTTATTAAATGCCCGGAATGCGGGGGGCAGGTTTCTGATAAAGCTCCGGCGTGTATTCACTGCGGATGTCCGTTACCATCCAATACCGCAAGTAAGAAATTTTATGTAAATATAAATGGGCGTAGCTATGACATGACAGAATTAAAAGAAATGTATCAAGCGTATAGTCCTGAAGATCAAGAGTTAATATATCAATATTGTAAATCTACATTTAAAAAATATCCTACATCTTATAATTATCAAGAATTAAAAAATTGTGAATATCGCGGATTAGATTTGATTCAATACGTAAAAGAAAATTTGAAATGGCCTGATGTTAAAGCATATTTAACATATAAATTTATTGCAAAATGTTATAAAAAAGATTTCGAATCATTTTCATTCGATACTGATAAATACAAACCCGAAGGATACAACCGATCAAAACTAATATCAGCAACATCTCAAAACGTCGTCCGTTGTCCAAAGTGTGGTTCTACATCAGTTACAACAGAAGAACAAGGTTATGGATTCTTCGGCTGGATTGGCGCATCTCAAAAGAAGAATCTCTGCCAGAAATGCGGTCACAAATGGTGGCCAGGAAGATGAGGTAATACTATGGATATGCATAATATTGTAAATGGATTTTATGAAAATATAGAAGAACGTAGACTTCATATGAAACAAGAATTATCTGCTGATATTCAGAATGAAAATACTGCTCCTGTAATCGCTCAAAAACTATATGAGGCATTATGTTCTTATCAAGAATCGTTACCAGACGAAGATGATATGGTTCTTGCGGTAGCTCATTTTGGAGAAACAGTTAATATAATTGTCAACAAAGTCGGCTACATTGGGTACAACCTAATCGTGTTTTACGGAGAGGACAGTTACGGCAAACCGCAGAAACTGATACAACATATAAATCAGTTGGATTTTCTCTTAAGCGCGCAGCCAAAGGAGATTCCAGAAGCCCCAAGACGGCAAATTGGTTTTCAAACTGAATCTGAGACGGAATAATAATGTTATTATTTTTTGTTAAGCTAATCATATAAACACCTACTTTCAGAATGGAGTACATATGTATACTGAAAATTATAGCCCAGAAGAAATCAATAGAATAAAAAAGATTATAGAAATCGGTGAATCTCAAAAACAAATTAAGCAATCATTTTGGGATGAAATTAATACTCCAGATGTTCTAAAATTAAAAGAAGAATCAAATACTCTCTGGGAAGATTATCGAATTGTCGATAAAAAACTTCTAAGGAAAATTCTGGTACATAATAATGGTTTATCAATATCTGATCCTGATTATATAAGCCTTAGTATAAGAATGATTGGACACATAAATTCAAATCTGCCAGACGATTTTCAAGAATTAATTTCTGTCTCACAAAGCAAATATGCAAAGTATAAACCGGTCAAAGATATTTATACGAAAGCGTTACATAAAAATATTGCAAATTTATCATTAACAGTTACTCCTGAAAATAGCATATCAATGAACTCATATGGAAGTACACGATGGGTATTCACAGAATTTTATTATTCCTGTAAACCATTTTTAATTCTTGACATATGTGGATGTGAAGTTATTGTCATTCAAGATATTTTTCCTGGCAAATATTGTCAAACAGAATATTCTATTACAATGTCAGACCTGAAGAATAGGTCGGATTATGAAATACAAACCAAAAAACAGAATTTTCTTGACAATTTTAGAAAAGAATTAGATCCGTATGGAAAAAATTTACATTCGGCTCCGTTTTGTAAAAAACCTGTTCCGAAACCTTTTGAAAACATCTACACACTTTATGCCCAAACTGATTCAGAAGAATATGGCAGGACAAAACGATATCTAATCATTGGGTGCATGACATATGAAAAAGAATGAACTTACGTTCTGACTTTACAACAATAAAGTCTAGTGATATATTTACTAATTGTAGGATAGCCGAGAGTGTGCCTCGGCTTTGCACACACCTACAATCATAAATATCAAAATCGGATGTTCTGTCCGAAATCAAAATCCACTTATATTTACTTTAGCCATATGGCAGAAGGGAGGTGGAACATGAAGAAAGAAGAACATCAATTTAAGCTTGCAAAGATAGCAATTAAAAGATTCTTTACGGTTTTAGTATTACTTGCAGCTTTATGGATGGTGTTCCAGCACAATCCAACAAAACTCGTGACATCAATAAACCTGAAAGAACAGAGCATTGATATTAATTGCGAGTTTGCAAGCGAGACACCGGAGAAGTAGAAATACAACTCTGGTAGTGTGGGGTGAAACCCACACAATTAAAGTTTTAAAGGTTAAATTGCAATAATTTAAAATTCAAAGCTTATCTTACAGACACTGCGCTTGATCACCGCGGTGTCTTTCTTTTATCAAATATAATTTCTCTCTTTCGCATAAAGCGATCCGGCAGAAGAGAAGTGCCGCTCATGGAACATTCATTAAAAGTATGTATATAATATACTCCGAGGAAGGGTGCTCTCTCTACTCCTCCTGATTATTAATATGTTTCCCTCGTCATTACTTGCGTAATTGTTACTAACGTTTCACATATGACTAAATCGTAAATCAGGTTGGTACGTGCGTTGTCACGAGCTTTCGCTCACTTCACTATGAGATCAGCATAGAATAGTGAATTCGACGTGTTAATCCTCTATTTATTTTAAGTCGCTATTCTCCACACATTGATATGAATCTCTATGTAGATAGGCTCATTGTTAAAAAATCGGAAAATAACGTGTAACCCTTAGATTTTTGGGTTAACCTACGACTGTTGCAAGACCTCCACCACTCAGGAATTTTAATCCTGCCATTGTTGCATTTTTTACTGTCATTGCTGCAAATACAGCAGTAAGTAATGCCGGTATTGGTCCAAGTGTTTTTTCAAGTGACGTAAATCCTTCTGTTAAACTATGTACAAATTCAAGAACACCATTTACAGTACCTGAATTATAGAAATTAACCCAGAAATCCTGCATCTGTGTTTTGATTGCTTGTAGTTTACCAGCGGTTGATTCCATGTATTTTTCCTGGTTAGCTTCAGCATTACCATTTGCGGTTGTTGCTTCCTCTGCCAGTGACATGGAGTCTGTGAATGCATCAAGCATAGACTTAAACTTTGAAGTTTCTGTTTCATTTAACGAATTCGCAACATTCGTTTTGTGTTAATATATTATGCTGCTATATAATCAGCAAATTTATTGTTTTTAAAATCAATTACAAATTGCTCCCATTGATCTTTGGTTGCAATATCACCATATATACTATGAAATAAATTATGAATATCTTGCCTTACACATACGCCAAGATACTTATTTTGTTTCTCATTAAATTTAGTCACGATTATTTCTAATTCTTTGGATGCATATTCGTCTAAATTTTTATTTTCCAAATTCAGTTCGTATAATATATCTGATATAATTTGGTTAACAGGATATATATGATGCACATCAAATTTTTCACTTCCTGTTAAGACACATTTATTATTACATGCATTAATGCTATTTTTTCTCCATGTATAAGAACGCCCTCTTAAATAATCATTTAAACGATTATTGATTTCTCCAAATGGATCAGACCTAAACAATCCTAGTCTTTCTCTCTGGTATTTTACATTTCTTTGAGAGCGTTTTAATTTGTCAGCTAATTCTATATCGGACATAGATTTCCAATTATTTTTTATAAAATCTTTTTCATCATCGGTCCACATGCAATTTAAAGAATAGTACGATTTCAAATTTAACTGAGATGCTTTCATTTGAATACAATCTTTTGTTTTATGACGCGGTAATAATTTCATGATTTCTATCATTGGGATCAGTGAATAATTTTTCTTTAGAATATTTATTTCTTCTTCAGTCCATGAATCATCATTTCTATATCCTAATTTAAATGCTTTTTGCTTTACCTGAGAAGAAGATTTTCGATTGTCAATTAAATCAGATATTTCCTCAAAAGTTTTACTATACATGTTCTCTTTAACAATTAATTCATCTTCTTTTCTCCAAAAATAAAAATCAGCTGAAAATCCACGCTTCTTTGCCATATCATAAACATTTTGTTTATTCATAAACGGATATTTCTTAAATATTGAGTCCCAATCACCAATTTGATAATACTTTTTAATATACTCAATATCTTCATCTGAATACTTTCTATATCGTGTTTTATCAGGATTATAAATTCCGGCATCTACTAAACATCTTTTAATAGCATCTCTGCCGAATCCTGTATTTTTCAATATTTGATTACAACTCATTCCTGAAAGATAAGAATCTTTGACAATTTTTTCTTGTTCTTCTGTTAAAATAATTTTTCTTCCCATAAATTCCTCTATATAAATAAATTTTATATTTATAATTTTTGATGTTATATTTGTTATACGCATATTAACACAACTTGCGCTTTTACGCAAGCATAGACTATTTCTTCACCTACCGACCTTTACGGTTTAGGGTGTCCTTTTCGATTTAAGGGGTTTTCACCCACGCCATTTGCGATTGCGCCCTACGATTATTGCTATAGATATTCAGGATTTCCACCTTTATTCTCTTGTCTATAGCTCGACGAGAATCTAGTCGTTGAACGTTCACCCTCGACTCAAGTACCGTATGATCTACGGAATACGTTAGGGTGCTTCGCTGCATGAACAACCAATCCTTGCGTTTTCAAACCTTCATAATCTAGTTTCCTGATTATTGTGGTGCAAGGCTCTAAGGTATTACCTGCAGTTAAAATCATTCCAGTATGAATTTCTTCATACAGAGGCTAGCTTTTAGCCTCGTAGCTGCTACATCGAATGCGATTTTGGCTTGCTGTGCGTCAGTTAAATCGTCCCACTTATCTTTCAACTCAGACATAACAGTAATGATACCACGGTCAGATCCATCCGGATTATAAACATCTACACCTATAGCATGCAGAGATGCAGAAGCATTAGATAAAGTTGCATTGTCAACTTCGTCGGCATATTGTGGCATTTTACCGACTTTTGTAGTTCTTGTGATAATTGTCTTCAAAGCATTACCAATTGAAGATCCATCTTCACGAGTTCTTTCTGACACTTTAGCAGTAATAGCTGCAAGCTGTTCATATGACATACCTGCATCATAAGCAACCTGACCGGAAGCCTGTACAGCATCAGAAATAATTTTGATACCTTTAGCGTAATCAATTCCCACACTTCCGGAAACTTTATCCAGAACATCGACAATATGCATAGAGGCATCAGCAGCAGTAGTAGATCCATCTTCTAACATATGGAACTGCTGTAAAATACCCTGTACCTGATCGGCAGCAGTAGAGGCATCAACTCCACTTAAGTTACTTAAGATAGCAGTTGGCCTTGCTGTTTGCTGAATTTCAGAAGCAGTAGTATTCATGTTTGCATAGATTTTATAAATGTCCATAGTATTATCCAAGGACATCGATAAATCTTTTGCCATATCAATTGCAGAAGTACCAAGATTCTGTAATTGATCAGGCGATAAATTCATTGTGTAACTAACATTTGTTAAGTCTTTTTGGAAATTTAAGAAATCATTGAAGCCTTGTTTGGCCTGCTGAATTGCTTTCATGGTTACCTGGAAATAAGAAACATAACTTGCAATATCTGCAATAGCACCTTTAAAGTTTCCTGATACCATACCTTTAAGTGTATTACCAAATGAAGACATTCCCGATCCATTTTTAGACGTTAGTGATTGAGTTACTCGTAAAGAATTATTAAGCTTATCAATATTTCCAGTTAATGTTACTGTATTACCAGAAATATCAGTAAATGTTTTTGTTACCTGTCCAGTCGCTTCATTAATTTTCGTAGAAATTTCTGAAGTTAATCCAATAGAAGCAGCATACTGACTTAAAAATGCGGAAGCATCTTTCGTATTACGAGTCCTATTTGATGTGAAATCAAGCTCCGTACCTTTATCAGTTACCTGATTATACTTAGAAGCATTCTTAGCAAGATTCTGCATACTTTTTACAACATCTTCAGAATCTTTTTCCGCTTGTGTGGTCAGTTTCTTTCTTTCTTCGCTTCCTTCAGCAAACTGTTCAATGTCTTTATTGTATTTATCCCATATATTATTATAGCTTTGAACATATTCTCCGGCTAATCTAAAATAATTACTGTTTTTTCCTACAGCCTTTTCTCCATTTATTTCGCCTAGAGCCTGAGTAAAGTCAAGTTCTGCTTTTCCTTGTCCATTTGAATAAGTGTATTTTAAATTTCCAAAACGTTGAGCTATATTACTCATTTGATCAAAATAATCTGTAACACCTTGTGAATTTAGTTTAGAAGGATCTGAAAAAGTATTTTGTAAGTTTACAAGATCTGTTGAAAGTCCAGAAAAGTTTTGTTGAAATCCTTTAGAAGCACGTCCTGCTTTTGTAACACTAGAAACATACTGATCTATATCATTTGAAAGAGTTTTGAAATTTGTATTCAAAATATCATTTCGCTGATTATTAGCATTTGTTTTTAATCCCAAAATTGCTTGCTGTTGGAAATCTTTACCAAACTGATCGACGACTTGATCTCGCAATGAAGCATATAATTGCGTCGTATATCCATTTTTACCTTTTAATTCTGATATCTGACCAACATCTAATGAGGTATTCGTAGCAGATTTTAAAAGTTTTGCTTCTGTAGATCTTTTTAATTGATATGCAGTTTTCATCGCTTCCACTAAATCAGAATTATAATTGTTTTTAGTATTTGACATATTATCGAATTGCTTTTCATAGTTATCAAATACTTTCTGATTTAATTTATCCGCTTGAGTGGCATCAGAACTCCATACTTTGTTATGAAAATCTTGTACTTTAGTAGTTAAAGATTTTACTTTGTTCTGAGCTTCAACAATTTTCTGATTATAATCATCTAAAGTAGTGGCAGATTGTCCGGATTTTTTAGAGAATGCCTCTTTTTGAATATTATTAAGCTCTTTATAAGCCTCACCTAAAGCCTTCACATCAGCAATAGCAGCAGTATACTTATTTGTATATGCTTCTTTATCAATTGCTTTTGTCTGAGCAGCGATATCATTTTCAATATCTGTTTCAATTTGATTCGCACGACTTTTAGCTGTATTATATTTTTTTACATTCTTATCGCCAATAACTTCTTTATGCTTTTCAATATATTCGTCGGCACCTTTAACTGCTTCTTTATAAGCATCACGTTCTGCAGTAATATTTTTGATATAATCAGAATTTTTATCACTTTTTAAAGCAGTACGAAGTTCTTTATTTTTCTTCTCAAGATTAGACATATCTGACATAATCTGAGTATACTGATCATTTATTTTTGCAGTTTCTGAATTTTTTGCAGCCTCATCAGCCTGCTTTTTAGATGCAGTAAGTTGAGCCTGAGTTACTTTCATTCCATCTTGGATTTGCTTTAATTCAGATTCTGTATAACAAGTCTTAAGATTTTCTTTTAAAGTAGAAAATGAGTCAGCAGCTTTTTTACCAACGTCTCCAAGTTTTTTTGCATCAGCAATATATCCATCCAGTTGAGCAGAAGTAGATTCAAATTTGCTATTTAAACCAGCTAATGGACCAATCCATTTACCATCTTTAATACTTCCGGTAAAATTATCAGAAGCATTTTTAGTGCCAATAACAACATTCTGCTTCCCTGTCAATCCCTGTTCCAGATTATGCACATAATTTAAAGCAGATTCACGAGCCTTATTTGAATCAAACTGCTCATTAATATCTGTGATTTGTTTTTGAACGTTCTCTAACCCAGCAGGAGTAGTAATAGTAGATAAACTTTTTTGTATACCCTGAAGTTTTCCAGCAGCAATAGTACCAGCCTGTCCAAGAGATTCTATATCTGAAATCTGTTTAGAAATATCCGTATTTAGTGTATCTTTTTTTACATTGAAATTATCACGATTTGTTTTACGAGTTGCAGATAGTGATCTGGCAGATTCAGCAGATCCTTTTCGAAGTGCTTGAGTAAAGTTCTGATACATATAATCGTTATCAGGAAGAGATGCATTTAATCTTGCAATTCTATGTAATTCAGATAAGTCTTGTTGATCAGATTTGATATCATCTTGCAACTTCTTAAGAAGATTAGGATTCTGTTTATCAGTGGATTTATATTTCTCCGTATCAAGCTTCGCATAATTAGAGTTAATCTTTTTACTTAATTTAATAGCTTCTCCCTCAAGTTTCTCATAACTATCATAATATGCAATAGCATTTTCATATCCTTCAGCTAAGAGATTACCATTAGCATCAAACTGTTTTTTATATGTCTGAGTAAGGGTGTATATAGTTCTGTTGGTATCTTCATACACCTTAATATATTTCTGAGCGTCGCCAAATTCCCTTTGAGAAAGCTGTTTTAAACCATCTAATTCTGGAGGAGTAACAGGTTCTTCTGTTAAATTAGAATTAACATTCTTCAAACCAAACACAGTTTTGATTGTATCGTTCTGTTCTTTTGCAGCATCTGTAACTCGATTTGTTACTTTCTTCTCGGACTCAGCAATTTTATCATTTGCAGCAACAACAGCATCAGCTTCTTTGGATTTTGCATCAATAACTTGATCTGCTGTTCTAGTAATAGCATCTGCAGTTTCTTCTGTCTGTTTTTTAATATCAGAATTATCAAGTAACGATGAAGCAGTAGTAGCTGGTTTCGTAATAGTAGGAAGATTTTTAATAGCAAAATCCACATGCCCGTCAGCATGAATCATATCTTCAAGCTGACTTGCTAATTTATTCATTACTCCAATATTTTTTATAATTTCATCAGTATCGCCATTTTCATTATCGCGGTTATTGAGTTTATCGGCATTAATTTTAATAATTCTGTTGGAAATTCTATCGAATATCTTAGACACATCGGGATTATTCCCTAAATAACCCAGATCTTTAAGCGGCTTCTTTATCGAATAAATCTGTTCTACTGTTTTTCTTGTAGAATCAGCAGCTAATTGTGCTACTTCTTGACTCATAGGTTTTGGACCAACAAATTTTTCTTTCTCATCATCAAATAAATGTGGTGCTACTTTTGCATACGCTTCTCTAAATACTGCACTTTTTAAAGCATAATCAGATGGATGAATACTATTTGTTTTTCTTGCTTTTCTTGCTTCTACAAAATTTTTATATGCATCTTTTAATTCATCATATAATTTTTTAATATTTCCTTCTGGTCGATCTGAGTCATCAGAATCATCAATAACAGGTTTTACTTTTTTTTTAGTTTTACCAGTAGAAGAAGCCTTAGGTGTAGATTCTTTCTTTTTAGTAATTTTTGAAATGCTATTTGCAATATCTTTTTGACTGATCTGCGTCGGATCCAGAGCGCCCGTTACAACCTGATCGATAATATCATATACATTTGCTTTCTTAGCAATCTGATCTGCCAGATAAGCAACATAGTTACCTGTATCAGCCTTTTCAGAACCAACGCCCATTAATTTATACATTTCTTCAGGTGAAACTTTTGCAGCAGCTTTAACATTCATTTTAGAACTTAAATCAGCAAAAAACTTAGAAGCATTAAGTACATTTTGTACGAGCTTCACTTGTTCATTAATTGCATTACCATATTCTGTTGCAGATAAAGAAAGATCCGGGGCAGTAAACGCCTCGGACGGAATAGTTTTAGATACTGCTTTTTTAGCATTTTCTAAGTAACTTTTTAATCTATATACAGTTTCGTATGATTCAGGAATATTTTTATCTGATATTATGCCCTTATCCGTAAGTGTCTGAATTATGCCACTTCTTTGACGAGCTGATAATTCAGGAACTCTTTTCATGAAATTATCAAGAGATATATTAGGCTCTTTATCTAGCCCTGGAAAATCTTTGAATTTTCTACTGACATCTGAATAAGCTTTCCCAATAGCGGCCTGTAAATCTTTACCAATGCTTTTGCTGATAGTACCTTTATTTACTAGAAAATCCACTTTTGCTTTTGCAGTTGGGAGATTATTGAGCTTCTTTAAATCAGAAGCATCAAGTTGAACATTTACTTTTGCATCAATTCCACTTTGAGCATTTTTTCTTAAATTGTCTAATTTTATATTAGCTTTATCAATTTCTGACGAATCTGTCTTAGGCTTAACTGTTGTATTGTTAGTATCCTTAATTTCATCTTTTAATTTATTTAATCTATTAAGCAATGAATTAAGATCGTCACTACTTACTATTTCAAGTTCTTCTCTTATTTTTGCCATATGTATTGTTCACCAACCTTTATATTATAATCCATAACGATTTATAAGTAGATCTATCCCTACAGCCTCTACTTTTTTATGCCATTCTCCACTTTTAAAATAGTTTTTTACGTCTGACTGAATTTTAGGTCCAGGAGCAGCAGATGAGGCAGCCATAGCTCCCCAATGTGTATACTCTTTAAATGGAGATCTCCAATATAATGATCCTGGCGCCGGATGACCTTTTCCTTTATCAGCGCCTCCATGCCATCCTTCAAAAAACATACGGTCATAAATATATTCATTGCTTACTCTATGAGATCCATTTAGTAAAGAGGCATCTGATTCAAATACAAGAAGATTTCCGTATACTTCACAAACATATGCATCTCTTAATCCATATGTTCTGCTGTAATATATTGGGGAATAACTCGCATAATAATTGTTAACCCATTTATCAAATATTTCTTTAACTTTGGCTTTAACTTCTGGAGCTATAGCTTCAGCCAAATAATTTGAAAATGGCTGTGGGATATCAGCCATTAATTTTTTTATCCTTCGAGCAAATTCCTCTATTGTCATATCAAATGCCCCCTTCCTATAATTTATTTCAAATCAAGTTTAATTCCATTTTCCTTTACATATTTCATTAATTCAGAAATACCTTCGTTGGCAAACATACCAACAGTAGTAGCAAATGCTTCTGTATATTTCGCAACATATGCTTCGATATTTTTATTTTCTTCATGGAAATTACCCATAAGCAAACTATTAATACTCATAAGTTCAGACAATTCTCTTTCTCCGATAATTTCACAAATTTTATTCATGAGATTATTTTCAAATAATAAATCATAATCTTGAAATGCATTTGTAGTACTATCATCAGTTTTTACTATATTCAGTTTTGTATATAAAATAAGGATAGTAGTAGTCATATTGATTTTAGATAAAAACATATCAATATACTGAACCCCATTTTTTCCAGTAGTAATAGACTTTTCGAGTATGGTCTGAAGAACAAGTTTCTTTTCTAAAACGGGACAATAAGTTCTCCAAACTGTACTTTTTACAAATTCATCTCGCTGTTCATCTGTTTTCAAGAGATTATATCGTCTGATAAACTCTGGAACATCAATTTTTCTTTCAATTGTATCTGAATTAACTTTATTTATTTCGCTCATAATGAATCTCCTTTTATTCCTTATTTTTCCCAATTTTCAATATAAGAGTAATCAGCTCTTAATTGGTTATAGTATTTTTCATCAATTAAAATTAATTTGTTATATTCATCTGGAAATTGTTCTTGAAACAATTTCAATCTAACTTTACTTTTTTGATCCATCCAGCCTTTTACTTCAATCCATTTATCATATTCTGGCAAGTAAAAATCTGGCTGGTAACTTGCTACACCATCTACTATTTCTTCAAAAAAGAATCTTTTTATTTCGTATTCCCATTTAATATTTTTACAATTTAAGATTCTAGCAACATTAGCTTCCCATGCACTCCTAAAATAACAATCTAAATCAGATCTAATGCCACCTTTGCATCTGGAATACGCATTAGAAGTAGTATTATACCCACCATTATGTAATCTTGTTTGAACTGCTTTCATAGCAATATCATGCTTTTCTTCGGTTGTCATGTTTCTTGCCAATTCAATATGTGATTTTGACATTTTCTGTCTAACATCATCAGTATGGTGTTTATTTAACATACCTTTTGGATGTTCATTTTGAGCATAATATGTTAGTAATGCTACTTGATTCGGATAAATCTCTTTTTGATATTTTTCAGTTAAAATAAATTCTTTGGATTTATCTGAAAGAGTTTTCTTCTTTAATTCTGTCATGGGTCTTGATGATTTTGTTAATCCCTCTTTGTTAGCGTACCTGCAAATTGATGTCTTAGGACGATTTAGCTTTTTGGCAAAATCATCCAAATTTAGTTGTTCTGAATTTTCTTCGTAAAATTTTCGTATCAATTCTTTTTCTTCATTAGTAAAAACATTAAGTTTTTGGTTAAGCCCTAACCGTTCTTTCATCCCTCTAATTTGTCCTTCTGACTTATTTAATAAAATCATAAGTTCCGAAGTTGTCATTATTGGATAATTTTCAATCAATATTTGTTTTTCATTGTCTGTCCACATAAAAATCATTCCTTATATTTAGAACAGACATTATTTTGAATTTCTTCTTGGATACGTCCTTCTTTTGCTTTTCTTAAAATAGAGCAATTTCGACAGTATCTTTTGCAATTTTTACAAGTTGATTCGAAGGCATTCATCTGATCAATATTATCAAAAATACCAATAAAATTAGTCTTATAAATGGTGTATTCAATACGTGGGTTTTTAGCATCGTATAATACTTTTATAACTCGTTCGCAAGCCATATTATCATCTACCCAAATAACACCTGAGTCAGTGATTGCATCAAATGCAACTTTCCAATAATTATTTGTGTCCATATCAATTCTTGGAAAATAAAAAACAGCATCTACATAGTAGTGCTGCATAGGATTAGGGTCTGTTTCCCAATTTTGTTCTTTTGCTTGTCGTTTCACATATTCAGTAAATTCTGTTTGGAATTTTTTGGCTTCTTGAGTTTTATAACTCATAGCCATTGGTTTACCATTTTTCATAATGGCTCTATATGCCAAATAGTGATTCACTGATATAAAATCATCAATTGTCAATATAATTGATTTATCCATATATTTAAACCTCTTTTACTAATTCATAACTGATAACAACCGGAATAATAATCAATCCTGCATTAGTATCATGAGTATCATGTTCGTAGTATTTTCTTACAGCCTCTGCAATAGCATAAGATGAGCATTTAGTAGCATTGTCAATATCTGTTACAAAACTGTATTCAATTTTTTGCAATTTCTTTTTGAGATATGTTGGTTTGCCAGAAACAGTAGTAGCAATAACATATCTTAGAACTTGTTTATCTAAAATTTTTTCTTTCATGTAGAGTTCTCCTTATTCAAGTGTATGATTAAGCCATTGCTGAAACAGCTCTTTGGTTTCTTCAATTAAAAAGATGTAAACAATAATATCTTTTCCGTCATCCGTAACACTTGGATACATATCTATCGGAAATACTCTATGTTTAATATATAAATCACGCTGCTTCGGATTTATAATCCTGCAGACTTCTTTCTCCGTATAATCACGCGGCTTCAAATTTGATTGTATTCTCATATTCCTTTTACTCCTTAAAAGTGAAAAAAAGGGGTAGTCTCGAATAGTGAGACATACCCCTAAAAAATCACTATTCAAATACTATTTACGTTTTCTTGTACGTACTGGTTTACGAGTTTCAATTTCCTCGCTGTTTTCTTCGTCAACTACAGAATCCGGCTCAACAATATCTTTTTCTGAGATCTTCTGTAATTTAATATCAGCAGTTTCTTTCTGAATTTTTGCAATCATTTTCTGATTTACTTCATGAAATTTACTGACATCAGACATATCACAATCTTTCATTCTTTCAGCAGCTTCTCTAGCTGTAATGTTTTCAGCATTATATTCTGTTAATGTATTAAAGATTGTTCTGCAATTATCGCTGCAATAAATCTCCATCCATCTTGGAAGATGGTCGAATTCTTCACAGCGACTACAATATGTATATGTTTTTCCGCATAAAATGCATTTCTTGTTATTTTTCTTAACCATGTTTTCCTCCTTGAATATGGATAGTAAAACAGCCGGTATGCTATGACACATACCGACCGTAATTAGAATAATATTATATTATCTAATGATTATTCTTCGTCTTCATCAGCCCAATAAATGTGATAAAGAGCTTTATCAGCAGAGCAGTAATCTACCTGAAGAGATCCAGAGTAAGCAAGCTGTCCGTCAGTTGTCAGAGAGATTTCAATTTCAGGAGATACCTGGAATGATGGAAGTACAATATACACTCCTTTAAGAACGTCAGAATGACATGGATCAACAGCAAGAGCCTTTAAAGTAAGCTTTACTGTCTGCGGGAACTTATCTGCCTTATTAGTAATAGCAACACCAGATTCAACTTCTCTTTCATACATAACGATGTAAGTATCTACGCCTGCAGCTGTAGGTGGTGTAAATTCTCCCCCTTCTGTAAGAGCGTATTTATCTGTTGCAGCAGCGGTATCTTTCTCATATGCAGTACCCATGGAACCATTTGCGCTGAAAGCATTTACTTTTACAGTACCATCAACAACTCCTGTTAATGTTGCTTTTGCACCAGCTTTTACAGTAATAATTTTTGGCATTTTAATTTTATTAGTAGAAGAAGCAGTTCTTTTACCTTCACCAGACGCAGCGCCAATAACGTTCAGGTTAATCATTGCATTATTTGCAGTAAACTCACCTGTTTTGGCCTTCCAGAAACGTTTGATCAGGTTACCCTGATTATCTGTTGCATCTGTTGACTCAGCACTGATATTAATAGTTGCATCCTGAAGCTGAGTTAATGCATATAATGGATTTCCGCTAAGATCTTCAGCATATCCATACTGAACACGGTCGATTACGATATCATCTAATGTAAATCCCATTATGATTTCCTCCTTTAAATTTTTTGTATATAGAAATTAATTTTTGAGAGAAATTTCTCTCATGAAATTAAGTTCATTCTTATCAATCTTTGAAGCGTCAACAAAGCCGCTATAAATACCCTTAAGTAAAGCAGTAGAAGATTCATAAACTTGTAATCTTTGAACACTGTCCATAAATTCAACAATGCCAACTTCACGTAATTCATTTTTTTTATATTTGAAACCGGGGTGATTAAGACAAGTAGATATGAGTGGTAGAAGAGTGGATTTGTAAACATCATTTTTGTGTTGTTCGAAGCTCATGCGATCTTCTTCAATCATCCATTCTTTTGTAGATTTTCCCCTGGCTTTTTCCACTTTTGGGTAAGTGTTGAACATAGCTCTTAAATACGAAGCCATCTGTAGATATGCGGCTTCATCTATCTGAACATTTTGTTCTTCATTAAGTAAATAAAAAAACGGTTCCCCGTCTTCTGTTTGTGTTTGTTGCAATTGAAATAATTGGAAATTCAAGTCACCGAATAGTAACTTTGTAGATTTTGAGTCTATACTTGGAACAAGCATACAAAACAAAGAAAAGTCAGACATTTTATTCCAATCAATACCAAGATCCCATAATTGCATGCGATACATAGTAGGATTGGCAATAAAAATATTTATAGTAGAATAAATCTTTTTCTCACCACTTTTTATAATGTCTCCTATTGTAGGTTGATTAATTATAATGTCATTATATGTATCATTTTCGATAACAAATGGTTCACCAAAATATAATTTCAGTGCATCAATTTCAGATTCTTTGGAAATTGTCATATTTGTTATTCATTCCTGCATATAAATTATTAGGACATTCAATTTCAAATTTCAACGTTCTACAATAATACCTAGAGTCAATAATATCTCCATAATCATCTATACATTTAAGTTGATTTCCCAAAGAATTCGTCCAACATAAAAGATCTTTTACGATATAACTCAATAAGTCTGTTCGTACAATCCCATATTCTGTATCAAGATCATCTTCATGAACTAAACACATAACTATAAGTGTTTGTACTTTCATAGCCTTATTGTAATATGATGTATCAGTATCATTTATATCAAACATAATAAAATTTAATACTTCTTTATTAATACCATTCAGTTTTAATATAGGAAGAATTTGCTTCTTATCAACTCGTTTATTATATTCAATGATTAAATTTCGCTCATTTAGTTCTTGAGCTGTGGGATTATTTTTATCTGTATATTTATTCAACGGGCGTTTATCTTTTTTTCCTAAAATTTCATTAAGATCAGGATCCTCATTGAATAGTTTTAACAGTTTATCTTTTTTATAAATAATGTCATTATTTTTCTTATTTTCAAGATCTCGTGTAATATGTGATATATCTCTATTCATCTAATTGCACCTCCACTTCAATAGAAGAATGATTGTCTCCATTATTATCTGTGGCTGATAAATTAAATCTTTTACCTATTAAACTATGAGCTTTTCCAGGCTTAAGTGATATAGTGACATTATCCATTACAGTCAATTTTATTAATCCTTCATAATATGATTTTTCTTCTTCTGTATATTCGGAATTTTTGTCAACAAGACTAATATTCCATTCAGAAGTAAGATCGGCATAAGGAAGTTTATATTCAAAATATGAATTTTTTCCAATATAAAGAAACTGTTTTGAACGGTCCAATAATGGCTCGATTTCACCATCGTCATTTAGATACATCCATTCAATTTGTGAACTTGTAATCATTGTTTGAGGTTTCTGAATAATCTCTGTTTTTTGATCACCAGAACCTTTATAATAATTGCAAATTCTAAGTTGAACATTATCAACTTTTTTATTCAATTCATCTTGTTTTATGGAAAGTTTAATTACTCCAGAAGGATTAAGATCTATTATTTTTGTGACCTGATAGACTTTTGGGTCAAGAATGTTATTCGTAAGCATAAAACGTTGTTCGTGCATAATAGTACGATCGTCACTAAGTCCTAAATCATATAAATTATTACCATACGCATAATAAATATCTGGAAGCCATGCAGCTGTCAGATTATCAAGCGAAGATGTATATTGATCATCCCAACGACCGCTTGTGTAGCTATTAGCTGATCTATTTGAACCCCAACATTTATATAATTTGTTATCGTAAATCCATTGAAATTTCCAATTACATTTTAATATATTATATCTAACAAAAGCATTCGCATCATCTCTACCGACAATAAACCACAGTTGTGTAATTCTTTCGTCTGGAAGTGAGAGCGGATTATCAAGTTCGTGCCCAGATATGTTAATATCGAAGTCAGTATCATCAGGAACAAACACATAACTTCCTATTGGATAATGTACTTTAGGCCGAAATTGTAAATAATAATCCACTGCATCTTTAAGAATGGAAAGCTTGGCATGACGTTGATATTTAGCATCTTCCCATTTCCATCCATCTTTTGTTAAAATATAAACTCTTTTATATTGTGCATCGGCAGTAAAAGAATTATTCATAATTGCATCAGACTGATTTTTCTTTACCTGAGCTAGATTACTGCCATATGATGACAAATAATTTTTGTACATTTCTGCAGTAACCATAGAATCAACTCCTAGAATTAATTTTGTCTACTAACGAATGCGCATCTAGTATCAATTTTCGGTAAGAACGATAATTAAAATCATCACTTCTTGTCTCATTGAGAGCCGCCTGTAATAAACTCATAATTGCTACAATTTCTACAGGATAGAAGAGAAGAGTATTCAAACCATCGATTTTCTTCATTAAATTGATAAAATATTTTTCAAAGTCAACATTTTTAAATTCATCTTTTGTTTTTGGATCCTTATATAAAAGAAGCCAAAACATTTCTTTGTGTAATTTTTCCTTATATTCTTCAATTTGTAAATCATCAAAATGTCCGTAAATTGTATCCATTATGTATTACTTCCATCCAGATAACTATTCCATATATAACCTCTATCTTTAATCAAGTTCTTCTGTTCCTTGATTAATGATTTTTTTAAATCTTTTAAACCATTTAAATGATTAGTCTGAGAATAAAATTTTTCCTCAGAAGATCCAAATACCTGCTGAGTATTATTCAGGCTGTTAATTTTGGGTGTAATCCATTCAATTACCATACCTATACCTAAGATATCAGTTATAAATTCTGCATCAAAATCATCATCAACAGAATATTTCATTATATATGTCAATTCCTGAACTGTATCTCCAAGTTTCAATTCAGAAAAAAGTCTTCGAATATAAGGTTTATTTATTGATGCATGTAAATATTCCGGCATAAAAACCGCACTTACATCATCTTCACGATATTGTAAAATATCATAAGCTTCTGCTTTTAATCGAAATTTTGAGTATATTTCTTCGTAATTTAGAGAAGGCATAATATACCTCCTTATTTTTAATTAAATAGTCCTGTCATAATACTCATTTCTGTATCAAAGATTTCGTCAAGCACTTTAATTTTTCTTACACTATCAAGTCTACCGTCACTTACCATTTTTGAAGCAAGATGTTTAATAGAGTCCTGTGCCCCTTTCGGAAGTGAAAGAATAGTAGCCTTCATATCTCCAGGAGAAAGCTCTGTAATTACATCTTCAAGATCACCTACAGAATATAATGTATTATAAATTTTCTTAAGCTGTGGAAACTGTGCAACAAGTTCTTCATCTTCAATAACAAAAAATGGATTCATAACATAACCATTATTTGATCTGATTGCTGCCTGCAGATCCTGATATTCAACTTCAATTACATCTCCGGCATCAATCCATGTGTATAAAATATTTGACTTAAGCCCTGGCATATAAAGTCCACCATTAGTAATAGATTTACATGGAATCCCATCAGTAGGGGCATAAGTTTTCTTTTCTTTTTTTACTTCTACTGTTTTTGCTGATTCAGATGTAACAGGTTCCGTAACAGATGCTGCAACAGATTCAGTAGCAGTTTCAGTAGTTTTTGTCTTTTTCACTGCAGTAGTTGCCATGAAAAGTTCCTCCTTTTATTCGTATAGTCGTGCATCTATATGACACACGACTATAATATTAATTTACAATAAAAAAAATTAGGCTAAAGTCCAAACGCCAAAATAACGTCCGATCTGTGTTCCTACACCCATTGATCTCTGTACTTCGTATTTCATTGTATCATCCATACGATCACCCTTATCAGTGATTTCATAGATTTCTGTTTCACCAACATCAACGAATTTAATGAACTTATCTTCAACCTGTGGCATAATAAACAGAGTCTTAGGATCCATTAATTTCTTAGTTGTATCATTCAGAGCAAATCTCTGTGGGATTTCAACTAATGTATATGGACCATAGTATCCAAGACGTCCCATTGTAGCAACATCTTTCTTCTGATCGTCTGTGATCCAATCAACATCCATCAGTTTCTGGAACTGCTGTAATCCAGTTCTTGTACCCATAATAACTACCTGAGCACCATCATTTGCGAGAGATACATCCTCAAGCAGTTCATCCAGCTTGTCCTTAGTAGCATTTGAAAGAGCACCTGTGCCCTGGAACTGAGCTGGAAGTTTCTTTCCTGCGTTCATCATTTCAGCATAAATATCATTCTGAATCTGTCTAACGAAAGCAGCAGCACACTGATCTGTGAATTTAGACCAATCAAGTCTTCCTGCCAAATACAGATCAATATCAGCACCAACAGCAATACCGTATACACTTGTGGTTACAGTATAACTTTCTCCAGAACCAAGTCTCTGAAGTGTAAAGTCATGATGATCGCCCGCAATTTTTGTTGTAGATAAAACAACTTTATCATCTGTCCAGAATTCCTGGCGATCTCCGCGGGAAAGGTTTCTTGTCTCTACATAGTTATTGAAGAATTCTGATTCTTTAAAGCCTGTTTCGACTTTAATATCAATTTCTTCTTCCATAACTTCGAACAGTTCAATACCATGTTTCTTCATAGCACGATTTCTGTCACGTTTTGTAGAATTCTCGTTTAGTCCCATAATTGCATATACAAATTTACGAACCGCATCTTCTGCGTCTCGTTTGGTCTTTTTATTTCCATCTTCATCAAACATTTCGTTTGGATTATGATTCAGATCATATGTAAGCTTTTTGAAGCCTTCATAATTTTCCTCTGGTGTAACACCATCTTTACACATGCTAGCAAATACTTCCTGAACATGTGCACTTAAATCAGCAAAAGTCATTTTACGTCTCATTAGATTTTTTCCTCCTTTCCCTTAAATTAACCAATTTTTAATTTCTTGTTTTCACAAGTAACTGTCGCTTTTTCAGCTGGCTGTCCATCGAATCCCTCAACAGATACCTCAAATACATCACCTTTATGAAGAGCATAACCTCTTACAACGTCTCCTTTTGCGTTATAGAAGTTAGACTCCTTCTTCCATGTATTTGTCCAATCCTCTGCAATAAATGCCTGCATGTAAACAAACAGAGCATCTCCTGGATCAACAACCTCTACATACCAATTACCATTAGCAGCCTGTTTCTGAATTTTACCTTCAAATGTAGTAACAGCAGCTTCTGTGTAACGGTCAAGATCTTCAAAATCGCCTCTTGCTACAAGATTTCCATTATCTGTATCAGAGGTCAGTGTAATGTTATAAATGTGTTCTCCGCCATTCTGTGCAACAAGCTTAGAAGGGAAGGCCACAGCATGCTTTTCAATACTGTACTTAATCATGTTGTTCTCCTTTCATAAATTTTGGCAAAAAAAATAAGACCGTATTTACGGTCTGATTTATAAAACAAATATGTTATTTTGCATTATGCAAATAAAGATCCATATCTATTTTTCTTTTTAGTCTGTGATGGATTTCCAAAAGTCTTTTTACTTACTGTTTTTTTTCCGGCGTTATCATCATGCACATCACCATCTTCAACAGCAAAATTTAACTTGCCAGACTTAGCATATGACAGCAATATAGTATCAAGTTTGGACTTCAATTCATCAACTGAAAATTCTGTATGATTTTCTTTTAAACCCTTGAATTCTTCTGATTCATAAATTCCTTTATAATCATCTGACTCAAAAAGTGCATTTTTAGCTTCGTCAGCCTCTTTCTTTTCATAAGAAGCAAGTTTATCTGAAATTGCAGCATAATTTGATCTCATATTCTGAAGTTCAGAATATTCAGAATCAGTCAGTAATTCACGATGAAGATTATATCTTTCACCATCAAATGAAACATTGTCGCCATCTTTTTTATATGCCTGTCCAAAGATTTTATCTCCATCCCAATTCTCATATGTAAAATGAGAATCATATACAGAATTAATAAAATACCAATCATTATCTGCTTCTTCATATGCATTTAATAAGTTATAAAGTGCATAACGAATATCACTGTGAGAAAGTTCAAATGATTTTACGAATTTTTCTGGTTCTGTAGGAGCAGGATCACCTGCCGGATCAGTATTAAACGCCTTAGCAAAGGCAGCCTCCAGTTCTTCATCTGAAAGACCTTCATATGTAAAAATAATATCATCTACAGTTTTTTCGTATTTCTTTAAAAGTTCTTCAAATTTGTTCACCTGATTGTCCTCCTTTCCATCAGCATTTTTTTTATTGAAATTAGAGAGAGTAGCATTGATCTTCTCTAACATTTCAAGCATTTTAGTATTTACATCAAAATTAGAATATACAGAATTTTTTGATTCAAAATCAGCAAGCTGAACATTACTTCCAGCCATACCTGGACCAACATTTTCATTTAGTAAAGTCAATCCACTAACATAATAATCATCAAGATTTAACACTTTATCCTTAGCATTAAATGATAATTCTCTAATACTCAATTCAACACTACAATCAACCTGTTGTCTACGCTGCATAATATCAATTGCGTCCTGACAATATCCTTCCCAGAGATATCCCTGAATTACAGCTCTGTTAACTCCGGCTTCTTTATCATATTCAATTGCATAATCCTTTTTGATTACACCAACTGGACGTTCCTGATAAGTGATTTTTTCTTCTCCATTTTCATCAGTTTCCACTGTAAAATCATGTGATCCAAAATCTTTATTACCATCAGAATTTTCAACGATATTTGCCAGAATAGGGCGATATGGTATAGATTGTGTATTTTCCTTAAATGTATCTTCATTGATATTAGATTTGTTTAAATTAACATGATCATGATACGCGGTAGCATTAAAAGGACATAATCCTTCTGTATGCTTATTATCGTCAGACTTTCCAAATGTAGCGACTGCTGGCATTTGGACACTAATTTCTGCATTAGATTCTTTGCTGCTGAATTTAGAAAAATTATTCTTCATACAAAATTCAATCAAATCGTCAATAGTTAAGAATTTCTTCAAGATTTTCCTCCTTTCTTTGAGTAATTCTCCTCAAATAGAAGAGGAGTAATCAAATAAATAATTTATCTGAATAGACAACATCACTTAAATTGTTAAACAGCATTTTGTTGTCATTTAAAAAAGTCCACTGTTTACCATTCTGGCTTACAAGATGAAAACCAGTCTGAATAAGCAATGAAGCTGATTCATCGTTTGTTGTAATTATAAATTTCTTATTATCCATAATTATTATCCTCTTATTTAGCTTTATCAGCCTTATCTTTTGATGCTTCTCCGTCGTCTGTGATTTCTGTAGAATCTTTTGTTGGGGCACCACCAGTATCTGAGCTACCACTTTGAGTGTATGAAGTCTGCAATGGAACAAATAAATTCGATATTCCAAGAACCTGTTGCTCTAATACATTTAATGCCAGAGTTTCTTTTTCAGAAAATTGATTAAGAGTATTGTATGCAAGAGCTGTAGGAAGACCATTTTGCGCCCCCTCCAAAAGTTCTTTTTTGAATTCATCTTTTGTATAAGCAGAAACTTCAAAGAATTTTACCTTGGCTGGGTTAGAGACCCAATATGTAAGGAAGCGGTTAACCCATCCCTGAGTCTGTGGTAGAAGCATAGAAATAGCTAATTCTGTATCGGCACGAATTGCTGCTCCAAAAGCTGTTGTACCTGAGATGGTAGCACTATTAAGAATTTGAGCGCCACCAGAAGAATTGAAAAGAGTTTCTGTAGCTTTTGCTATTTTGTTCGTATCTGTTGCTTTATCATTATTAAACGAAATCTGATCTAATTTTCCTGGCACAATAGCAGCAGAAGTATAGTCAGGAAGGCATTCGTTAATCATCCTGTTAAAATACTCAATAACAATATCCGGATTAACTTTCCAATCGTCTGGATCCTCACTACCAGTTATCGTTTCAAGTTCTAACCAGATCATTTTATAAATATCCTGAGCGTCAGCAATAGCCTGTAGATCGTCTAAATCAATAAGATTGATAATTCCAGATAATAAACCAGAGAATGGTGGAACTACAGTTTCCCAATCTTCAGCTCTGGCTTTTAAGCAAATAGCATATTCATCTGGCATAGGCTGCCACTTTCCATTTGTAGTATCACTTTCATAGGCACGATACATTGACTGGAAGGGTTCACCCCATAATTCCAACATAGTCTGTCTGGATCTAAAATAACTCATATCCATTACAAACGCGAAATCACCGGTATTGTATATACCAGAAATTTTACAATAATCTGGATCAAGCGGAAGAATAAACATTCCTATTTCATCATAATAAGCGCATCCATAAAAAACATCTTCTCTAAAACAAATAGTATAAGCTTTTAAGAACTCATACTGAAGATTTAACTTATCCAACACATTTAATGTGTCCTGATAAGAACTAAGCATGGCATTCGTATCTACGCCTGCAACCATATCATATTCCGGAATAACAGATCTTGCATCTAAACAAAACATGTTTGCATTATATGCAATTAATCTATAATAAGCGTGACATCGATAATAAAGATATCTTGATAAATTTCTTAAATTCTTTTCATTACTTCCAATATTTTGCAGGTAAGTACGAAGACTGTCCTTACTATAAGCTGTCACCGCTTTAGTGCTTGTCTTAGTGATATCACGAAGAGATTTTGCTCCTTCCATAGCAGCAGCATAATTTTCAATATTTTTTTTATTTTTCTGATACCAATCACGCATTTCAGCCGTATTATTCAGCTGAGAAGGTGCTGGATCAATTTTTTTTGCAGTAGAAACTTTTTTTGCAGAAATATTTCCTTGTTGTCTAGCCAAGTAACAGCACCTCCTTTGAAATATCATATAATTATATTAAGTTTCGAACATAGAATGTACAACGCCTTTTCTAATCGTAAGTTTTTGAACTAACGATTTGTCAACTTTAGGTTTACGTTTTGCAGTAATATTTTTCCGGCGTTCAGTTTGAAGAGCATAAGAACACATACATGTAACGTAAGCTCTATCGTCATGAAGACGGTTAGCTTTTTCAGGACACAATTCAAATGAATCTTTTCCTGATTGTCGTGGAATACGGATCATATTTACAAGTTCCTCTTTTAATGCATCGATACTTGAGAGAGAAGCTTCTTCTTGCCAATTTAATTTTTCAATATGGCTCTTAACATTTTGAAGTTTATCTAATTCTTTTTGAACATTGTAATCAATTTCTTCATCTGTCATTTTCTGTTTTTTATATTTGGCAATTAGATCTTTTTTAGTTTTTTCATATTTATCCTTATCAATATCAAATATTGTAAGATATCCTTTGTTATCGTATGTGGCCGTAAACTCAATTTTATCCTGATTTATCATCTCAATCATGGCTTCATACATTTCTGATTTGTATTTAGTTGGTTCCATTAAATGAAGCTTATTGACTGCATTTGGGAATTTTTTAACATATTCTTCTGAATATTCTTTGTCAATCAGTCCTCTATGAGTTTTACCGGATTTATCTTTCCAATCAGGCATTAAATAGTCAGCAATATTAACACCACCACCACCAGAACCGGCATCAATATAAACTCCGAGAATATTGCTGTAGTTTTCATCCCCACCCTGGTTATAATCGAGAATAACTTGTTTCAAATATTCAATCTGGGCTGGTGTTTGCATAGGTTTCTTTTTCTTTTTATTGCTTATATCAATAAGATTTATACAATTTAAAAGTCTCATTTTATATTCAAGATCCCCATCTTGATTTTTTTCAGAGTAAATTTCACAAACCAAAATTACCGAATTATCTCGACTTCGAGCCGGGTCATATGCGATAACAATTTTTCTTTTACCAGTATCGTTATATAACACTGGTTTACGAATCACTTCATTACGCGCAATAACACCTCTACGAATAATCGCATTGGCACCTGCATCAGAAGTAAATTCACAATAATACTCTCTACGCGCTTTTTCTGGATTAGAACGCATTTCTGCAGCTACTGTACCGGGTGTTAACAAAGGCTCCATTGTTTCTCCACGAATAGTTGGTTTAAATGCAACTTCACAATCAATATGAGCTACAAAATAATCAGGATCTCCCATGAGTTGTCTTTTGCTAAAATCTCTATATAACTTATAGAATTTTGTATCTGTAGAAGAAGCAGAAGAAATATAAAATAATTGGTTCGGAATATTTGATGGAATACATCTTAGACGGTTACGATCGATTGATTTGCCATCACGATCCTTACCAGACTTAAAGCTTTTATTTACAATTGCAAAAGCTGCATATACCGACATCATTTCTTCATCAAGGAATCCACATTCATCAAATACAACACTACCACGCATACCTCTTTTTTTATCTACATTACTGTTAAGTGTTTGAGTAAATGAGCCATTATAAAGGGAATATGAGAATCCATTAGAAGAGTGACTGAAGCCATCTCCAGCAGCATTTTTAATTTCAATTTCTGCCTTAAAAATATAACCTGTAGAACCAAGCATAGTATCTATATTATCATTCGCAAGCCTTTCAAGTGTTGTGAACGTTTGTTCAGCCTGCGATCCAGAACCGGAAGCAATATAGGTCCAATAGTTATTAAATAGCATATCTTTTGCCATGATCATAATATCTATCAATGTAGATTTACCAAATCCACGGGTGCACACTAACAAAACATTCGGACAGTTCCAGGCTCTCTGAATTACCCATGCTTGTGCATCAAGTAATTCTATATTAAAAAAATCATTTATAAATCTTACAGGATTGCATTGATAATATTTCTGAAGATTTGCAATTTTCATAAAACCTTCAAGTTTGCGTGAAGATAATGGGTAAACTCCAGGCTTTACAAAAATCTTATTTCCCTGTTCACAATAATTAAGCTTCGGAAGCTCTTGAATCAGATCCGGATTCATCATCACCAGTCACCTCCGTTTCTTCCTCTTCATCAGAGGAGAAGCAGGAGAATAGTTCATTCAAATCAACTAAATTATCCGGCTCTATTAAATTATGTTCTTCCATATAATCTTTAAGATCAATATTTTCACGTAATAAAATACGAGAAATTTCTTTGTAATTGTCCAAATCATCACGAAGCTTTGTTATCATTTCTCTTTGTTCTGCTAGCATATCAGAATATTCTGATTCATCCAGTCGGAGCTGCTTCAATATAGAAGCATTACTCATATCCATAACCTGACGCATACCACGACAAGTTCCGATATCGAATCCGTTTACTTCACCTTCACGCAAATTCATTTCTTTGATTTTACGTATTTTACCAGTCCAAGTATTTTCACCTTTTTTAGCATTTTTATTATTCTTTAAAGAAATACAACTTTCAGCAGCGAGATCCTTAATAATGGCAGTAAGATCTTTTTTACTCGCCTGTAGTGTTTTTATTGTAGCGGAATTTGTTCTAAGTTTTTGAACGTCAGACATATAAGTAGCAATAGCATTATCAATTTTTGATTGCTGTAAAAATGCTCTTACAATAGAAATAGCAGAAGCAGTACGCATCATATCGTCATTTGCGTCTTCACTAGAATCAAGCAACCCAATTAATTGAGAGTATAGAAATGGTTGATCAGACAATGCTTCTTGTTCAAATGGATCATATCCAATCAACCTAATTACATCAGCTTTATTCTTTTCAAAACCTTCATAATTATCCTGGGACTCCTTGCCTTTTATAACATCTGCAGGAGTCTTTTCATCTTCATATATAATTTTTTGTTTAAAAAAATCAGAATCCTTGAATTGTTTTCCAGAATATTGCTGCATTGCAATGGTTCTTATATATGTACTCCATGCATTTTGTTTTGCTCCTGGAATACCAGCATTTCTTTCAGCTGCTTGAACACTACTATTATAGACATTTTCTAAAAACGGTTTATTCAGATACTGCAGAGCAAGAATAATTGATTCTTTTGTCGGTTTATGTTCTTCTCCATTTTCATCTGTTCTTAATGCAATCTTTCTAGCGCATTCAGAACAAATAGCTGCATATCCAGACTTTACTAAAGGATCCGTATTTTTATAAAAATTTTCTCTATTTTTCTTTTTAGGTTTTCCGCACATATAACACCATGCGGTATCTTCTTTATATACTCGAATTTCTTCTTCGAGCGCCTCTATTTTTTTCTTCATCTGAGTCGGAGTCATTTTTACCGGCTCAATTTTCTTAGTTGTTGCCATAAACAACTCCTCCTTGTACTCATAATAAAAAAATGGGCGTAGTAGGATTCGAACCTACAAAAACCTGATCCTAAGTCAGGCGCGTCTGCCAGTTGCGCCATACGCCCAGAAAATAGGAGAGCAAGAACGCTCTCCTGAAATGTATAATATAAGCAGCAACGCCACTCATACTATTCTTTAAGTTCAGTAGCAATACCAGATTTAATTAAAAATCTCGTTTCTGCATCAAGCACTTTTTCAATAACTTCTTTATCAAATCCAGTATTCTCATGTATAAAATTTAATATTTCGTCGAACTCGACAAACTGTTCTTCATTATTTGTTTCCATAAATATTTTCCTTTACAATTTATAATGATGTTCATCTACAAGACCATTTCCTTGTTCAAATACAAACATAGAGGCTCCTGCATTTGACACCTTATTAATTGAATAGCTATACGGATTTACACCAATAATCGAACGTACAGAAATATATTCTGAATTAATCCCAACATCTCCAGTAGCCAAACTATGCCAATGACCTGAAATAATATAATCCAAAGGCACTTGATATGTTTTTGAAAAATCTTTCAAAGAATCACCTAGATTTTTTGTCTCAAAATGTCCTCCAAGAATTGTATATGTTGCAAGTTGTGCATATACAAGACCGGTTGGATTTTCTATAATTTCAACATTACGATTATCCTTCAAACGTTCTTTCATAAAAACCAATATGGATTTACTCATATCTTCATCTGGAAAAGCATTTTTAGGCTGTCCTACTAATCTCAGCTGATTGTGATTTGAACGTTTTACCATTTGAAATTTAATTCGAACATGATTACTTAATTCATTAAGCCATGTAGATAAAAAATCAGCATATAATATGGCAGAGTCAATAATTCCATATCTCAACTGCATAAGCTGAGAATTTGCACGAAGAATTCCATCTAAGGCATCGCCTAGTTCAAAAATATTTAAAACTTGAATATGATCTTTTTGAATTTGCTCAATAACTTTATTGTATAAATCCCACATACGATTCTTAAATATTTCCGGACTATATGCATTTAGAGTATTTCCATATAAATCTTTAATTTCAAATTCAACACCAAAGTGAGCATCCGAAATTGTAAGAAGATATTCTTTATTCATATGTACTGGAGGAATGTACCCTGGTACATTTAATGGCTGTAATTGATTAACAGCATTTACAATATGTTCGGCAATTAGTTCATCCCTAGAATACTCACGAATCCATTTATTAAATTCTTGCTTTTCAGTCTGTAATTTAATACGTTCTTTTTTTAAAGCTATCTCATCAGAAAATCGTCCTAATTGAATAGAAGAGGATGGGAATAAATCCCATCCTGCATCTATATATTCTAAAAGCAATTTAGACCCTTTACGAATTGTATCGCGGTGCTCTGGCTCTTTACCATGACTAGAACGAAAATCTGCAACATCTTGCCACTCAATAGATGTATCTATTTGTTTTTTCTTAATAAGATCAAGCTGTTCTTTTAGAAATTCGTTATTATCCATATAAAATACCTTAATCTAATTCATCAAGATTGATGATTTCCTCAGTCTTAGTAGTAGTAGACATGTCAAAAGGTTTATCACCATATGCCTTTTCAAAGATATCTAAAATATCAATGATTTCACCATCCATATCTACAAGTTGTTCGTCTACCATATGAAGACCTTTGAGTTTACCATCATATTTAACAGTTTTTTTTAATTCCATGTTATTTTCTCCTTATTCTCCTTGACATATTGAATGTATAATAGTAAAATGATATTTGTGAAAGTTTAAATTAATATTCAGTATTAAAGAATATCTGATAACTCACAATCGATACCAATGATCTTATCTACGATTCCTTTTTCTTTTGCTTCATCTGGGAACATATAATATTCACGATCCTTGATTTCTTCAAGATATTCTGCGGTCATATTTGTATGTTCTACCATAAAATCATTCAGATGTTGCTCTAATTTATCATAAAATTTCTGAATATCTTTACCTTTATTAGATGAACTTACATATCCAGTCTGCCCATCATGATAAAGAACTACTGTATTTTGGAAGCAGTAACGTTTATGTCCTGCAGCCAGAATATAACATGCCATAGAAGCACATTTGGCAAATCCCACTGTAATAATTGGAGTAACAGATGTCTTAATAGAGCTTAATACCTGGTACCCGGAAATAACATCACCACCATCTGAATTGAGATAGAGATAAATTGGTTTCCTACATGATGCTGGAAGTGCCTTATCCTCTTTATTCCATTTCATGATCATTAAACATATATTTTCAATAACATTGTCATCAATAGTTTCGTTGACAATAATTTTTCTTTCTTTTAAATGCTCCTTGATAGTGCTCTGATAGAGACTATCGTCTTCTAAAATGTCTAAAAATTCCATATTCCTTGTTCTCCTATAAATAAATAACCATATCTTTTGATGAAGCAATCACTTTAAATGATTTGTTTTCTTTAGATATGGCTTCTTTTAAGTCTTCCTTTATACTGTTTTTCGCGACAACAGATCCGTGAACTAAAACTAATTTTTCTGTATTTACCTTCGATCCAAATTCAATTAGTTCATTTCTATTGGCATGACTTGAAAATGTACCTAAAGAAATACAGTCAGCTTTATTTTCGACCTTATCGCCACTAATTTTTATAAATTTATTTTCCTTATAATTTTTAATACGATAGGATAAATAAGAGTTGTCTGCTCCGGTATATCCACTAAAAATTATCATGCTTTTTTCATCACTTAAATACTCATGTAAATAGGAAAGGATTCTACCATTCGTACAGAATCCTGAACTACTTAATATAATTTTTGGTGAATGATTTTTTACACATGCTAAGGAATCTTCTTTTTCTTTTATAAACTTCACATTCTCCCAATTGCATACATTATTCCATAATTTCAAATCGTCTTCAGATAGAAGAGTAGTATATAGATCACAAATATCACATGATAATATTGAATCAACTACAATGTCATATTTGAAATTTATATCATCATGAAAAATATTATATAAATTGGTAAGAATTTCTTGTGTACGGCTGAAACTAAAACATGGCATGATTACTGTTCCTCCACGTTCTGTAACCGTATCAACTGCTGCTTTTAAATGTTCTAAATCAAATTTTCTTGTCTTTTTATTAATTCTGCCTGGTTCTCCATACGTACATTCCATAATAATTACTTTATTAAAAGTATCTGGGATTTCAGTATTTGGAACATAATGATTTTTTGTATTAAGGGATCCAATGTCAGAAGTGTATAATATAGAATTTGATACACCATTTTGATCTTTAAGAATTAATTGAAGCTGTCTAGCTCCGAGACAATGGCTATTTTCAAACCATTTAAAAGAAACTATTTCATCAAGAACATATAATTCATGTACATTATCATATTCATATATATAATTTAAAGTAGTAGCTACATCCTCTTCTGTGTAAATAGGAGAGTAGTTACGTTTATATTTAAATGATAAAGCATTTGCTTCACTCAACAATATAAAAGCACAATTATATAATAATGGTTTCATTAATTGAGCAGTTGCATGTGAAGCGATAATTTTTCCATTAAAACCTTCTTTTATTAACCTTGGAAGTAAACCAATATGATCAACATGTGTATGTCCTACAAAAACATAGTCGATCTCTGAAGGTTTAAATGGAAATTTCTGAGAATTGATATTATATGAATCCAGATAATTATTGTTTTGAAATAATCCGCATTCAAGTAATATTTTTTTTCCATTATATTTTATATAAGTGCAGCTACCTGTAACATCGTCAGCATTTTGACCTATAAAGTAAATGCCATCTTCTTTTTTCTTCCTGCCTATGTCAAACACCAACTTTCAAATTATTTTACTGCTTAAAATCGAAAATCTTTATCTCTCGGTTTTACAGTAAGAAAATCGGTCTGATTGATTGATTCTCTGTATCTGTTTAACATCTCGACACTACGAACATGCTCTACAAGAAAATAGCTTTTTGCTTTACTTTTATGGTGTTTATTACGTACACGCACATCAAAAGCTCTTCCATGATTACGTAAGTATTCTGCTTCTTTTTGACTGATATTAACCAATTAAGTTTCCTCACTTTTATTTATTTGTAGACTCAAAGGCTCATTATCTGTTGCAATCAGAGACAAAACCTTTAATAAACCCAATCAAAGTGCAAGCACTTTCCATGGTAAAACTTATCTACTTGTTTTATGGAATTTTGATTTAATTTGTCAACCTCATGGGAGAAGAAGGACTCGAACCTTCGATGTTTCTTTGTGGGGGATTTACAGTCCCTTGCCTTCGCCGCTAGGCTACTCTCCCTTGTGTTAAGTGAACAGCTATTCTTATTAAATATATAGCCATAAATGGAGGCCATATATTTTATTGGAAACTTAACTTTCCCATATGATTTATGGTTAAATCACAAAAACTTGACTGCGTTTCGTCCTAAGTCAAACTCCCGCCAGATTTTCACGCTACTAGATATCTGGAACTTATCTTATAATTCATCCAGAATACAGATTTGCGCCTGTCATTCTAAGATATAGACTGTGTACTTTAGTCTGCCATTTACTTCACTTTCTAAATGGTCAAAACGTAATCTGAGGCTAGAGGCGCTACCTCCGCATTTCAGATAACACGCCCCCAAAGACTCGAACTCTGACTAACCGGGTTGGAGCCGGTTGTACTACCAATTATACGAAAGGCGCAAATAAAGGTGACTAATGGGATTCGAACCCATATAAGGCGGAACCACAATCCGCTGCATTGCCAAGTCTGCCATAGTCACAGTATCCTAACAATGATTCGAACATTGAACTTCTAAATATAAAGTTAGATATTTTACCAGTTAAACTATAAGGATAAAACCCGCTAAGATGCTTTAGCGGAATATTTTTCATTGTAATTATGTCTAAAATTTCTAGCAGAATTTTTATTTTTTGATTTATATGTATCTAATTGACTGTCGCAATTAGGACAAATTAATCTCATATTGGATCTATCATTATTTGCTGCGTTACCATCAATATGATCTAAAATAAAATTAATTTTTTTACCATTCCATATATCGTCCATATTACAAATTGCGCATTTTCCATTCTGCTCATCATATATATATTTTCTTATACACCCACGTATCGTAGAAGAAATCGAATATCCGGTATCTCCTGTTTGTAACCATTTGTCAATTTGTTCTTTATCTTGTTTTTCTTTCAAACATTTTGGACACATACCCGATTTGTTGTAATAAGATATTTGAGTGTCACATCCCGTACAAGTCCTGCTACTTTTATTGGGCTTATATATAATTTTAGGGTTCTGAGATAATTTTGGTAATGAATTGATATCTATACCAATCGAACTAAGTCTGTTAATTACAGATGTATAAGAAGATGTTAGTTCTGTTTTATATCCTAACTTTTTCGAAAATTCAAGTAAATTGGAGGAACTTGTATACAATTCAATAATTTCTTTATCAGTAAAGTTATCAATCAAACACTTCTTCCCCATATGTTTAAAATTTTCTGGATTTCCTTTAGGATTTCTAACAATATTTTTATTGTTGTATGAAGCAGCACAACTAGAATTACAAAATATCTTCTTCTTAACCTGTGATAGTTTAGAAGAATCAGTACATAGAATAGGCTTATTACATTGTTTACAATAATGTGGATTTTGATTATATTCATTTATATTTTTCATTTATATCACCTCGTATTTTAGAGGCAGAGACAAGGAATATCCTTATAATTCTCTTTATCAATTTAACTAATTGACCACAATTAAATGAATAAACGACAACGGTAGGTCTCGATCCCACATACCCTTTCGGATTCACTGATTTCAAGTCAGGAGCATTTGCCAATTCTGCCACGTTGCCTTAAATATCTGTCTTTCCAGATTGTCAGACCGGGTACCAGTCAATAAAAAGTAAAAGGCAGGAGAGTAATCCTGCCTTTCAACCGGAATCAATCCGGTTATCTTATATTCATGATATGCTACAATCACATAACCAAGAGTTACATGGTAGGATTTTCACCTACGAATTCCCACAGGAGGTGGGCTGTAATCTACATATCTTGTAACGCAAAGCAGAGTAATCGAAACTCAATCCTGTCGGATCACACGACTTAGCAGGTCGGTTCCACACCTAGTGAATTTACTTTGCAAATGGACTGCTCCACGGAGAGTTGAACTCCGGACTCCTGCGTGACAGGCAGGTGTTATAAACCGCTTAACTATAGAGCCAAAATAGGAGGGGAGAGAAGGATTATACAATCCTTCTCATAAACAAAATGCGTAACCAAACAAATCAAAAGAAAGTATAATACTTTCAAATACTACTTCTGGGACTCGAACCCAGACTCCATTATTGGAAGCAGATCTTAAGTCTGCTGCGCCTGCCAATTACGCCAAAGTAGCAAAAAATGTCCGGTACGGGATTTGAACCCATGTTACCGCCTTGAAAGGGCAGTGTCCTATACCGCTAGACTAACCGGACTTATCAGGGAAGCAGAGGTGCTGCCCCTCTTTTTATTTTATTACTTACTAAAACACAATTATCCGCGGCTCATGTTCGTTCAGACCTATTCAAAAAATGCCGCATTTCTATCATAAGTAGCCTCGTATTGGCACTTCCCATATATTTAAGCTGGAAAAGCAGGAGTTGAACCTACATTTGATTCGCGAGATCATGTTTTACCAGTTAAACTATTTTCCAATATTTTTAATTTATGCTGAGATTACACATAAATATAGAAGCTCTTTCGAAACATTATGGTTTCTTTTCTTATCCACTATACGCCGCTTCGCGCACATATAGTAAGCTTCAACAACCGCCTTGTTTAAGAGTGGCACTTCTCTTTAGCCGCATAACTACTCTGTTGTCATCATTCCATTGACGCTGCCGCGCCACAAAGTTCCGCTAAGAACACTGTGCAGAATCGGACAAACATATCAGAGTCTTGCGAGACTCATCAATGACCATATTGCATAAAATATACTATGGTATTAGGCTGCTTTCGTTATGCAGAGGTGTAGACTTTCGCTGTATAATATAATATTCTACTTTGTAGTTTCTATTAAATCTTTTAACCTTTTAAAATTCAATAAGTATAAGTAATTATTATCTGAAAAGTCTTCTCTACTGAAGATGTGCTACACCAGACGCTCCGATCCCTTTTGAGGATAAGAATACATCACACCTTCATATCGTTCGGTTATTATCCCTACTAAATGTCCATACAAGCTAATTTGGCACATACCAATTCACTTATACAAATGGCTATCACCTTTGCTTAATAAATGCTCAGATTGAATAACCTCCTGATTCACCATCATATCTTCACAGTTTGCATGAACTATCCAGTTTGCGGCCAGAAAGTGTTCCTCAGCAGTCGCCCTTGGACCACCTTATCGTTCCCTGTTTCATGATACTATTTCCGCATAGGATTTAATCTTTTCACTTACCTATACGAAACGAGACCTTTTGAGTCTCTGGCATGTCAGTTTTGCTTAGATTGACTGCAATATAATTGCTTATACCGCAGCGACAGTGTGTAAATCTGCCTTTATACGCCTCACAGCGCACTATCGGAGCCAAGCCTCCATAATGTAATTAATTAAACAGAAAGGGTTGGCATATACATTTGTATATGACAAATAGCGGGAGATGGATTCGAACCATCGTCTCTAGGGTATGAACCTAGCAAGGATCCACTCCTCTATCCCGCAGTTGGAATGACACGATTTGAACGTGCGATGTCCTGGTCCCAAACCAGGCGGATTGCCAAACTATCCTACATTCCAATATAGAGCCTGTATTTCTACAGGCTCAAAGTATTATTTACGCATTAACAGCGTCTTTAATTGCCTTACCAAATTTGCATTTTACTGCGTTCTTTGCATCGACCTCAACAGATTCACCTGTTCTTGGGTTACGTGCAATACGTGCATCCTTATGTACAACAGAAAGAGTAACACCATCCATCAGTTTTACCTCGTCGCCTTCAACCAGCGCACCATATGTTACGTCCTGCACAGCTTCCATAATTACTTTAATATCTTTCTGTGTATTATTTGTTGCTTCTGCAACAGCCTTAATTAATTCAACTTTATTCATTGTTAGTTCTCCTTTTTCTCATAAAAATAATAGTTATATAAAGCAAAAGCAGTGTACTGACCAGCACACTGCCTTGAATTATCAATATTTAATTTTCAATTATTCGCTGAAAATGTTTGATGCAATTTCAGCTCCAAGATCGTCTAAAGTACAGAAGGAATTGATATATGATACCATTTCATTACCGTCTTTATCTTCGCGCTTGATTTCAATCCCTTTACATTCAGGATTTTTACAAGCCATAACATTACCATGTATATATGTCATTGGGGCACCACATGCTTTACATTTATGTTTACTAAGAAATCTTTCCTGCTGCTCTTTTAATTTCTTCTTATCAGAAGTTTTCTTTGTTACAGGTTTCATTCCCCATGCAGTTCTCATTTCTTCAAGTGATGTAAAGTGTTCTGTTGTCCCTTTGGACATTCTATAATTACTCATGATCTTTCTCCTTGTAGTCAAATATATTTGATTTTTTTAGCCGTGTATTTAACGCCCACGGCAGGCTACTACACAAAAAAATTCGAATCCCATATTTAAACACGCATTGGAGACAGCGCGGAGAGTTTCGCTTTTCTTCAAACAGCTGTCTGCATACATGTACACATATCCTGCGCAAAATATGTGCCTGAAGATGCAACGAAGCGAAAAGTTATTCCCCTCATATACCACATGAATTTGCATTTGTGATTTTTGTTATTTTTAAAGGGTTTTATGCCGATTTTTTTTCAGATATTCTGCAATTTTTGGCGAAATTTTGTAAGAAAGCCTCTCTATTCATTCTGTATAATAAATTAAGAAGATTTCTTGTATAGCGCGAATAATCCTTTTTTCTTCCCCTATTACTTGTATTAAGAGCAATTTCAATCAATCTACTCATGGTTTTTGGATTTGTAATTTTCATTTTTCTTAATTCCGCTAAAATCTGATCGAATCTCTCGGTATATGCAAGAATTTCATCATCAGACATATTATCTTTACTTAAAAGTTCAAGTTCTTTTGCATATCCTAAAATTTTATCCATCTGTCTAGCATTTGCTTTGCCATTTACTTTTACGATAAAATTTTTAGTAGGAATAGTATTGGTGGAACGTATTGGCTTAATATCATCCATAACAATCTGTAAGCTATTCATTGGACATATATAAAAAGAAGAAATTCTTCCAGATAATTTTTCTTTCTGTTGATTAACCAATTCTCTTTCTACCTCTTTACCGTTCTTTGTGTACTGAATTTTACGCGTATATCTCATGAATTCTGGGAAATCCCTGCGAACCTGTTTCTTGTTTCCTAACTCATCTTCAATTTCCTCTAACTGTTGCATGCAAGGAAGCTTTTTAATACGTTTTATTTCTTCTATAGCATCTACTTCGTACTCACGTTTACATCCGTCAATAATAACCTGAGCCAGTACCGAAAGAATAACAAAGTTGTCATACAACTCACGGCTTGGATTAGTCCAATAATAAGTCATTGCAAGCTGTGCGAGATTACTAGATTCCCCAATCCCAATACGTGATTTAGAGAATTTATTATCCATACGAGCGTATTCTTTCATTGTATTCTTATATGTAAGGCCACTTTCTTTGAGTTTATTAACAATAGTAGGATACTGTTCATATGCAGCCTTAGCACTTTTAACCATTACTTCATTATTTGTCACAAAAAAGAAATCTGAATCAAAGTCACAACCGTTTGCACGATCCTGAATATCTGTATGAATACAATTCACTGCCATAATGTTATTACTGAATACAAAATATCGCTGCATTTCGTCACTATATGTGTTATGTAAATAACAAATGTTATTTGGACTGTTATGTGGATTTCTAATACCACAAAGATATTCTCCGTCCTGAAAACGTTTTGTATAGCACTGAATAGTTCCTGGCTCTACATTAATCGTAGGATCTGTTTCCGGATCTTCTCCGACCGACTTAAGTAGGAGAGCATAAGGATTGCCAAATATTGTAAGATTATCTCCGTCGATAGTGATTTTTCCAGTTCGTAATCGATTTACATATGATCCCATAACTTGACATTTTTCATATCTGAACCATGTACTATTTCCAAAATCCTCATTCCAATCATATAAATCTGCCAACATTTCATAATGATTAATTATCGTAGCATTCTTCCTGAGATATTGAACATAAAGACTGTTATCATCTTTCATACCTTCTACATAATCTACGCTGGTTCTTGCTAGTTTCCGAACATCATCGGTAGAGCATGGAGATGGAATCTCTATATTATAGGAAGGAAGAGTATTAACCATCTGATAACTCATCTGCTGTACGCTGCCTAATTTACTTGGATGATCAGTTTTTACTATCCCCCAGTAAGAACCAGTCTCATTGACACGATCACACCAATACTGATAAGCTTCTGCAGGTGTATTACCCATCAGATTCATGAATTTCTTCCATTTAATAGCATTATCAGTTGTAATCATGCGAATATCCTTGAGCTTATGACAAACTCCGAACATATCCTGTACTTCATAAGTTTCATAATCATGTCCAGTTTTTTCACACCAATCCTTAAAAAATAACTGAATATGAGTACGAATTCCGCATGCCTTAAAGAAATGCTGCCTTAAAAGAGCCATACCATTAACCCATTCCGGCAAAATATCAGATTCAATCAGCATTTCTCCATCCCAGAGAGTATTTTTTACCTCGGTTTCTTCATCATGAACGACACATTTCTTTTTTATAACATTTACTCGTTTATATCTCTTAGTATATTTCGGAGTAACACCGTCTTTTAAAAATTTTCCTTCAGCAATAGCTCTTTGCTTTGCAATTTCTGTAGCAGTTTCATCCAGAACTTTTTCCTGAACTACATAATCCTCAGCTTTTACGATCTTGGCTATTGTCTTGTAGAAACTATCCGTATCTTTAATAATAAGAATGGCTTCTACAGGACAATAGAACTTTCCAACTATTGTACTGGTTGTGAGAGGAGCATATGCCGACATCTCTACAATCTTAGCATTTTCCATCGGCATTTTCTTTCCAAGACCCATCGTCAGCCAGTTATATGCTTTTTTATAAAGCTTTGAGTTAATAAACATCACCTGTCCGACTTTTGCCTTAGAAGAGTTGCGGTATAGCATTTTATAATTAATAACAGTCTTTTTTTCACCTTCTTTCTTTGTATATGAAGAAATGTATTCAACATTTACACCGTTTTCATAGAATATTTCCCGGATTTCATCTTTGGAACATTTCATATAATTGTCTTTATTATCAATCACATTTCGAAATATTGCTCTAATACGTTCCTTGGATTCCTCAGATAAAGATTTATCATGTTCAAATGGTCCAAACTGCTTTAGCAAGTGATCCATTTCTTCTTCATAACTACGACTTCCAAAATCAAAATCAAGACAGATAATGTCTCGTGTACTGGTATCATTCCAAACATTAAGTCCATTCTGTATAATATAATCACTGAATAGACTGTTACTGAACATTGCTTCAGTATAATCGTACCGGTTTCTGATTCTCTGGTTATATCCAAAGAGAGTACCGGCCTTTATATTTTTTATTTTTAATCCGAATTCAGACAAATGATATTTCTCCTTCCTCTATGTTGCATTGCATCAATAACATTTCCAATAATAGGATATGGTTTTGTATATTTTTGCATAATAGTAATCCTTTCGTATTTTATTTAAATTCTAAGATTTAGATTTCTAGCACTGACTGTTCCATAATTATTATTAGAAATTGCAGGTATACAGATTGAAGAAATTGTTTCAGATTCTACAATTCTACGTTTCATTTTTATAAGTTTCTTCTCTTTTTTATTTAATTCTTTATATTCTTTCTTCAAATAACAATATTCTTGTTGCAATTTATTTTTTTCAAAGAAATTTTTACTATTTTTTAATTCTGACTTTAATTTAGAGATTCGTTTACGAATTTGTTTCACAGTCGATCCGTTTATATCTTTTACTTTTTTCTGATACCTAAATTCATAATACTTACGTAATTCAGAAGAAAAACAATTCATCAGATCAGACCATTTTGCCAATTCAATCTCTTCAATATCAACAGATTTAGCATAATCAATAATATCCTTGACAAATTCTAAAGTAAGAATGAATGTTTCATATTTTAAAGTGCTTTTAAACATACGAAATTCAATGGTATCCTTATGCTGTAAATTCAATGCAGCACGTTTACCTTTATCCTTATACTTACCATACAGTTCAACTATTGAATCTTCATTTTGCTTTTCACCGGCAAATTCACTATAGTCATTGTCGCGCCTTGCAATCACACAAATTTCATCATTAAATTTTTCAAGAATATAAAGAATCTTAGATATAACTAACTCTTGTGATATTCTTGATTTCCCTAAATAGCTACGATTCGCATGAATATGTAATCCGGCAGTTTCACAATCATGTCCTTTATATCCTTCTTTATCAAGATATTCGAACATTTCACGGTAATTCATTATGTTTTTATGAAATTCCAAACTGCATGGCATAGTGTCAAATTCAATCTGTACAGTACTATCATGTGTACTGTAAATAAGATTTTCTTCATCACTATCAGATCCATTCATAATTTGAATACATTTTTTTACTGTGAAATTTTTATCATTATCAGAAGAGATATTATTATTTCCACCTACTTCAATCTCTGCTCCGAGCAGGAGAGTAGTATCTTCTGATTCTCCAGGCATAAAATGTTTTATGTATTTAGGAATGTAATTAAATTGATGAATGTAAGTTTTTGTTTTGTTCGAGATAATATTATTAATAAATCCTCTATCCCATTCGCTATTATTAAATGTGATAGCACTACTATGGAATGAAATGCTATTATGATATCTGGCGGCCTCATCTACAGTTAAAGAAGTAGAAGTTATTTCAGATCTACGACCTCTTTGCGTAGATGATGGCACAAAACTTTGATGCAAATACACAACATCAATTATAATTCCATCACAGTTATATACACATGCTTTATTACAAGTAGTATTGTATAAGATTCTGCCATGAATACAATTGCTGTTTCTACTTTGTTCTGCCAATACACTATTAAGTAATTCAAAATCATTCCCGCCATATTCACGTCTATTCATATTTTCGAGTTTTGTTATTATTTGACGTCTATGTGAATCTGTGTCACATTCATGATAGATATTGCTATGTAATTTTAATGCATCATTAATAATTTCAGCGTAATCATGAGGAAGATAATATGTATTATATTCATTATCAACAATATAACAGGCATCACCTCTATATCCTAAATGAGTATAATTAATAATTTTCCCATTTACTGAATATGGATAATGTAAATTTAAATCGAATGTTTGCCATCTATTTTTAAATCTTATGATTGGTAAATAACTCATATTTTTAATAGGTAAGAGCACCGGCAGGCACTCTTACCATTACCTCCTTATCTTAAAGTACACGTTTCCAGTATTCTTCGTCTTCATATTCTTCATCAGTCATACGTAATAAATGCATTTCCTGCATAAGCTGTGTAAAATCAGATTCGAAAAGTTTTACTGCCAAGTCATATAATTCATCAAGCATATTAAGTACTTTTTCAATAAAATCAAGAATAGAATAGCATTTTCTATGTCCTGGTTCTGCATTATAATTTTTCATGCGAATCTTAACATTTTTATGATAAATCTCGTCAAACCTTGCGTATAAGTAAGACCATCGACTCTGGGCCAGCTCTGGGGATCGTCGTCTCATTACTCTGTTCAGCATCATACGTTTTGTTGGAGCCGGTACATTTCTGGAAATAGCATTAATGACATCCTGTTTTTCAGCTATTGTCTGAGTCAGCCTGCCACAACGATTATTTAAATGTACAATTTCTTTCTCCCTTTCTTCAATAATTTTCTGAGCAGCAATAAGACCACGAGCCACGATCTCTGCCGGGGTCATATTTTCCTGATTACGGATGTAAGCACCATTCTTGCGGATAGAGGGGAGCACTTCTGAAGTAACCCAGTGCTTGAACTCTTTTGCAGATGGAAGCTTGCTGCTGAGGATTAGAGAGTAGAGGCCGGATTCGTTGATAATGGTCATTTGCTGTGTTCTTCCCATTGAATCGGTGACGCCCCGTTTCAGGGCGTCATCTTTATCTACATGTTTATCAAGTGCATTTCTTTCTTTTATATACCCTAACGCAGCAGCTACATCCTTACCTACGAACCAAGGTTCTCCATCAATCTCAACAGTTCTCAACTCACCAAACTCTGGATGAACTAGATTCTTGAAAACTGTCATCTCTGGGGCAGCAGTGGTAGTAGTAGAAGAAGATGTAGAAGAGTTATTTTTGTTCTGCATATAATCAAACATTGAAATCTGCTTATTATCATCCACCGGAGTATTCATCCCTGGGATAGGATCCATACCAAGTGCTGTTCTCATTGTTGGGTCTGTAAGAACTTCTTCTGGTACGTCTTCAAATTTGGAATCTGGTTTTGTGTTTGTTGTATAAGTACTCATTTTGTTTTCTCCTTTATTGTTTAATTAAATTTGTTATCATCATTTTGATCATATTTAATTTCTTCATCATCATATTCATCAGTATCAGATGCAGCACATAAAGCCCAACATCCAATACCGGTTAATACAAATAAAAGAATACATATAAGTATTACCATGATTTATCCCCCTATTGTGGTATATTACATATTGAAATTTCTTTTTCTCCTATAATATTGAAGAAATCAGGTTCATTATGAGTTTCTTCCAGCCAAGTTTTAATTACCCCCGTCAAACGTTCGGAAAGATCAGCCAATTGTTCGGTAGTATAAGCTGTTCTACTATCTAGCCAGTCATCTACAAGATCACCAACGTTTGCCTCTGCTTCCTCCCAGACAACTTCAAGAACTCTTTCTGCATCAACAGAGATTTCATATGGTCTAAGTTCCTGAATTGTAATTGATTTGATTTTTACATTTTCTTCTGCAAAGTAGTCTTGAGCATCTGCAATGCATTCTTCTATGGAGTCAAATGCTGTAGCAGAAGTGTAATCACTGTCACGTTCTAACTGCCAAGCATATTTTGTATCTTTATGTTCTTTGCTCTGCATAATTTAATTATTTCCGTCCTTTCGAGAAGTAGTGTTGTTTGGATCATCCGGATACAGATATCTTTCTATATAATCGCGACCTTCACCTATGAATCGTGGAATATCGAAGTCATGAGACCATGTATCTGCTGTAATTTGTTTACCATTTAATAAGAAAGAACTATGAGCAGATCTGATGATACAGGTACCGCGCTGTTTGTAAATTTTAAGTTTGTTCCAGTCAATATCTTTTTGCTGAATAAGCATTTCTATGATTTCTTGATTACATTTACCATTTAGTTCGGTCTGAGAAAAATGTGCTTGACCAACCATTTGAATAGAGTTACGAATTGCATCCTGCTGTCTCCAGTTAAAGTAATTTGTGACTTCTTCTCGTGGGAGATTGAACACACATGCAGCAAATTCTGCTCCTTTGAGTAATGCACGATCATAGTTGTGGTTTGGAGAATAATATCTTCTGCCGATAATTTTTACTAATTCTTTAAATTTTTGATTGAAATAATTAGTGGCCATAGATGCTGCTATAGAAGCAAGTTTCTGGACCCGGTTATCAAACCATGGTGAAGTTTCAAGTTTCTCATAATCAATAAGAAGAAGATTAATTTCATCTGATTGAGTATAAGCCAGGACACAGCCCTGGATATTTCTACAGAGGTATTCTGCAGTATAGCGCATAGCAGCCATAAGTACCTGATCAAATGGTTTTTTGAACCCCCTGGTAAAAGTATGGAATGCACGACCATCGATTTGGATGATCACTGGGGTGCGAGGGATTAGATGAGCATCTGTAATTGATTTGTAGGATCTCATTCTGAGATCGTATTCTGTTTGATGTGACATTTTGGTTTGTCCTCCTGTTATTTACTGCTAAGATTTACGAGTTATTGATGTGTTATTTAATGTTATTGAATTATCAAAACAAGTTGTGGATATTTGGATTTTGTAGATTTTCTTTGCATACTGAGTTAATTTAGCTTGTTTTGATAATGAGATAATAGCATAGAAAGATGGATTTGTCAAGAAAAGAAGTTAAATTAACTGAAATATTTGAGATTATGCGTTTGAAAATATGGACGGTAGATGTGGTTTGGAGGGTAGTGTGAGGTGAGATTTGGGGAGCGTGGAACAATATGGGCGGTGATTATAGGAGTTTGGCGATGTGGAGAGCGTTACATTTTAATAGGAAGAGAGGGCGTATTTTTCAAGCCAGTGTGGAAGTTAACCGGCTTAGGTCTTTCTGGGTAATTTTAGCCCATTTTGGCGTTAAAAGTACCCCCTTTTTGAGTAATTCCAATTACTGCTAATTTTATGCATAATATAGCTAATTTTATGCATATATACATGTTTTATGCACGAATTATGTATTTATATGAATAAATATTCTATAACTTTTTTTATACATTTTCATTTTTAGACAAATGATTTTGGTATTATATAGTTGTCCGAAGGGACGGTAAACACTTGAGCGGTTCAATTGAATATCGCGAACATGCAAATACATGTGATATGTCCAATGCCCATGTGGGGCGCATATCATAAGTAAAAGCATTTTCAAAGTATTCCGTAGTATCGCAATTAGAACGCTGATTTTTCAGCGGTCCATCCCCCTTTATCATACAGGGCTAAAGTGTGGTTCGTGACAGTCGCTGTCAAGAAATGAAAATGCGACAGGGAATAACAACCCTATATCAATGTTACCATTTGTCGAAAAGGCGTTCCCATGGAAATTTCTATGTGAATGCGGTATGTTCAATCTAGGTGGCAGACAGGCAAACGGCTTGCGCTAATATAGGCAAGAAAAAAGTTTTGAAAGTCGCTGAAAAGCATGGTAGGCAACAACCCTAACAAGGGGGACGCGGAAAAAGCGTTAAAATACTGTAAGTGGGCGGTATAGTCGGCAGTAGTCGACACGGACTTGCAACTCGTCAATCAGGCTCATAGAACACAACTCACATATAGGTGAATGTTTCTAAACAACGTTACAATTTCAATCAGGCGTCTTGTTTAGAGTTACTGCCTATGGCAGTATTGTACATGTTTACGACAAGTGCAACTTTCACCGTGTTTTGTCTCTTGATGTAGCACACGCAACAGTGTGTAGAACGTTGGTAAAACACGTTTATACAAGTACATATTAGTCATGGTATAGTAACCATAGCTGAAATAAAGCATGGCGAACAACTGACAACTAAAATCTTAGAATAAAAGAGGTAGATAATTATGGCAAAAACATTCGATAGCACACGTATTCAGGTCAAAGCAGTTAACGTTATTCCAGAAAAAGCGACAGAAGTTTACAATCATGTTCGTTTTCTGGTGTATCAGTCTTTACGCGACAGCGCAAAAAAGACTTATGATACATATACAAAAATCCTCGAAGAAACAACGTTGAAAGACGCCGACTTTGAGACAGTGACACGAGAAGAACTGTATAGCGTACACGACGAAAAATTTGATATTAACAAATTTCTCGACGCGCGTACAAATTTAATTGACGCACGTCGAGAACTTGCCGCCCTTAACGGTAAAGGCGTTAATATTGAAACTTTTAACGCTTTATCAGAAATTGATAGAACATTCTTGATGCTTCAGGCACATACTTGTATTTCATCAATTAAACTTGATGAAAAATGCCTGATTGACGGTAAAGATGAAAATGGCAATGATAAAATGTGCGATTTCTCAACCCTGATTACAGCATACTATAAAAAAGGTACAGGGGTAACAGCATTTAAGAAAATGCTTACAAGTATTTTCCATAGAATGTTTGCAGAATCCGGTATTATGTTCTACGGTGTTAATGTTAAAAAATCTGATATTTCAGAGGAATGTGTCCGTCACTTCATTGCAAGTTTTGGCGGTACAGCTTCTAGAAATAGCCACAAAGATGGCGATACAACCGTATGGGATAACTACACCTATCAGGTGAAAAATGATAAACAAAAAGTACTGTCTTCACTGACAGACCTTTTTGCGGTCATCTTCGACGGTGGAAAAATCGCAGTCAATAGACCAGAAGAAACACCAGAAACACCAAAAACAGAGGAAAAAGAGTCCTAACAAGGACTCTTTTTTAGTGCAATAAAAATAATATGCCTATATCATAGTACAAAATGTATTAGGCGGAAAGAGGTATAAAATGGGTAAAAAAGGTATAAAACAATATGCTCGTATTGCGTCAAAATACGGGACAAAATTTGAGGGGTATAATGTGCCAGTTGGCGCGATTTACGGACGTGTTTTAATTCCATATGAAAAAGGCACAGAGTATATCTTTTTTATCTGTACTCAACCTAAAAATATTCGCAAGGATACTATGCCAATTTATGTTTTAAAACCGTCATGGGTAAGCAACAGATGGCGCGAAATGCTCATAGGACGTGAACATCCGGCATTTACCGCAGTCGCAAATATTTGTCACGAAATAGGCGGAATACCTAAAATCAAGACATTTCAAGACCCAAAAGTAGCCGAAAAACGCGCCGAAAAAGCCATTGACAGAGCTTATAAACAGGTTTCACGTCAATATGGTTTACGTCCGGTTCCGTGTAATGGCGTTCGTATTAAACCAGAATATGATAGTTATGTAACGCCACAGCAGGCGCGTATTCCGTGGGATGAATTAGTACATGATGAAGAACAAGTGTCATATAACAATGATATTATTTGTCCTGAATCTATATCTTTCAGACCTTTTGAAGGATACACTGATACCTATGAAGCACGTCGCAGAGACGGCATGAAAATCAATCAGATTAAGTGCCGTCCTGAGAAAGTTGAAAAACGTGCTACAATTGTAGTAAAAATTAATGGTAAAATCATTGATTAATCATACAATGCCACCTATAATGAGAGGAGATGATGTCGTGGAGGTGAACTAATATGATAATTGATACTAAACAATATAATTTTTCAGAGTGGGATTCCAAACGCCGCGAGCGTGCGTTGCATATTATGGATGAACATGTGAAAAAATACTGTCAACCGTCAACCTATGATTATTGGTCTTGGCATTCCGTCGGCAGTGAGGGTAAAAAACCAGAACAAATAGCTTCTGAATACAAAGAATATTCAGAAGATGAGAGTAAATTTATACAAGCTCTTTGGGCATTTTACATCTCAATGACTGCTAAAGATGAATATGCATGGTCCAGTGACATAGCAAAAGCGTTTACAAAATAATAAAGCTTCTAAAAAGGAGAGCGTAAGCTCTCTTTTTTAGTACACAAAAATCAGAAAGGCAAATAAATGTTATCACAAATTTTATCAAACCCACAACCACATCCCAAATATCAGATCTGTCTCATCACACCAGCGGGCAGATCCGGTACAATCTTACGTCACCTATATACATCACCACGTACAGGTGCGACATATTTCAGTCGCCATCATGCTAATAACTACACACATGAACAGGCGACAGCAGTATTACAAAATCTGCCGTATCCAGACGCGTTCATCCAGTCTGAATACGACTGTCATTACCGTGAGACAGACGAACGCGGTAGCATCAAAGATTACATGTGTGCATAACAGCACATAAGTAATAAGTAACTAATTAACCATTAAACTTGCTATCCCTTATTCCTGTGAGGAGCAGGCTTTTTCCTATCGAAAATTGCAAGGTCGAACCTTGATAAGGGATTTTTCTATGCCCTTCTATAATGCCCATGAAGAGTATAGATTTTACCAACGGAAACAAAAAAAAATATGAGGTTATGCCTAAACCAAAAGGCAAGAAGGAGAATTATCATGACAAACATAAGAATTAACGCATCCCTTAACACAGCAAAAGAAATTATCAACGCACTTATGAACTCAGAAGAAATCTTCTATGACCGCACAGAGGGTAATGAGTTATCCGGACGCTTTAGTGTCCAGATGACATTTGCAGAATCAATCTGCTATCGTCCACAGTACACAGTGCGCAAGCTGCGCAACCTTGTTCTTAACAGACATGGTTCATTGTCAATTCGTACCAGAATTGCACTGGCAGCAGTATTATCTCAGTGTGAATTCGACACACATGAGGACGCACTTATTCCGGTGCTGTTTACCAGGAATAAAGAACTTATCCCAATCTACAAACAGTTCGAGAAGAACTGGGGTAAGTTCAATTTTGAAGTATCCTTCATACAGGATACTGATAATTACGAAGATTTAGCTCCTCGATATGAAATTAACTTCATGTCCGGTGAGTGGACGGACATCTGGGTAGGTGGAGTTACTTTATGTGATGATGAGGAGGTAAGATAACATGAAGAAATTGAGAAAATATTTTACAGAAGAAAAAGTCGATGAAATTTTCGACATAATGTTCGATTTAGCCATGGGATTAGGACCAATACTCATGATCCTACTCCCAATCCTTTGTGACGCTTTTTTAAAATAATATAAGGTTATGCTTTTCCCTTAAAAGCACTGGAGGAAATCATATGAAATCAAATGATACAATCAAAAAATTCGATACATTCGTATCTCGTAACTTCTTCGGATACAGTGCCCATACACTGTACCAGGAACTCTGCCATTCATATCCGGTAGAAGTATCATCACAATGGGTGTATGTCAATATCTGGCATACATTTATTAACCAGGACACACCAGAAGATATTGATATTGCACGTCATGTAGCGTGTATCATTATTGGTGATCCGAACTTCGAAATTCGTGCTCTTGATGCTCGTGATTATATTGAGTACTGTATGGCTACTCAGGAATATGAGCGCCTTGCAGTTCTTGCAAATGATGCACTTGACCTGTATCTCAAGGGCGTAATCAGTCTGCATGAATTCAAGCTCATCATTGCAGCTAATAAAAACTAATTAAATTATCTATCAGTCTATATGATTTTCATTGACTGGCGGATTTGAAAAAAGGGAAACTTTTTAGAATCGATTTTTCTGGACGGGATACCCCCATATACAGGGAAATAAAAAGGAGAATAAACTATGAAGAAAAAATTATTCACAGCAATTATCACACTTGCAACAATCACACTTACATCTTGCCAATCAGTTCCGGCAAGTGAAACAGAAAAAATCTTTACTGATGGATACGAAATCACATCAATTGAAACTACGGAAACCGGTGCACTCTATACATTTACAGACGGAACCGGATATTATCAGGAAGAGAGCGGAAATGAAATTCCGCAGCTTTCAAATGTAAATGGTCTGTATCCACTTACCGGAATTGTTACGGAAATCAAATATGACATAGAGCCAGAAGTGGATCTTGTAACAATCACCTGCTCCAACGGAAATATGTTCTCATGGTATGCAGATGCCGGAGATTATGAAATCAATGACCTTGCGTCCTGTATCATGGATTCCAAGGGAACTAAATATGTAACTGATGACGAAGTGTTGCTGGCCCATTATGCAGGTGGATTAAAACACTTCGAACAGTATGCAAATTAAATTGAACACATAAAGGAGAAAATAAATGACAAGAACAGAATATAATCAGCGTGTGATTACACGCAAAAAACGATCAACCCTTATTAAAGACAGCTTAGGAATAGCTGCTTTTTTAATGTTCGCAAGTATTGTCGGACATATTGATTCTGACGTATATGCCGGAATCCATTCTGTCAAGGGAACTGTTTCCGCATCAGGAAACTATATCCTTGATGAGAATGGAAAAGCATATGATGTATCCGGATTCCAGAGCGGATCCGAAGTAACAGTAAAACTTGATAAACAGGGAAATATCCTGTCTGTTGTAAGCAAATAGAAACGAGGTGATTGCATGGAACACAGATACAAACTCCGGATCTATTTTAAATCCGGTGCGCAGAAAGGGAACTTGAAAAGGGAAGAGTTCTTTGATTCCCTTGATGCCATGAACAAAAGATACAGAGAATTGTTCAAACCAAAAGAATATGCTCTGAATCCCACAGCATGGGAAAAAGTAAATGAAGAATGGCTGAGAATGTTTATTACATCAGCCGCATAAGAAGGGAGAATAATCATGATACCAAAACAAAAGAAATTAGATGCGCTTAATGCCGATATCAGAGGTATGGTACAGGCAATCAAAGACTTCAAAGCAAGAAGAAAATCTGCCATTGAAGCAAATGACTATGAAACAGCAGAGCAGATATGGCATAACGAAAAAGTAATGACGCAGAATCTAGCTGAAGCAAACTACCAGAAGATTAGACTGTACTATTCCAAGGCAGATGCTATCTATGAAGACAAGATTATTGCAATCTGCAGCCTGCCAGGGTTGATAGACATGAAGGAAGCGAAATTAATTGAATGCTGTGCCAATATCAACGGTCGCAAGCTCTATGCAATTTAGAAAGAGAGGTGAACAACATGAAAGGCAACGGAAGCATAGGGAATATCGTAACCATGGGAGAATTTCCATTATATGGATGTACAAACATCCAAAAGAAGCATTACGAAGAAGCTCAAAGTCGATTCTTTTGGGATGAAGAAATCCGTAACTTAATGGAAGACTTCAAAATCCCTAAAGATGTGATTAACAAAGTCATTCGAACAACAGAAACCGAATGTGAAAACCAGACATCAAGGCAAAAGTACGATCATGCCTGGAGAAAGTTCTGGACATTGATCGGTTAAAAACTAAATAAAAATTAAATAAAAGAAAGAGGTAGATTAAAATGATGAACTACAAAGCAATCGAAAAATTACTTACAGGAGAAACAGAGAAAGAAAGCAAAGTAATCAGACCGGAAGTATTCAAAGATCAGACAGCATACAACACGGTGATGAATAACTGCCAGAGAATCGGAGGCAAAAGATTCTGCTGTATTCCATTGGAGCTTCTGGAAATTGATGAAGATTACCAAAGAGTATATTGTATTAACATGGAGAAAGTATACTCTCTGGTACGCAAATGGGACTTCAATAAATGCGAACCAATTCTGGTATCTCCACATCCAGAAACAGCAACATTCGCAGTAATTGATGGATCTCATAGAATGCTGGCAGCAGGCATTCGGGAAGAGAAATATGTTATTGCGGTACTTACAGAAGGATTACCTGTGGATCCTATGGAAAGGAAAATGAAAGAAGCCGCATTATTTTCCGAACAGGGAGATGATGTTGATAAATTATCGCTTGCTCAGAAACACAGAGCAAATGTCACTATGGGTGTCAAAAAATATTGCGTTCTTGACAATTGCCTTAAAGGAAGAAAATTACTTTTAAGTGTGCATGAACTGAAGAATCTTCCAAAAGAGAAACGAGATGCATTAAAAGCAGCTGATTACAAAGTCCTCACAGGATATGCAGCAGCAAGAGATGCAGCAGCTCTTACTAATGGTGAAGAGACTCTCAATAATATCTTCGATATTATCGAAAAAGCTGGATGGCATACAGAGCCAAATGGATATGCAGCAAATGTTATTCGCCCAGTAAAAAGTGTTTTGAACATGCATGATAATGATCCACGAGTTGTTAATGCAATTATTGGAATATTTGAGCCAATCAAACCGAACACATTTTTCGCTGATGCACTTTCGAAATATCATGGCAGAAGACCAGCGGAATACCTCACAATGCATCTGGAAAAAGAAGTTGCTAAGAAATTAGGGATTCAACCTTTATATACCGGCGGTGATTTAAGAAAAGTTACTTCTGTAATCAATAGTCAGCGCTATTACGGAGCGACTGGAACAGAAAATTAAAAACAAATTAAATTATACAGAATATAGCACTTGCATTTTAGTACCGTAAGTGCTATACTCTGCTCAAAGACAAACGGATGTTCGATATCATAATTCAGCTTCGGCATATGCGGCGTGAAATTTAGAGCCGCTCTCCTTCTAAATCGTAGCTGAATTATGCTATTGAGCATAAGAATAGGAGAGAAAACAAATGAATAAAGCAGAAGCAAAAGCAGTAGTAACAATTCCAATGAAGGGAAGATATTTTCTTCATAAGAATGGAAGTATCATCCCAGTAACCGACCTGATTAATGCAATCTATCTCATGACCGGAGATGAGAAAATTAATGAATGGGATCCGGATCTTGAAGCATATATCCGTCATTTCTTTGGTAACATTGTAAGGGAAATGTCTCCGACAGAAATCACAGTGCCAAATTTCTTGAAACATCACGAAAAAGTAAAGGCAATTAAATTATACTATCACATGCACAACACAGAGTCTCAGAAATGCACACTGGTAGAAGCCAGAGATTATGTAGAACAGTTGAAAACAAAAATGAAAGAGAGAGGTGAACTGTAATGGAAAAAATTAAAAATGCAGTAAAAACAAAAGAATATGCAAAGTTTCATATGGAAACAATCGTAGCGCATAACGGTATCCTAGTTGATATCGTCGTGTCTGAGTCCTATGAAGAAACCGAATTTGACAAAATCATGGCCGACTGCAAACGCCAGGAAGAAGAACGTGAGCGTGAACGACGTAGGACCGAAAAAATTAAATTAATCAACCTGTTCACAGGAAGAAGAGAAAAGAGGGAGATCGCATGAATATAATAATAAGTAAAAAAATGCCAGAGTTAGCAGCTACAGATATTGTAAAGTTAAGAAATGGAAAAATTGGGATTGTGCTAGGAAATAAGCATTCTGATAATCATCTTGCTATTTACACAAATAATACTACATGTGTATCTTGTGAAGACTATTTAAGTCATTATGAATTAAATATTCATAATAACGATCACGGTCTCGATATAATTAAAGTATGGAAATCAAATTTTGTAAAGCAATGTGCTTTAATTGATGAATTCTATACAAAAAACAATGCTCCAACATACATAGATCCTGATTGGGAAGAACCTACTATAATGACCATAAAGGAAATTGAAAAAATTATCGGTCATCCGTTCACGGTCATTGAGGAAGAGGTGTGCGAAGATGAGTGAAACACTGTCATTCGCAGGATGGAGACCAGGCAATCCGGATCAAATCATCCCGTGGAAAGAGAAATTCGATGAAGAATATAGCGACGGAGGCCAGTTAACATTACTGTCAAAAGAAATCTATCAGGCAGAAGCAGATGAAGATATGCCGGCTTTCGAATATCGCTATATTATTAAAGCAATGGATCTGCAGGCGTTTGGATCAGATCAGAAGACAATTTGTTTCCGCTTATATATGTGTCCATTACATAAATACTGGGAATCAGAATCATTAAAAGGTCTTTCAGAAGATAATAATAAAGACTGGTTCTTCGAAGATGCAGCAGATTCAGGTATTCTTCCGTATATAGGAGAAGAATATTTAGATTATTCAGATGATGATGTTTCGCCAGATGAGAACGGTAATAAATGGTATGATTACTTTTATCATATTACAGACTGGTCTAAAGCTAACGAAATGCTAAACATAATTACAACAGTTCTGTATCCGATGGACAGTACACGCGGTCACGGTCTTGACCAGGCATGGAACCAACTGGGAAACACTGGCTGGGATTTACTTGAATACATTCTGAATGGAAAAAATTGTGTTGACGCGGCATTATCAAGAATGCATAACTGCAATAATTAACTTTACAATACGAGAGAAGAATGATATATTGATTATAACAAGTTAAATTAACTATATACAAGGAGAAAAATATAATGAAGACAAAAGCAGTCCGCAGCCAGAGAATCGCATGGCTGTTGAGGAAAGAGGGATTTAAAATTCTTGGCATCACGCCAAATAGAAGACGTCCAAATCTGGATGTTTATATATTTGAAGCAACACCGGAGTTATGCACAGCTCTTGATACACATATCCAAAATAAAGACAACAGAAGGGATAACTAACGAAAGTAAATCGGAGGGAAAATCATGAGTGAAAAAGAATTTGACCGCGGTAAGTGTTTTACATTCTTTGCTTCGTATAGGAAACAGGGCGAAAGAATAAAAGAAATTCTTGGGCCGGAGAAAGCTCTGGAATATTATGAGGCGGTCATAGACTATGGACTGTACGCCAAACCGATAGATAATAATCTCCTATTATATGTAGGAGATACCTTACTTGAAACGATCGACTCATCTCAAGAGAAGCGGTCACGAGCATTCGGTGAGAACATGACCGTCACTTTATCCATCTTGGAATTGAAGCGTGATCATCCAGAATATTCTCAGAATCAGATTGCGCAAGAGCTGAAGACGAGCAAAGGCAAAGTCAATAAAGTACTTACAAAATACAGAGATGGCGGGTATGCAGATTTTGTTGACTTTAACTTGCTCATAAATGAAATTGAATATGATCCTACGGGGCAGGTGATATGGCCATCTGGTTCCGGTACTGGTACTAATTATAATACTAATAATAATTATAATAATAATAATAATAGTACCGACCGGTACCGTGACCACCAGCGTGACCGCTTGGATGGTCTGGTAGCCGGATCGCTCGGAAGAGTCGCTGACGCTCCAGATGTCGTCGCTTCCGCTCCTAACTCCGCTGACGCTGCGCGCTTACGCTTGCCAGATGATCTGACGGAAGATATTAAGAATATGAACTTCGAAGCGAAAATAGATGACAAATCTATGTTAGAGGTTATGGATCGTGATTATCGTGATTATCTGGATGATTATTGGGATACTCATGAGGATATTAGAGATAAGCTTATCGAGAAGTTTACTACCGGATTCTATTGTGGTGATAAGGATAAGGTAACTGCTTATGCAGAGTTTTTAATGGAACATTATACAAAGCGAAATTAAATGGAGGTAAATAAATATGAAAACATGGAAAGTAGCAGTAACCTGGGAAATGTGCGGGTACATTGATATCGAAGCTGACAATATGGAAGAGGCAATGAAAAAGTTTGAGAATGAATCGGATTATATCAAACTTCCTAAAGATGGTATTTATGTTGATGGCAGCTTTCAGTTAACATCGGATGATGTAGAGGAAATGGAAGCTATGTCTGAATGGTAGGAGGAGATTTATGAAAGTATATTTAGTATGTGTATTGGATGATAAGCATTATAGAGATCCAGATTTTTACTTCTTCAAAACTGCATTTGAAGCTCATAAATGGATCATAGATAGTTTAGTCAGTATCACAGAGGAAAGCATGGAAGAAGTAACAAGTAACCTTGATTATAGAAACGTAGACGGATCTGATGATCAGATCATGCGAATTGATTATTCATACGGAGATGGAGAATTTTATGTTAATACTATTCATGAAATTGAAATAAAAGATGGAGATTACCTTTGCATCTATCATCATGCTTACGATGGTGTTGGATTCTATGTAGAGAAGATTGGCACTTTGGAAGAATGTAAAAATCATATGTTAGATTCTACAGCTAAAATGGCTAATGATTATGACATTGATATAACTAATGATGATATATTCGAAGTTAATTCATTTGATTCATGTATTGATGATGATTATCAGTGGCATATGAACAATATTATTCAATTCAAGGTAGATAAACTTGAAAATAAAGAAGCTGAATCAGAGGAATCAAATAATAATGCTCATAAGTATAGTGATGAAGTTTATAAAGAATTAAAGAGTATGTATGAGCCACTTCCGATGTATAGTTGCAGCCTCAGCCATGTTGAGACTTCGTTAGAAGAAGTAATCAAAGATATTGACGCCAGCCCTAAACACGAAATATTTAAAAATTTATGTAACTGTCATGGAATTGCACCTAGTACGGTAGAGTATCTGTACGAATCTATTTGGGGAAAGCCAAAAGACAAAACGGTTGGATATTTTTTAGAGAAAAAGTCTATTAACTAAAGAAAATAAGTTTTCATTAATAAGGAGAGAAACATACTATGGGATCAACGGTACCTATGTCCGTTTGGGACAATGTAAAGAAATATTTCAAAGAACGTTTACATGACAGATATGATCTGCAGGATATAATCAGCTATAGTCATCCAGGCGATTCATACCTGTATATGGTTATTGCAAAAGAAAAAGATTATCCGGAAACTAATGTCCAGTTAGGATGTGGACCATGGGTTGTGTGGACTACTTGGAACGAATCCACACAGTCACTGGATGGTGGTCATTATGATATCAAAACATATGAAGATGCTTTGTCAATCTGTGAAGCGAGAAGAAAATAAAGAAAAGTGAGGAAATAAAATGTCAGCATTAAATAATTATAAGGAAGTAAAACAGAAACTTGATGAAGTGAGGATGATTACGGGAGACTTGGAATTTAATACTGCCGTCACATTCTTAATGCAGATCGGATGGAGTAATAAGAGAGATGTTATCTCCTTATGCAATAAATACAATACTGAGCCGGAAGAGAATGTAAATAAAAAGGTTGCAAATGCAGCCTTAATGATCAGCAATATTGCACAGCCAATCGAAATCCTTACATATGTAAAGCTTGAGTGCCCACTTTGGACTGAGGGAATTGAACCGAAACGTCTCAAGAAAATCGCAGAAGATGTAATCAACGCCGGATATAAATACTGCAAGGATCCACGAGTTGATACTTTTGAAGACTGGAAAGAGCTTCTGGAACAACAGTATGGAATTACGCATGAAGAGTTACAGAAAATTCTGTATCTGAACGAGAGAGGAGAAGTGTAAAATGGCAGATTACAAAGAGAAAATTAAGAAACTTTTAGCATTAAGTAAGAGTCCGAATGAACATGAGGCTCAGTCAGCTCTTGCAAAGGCACAGCAGCTTATGGCAGAACATAAAATCTCTATGGCAGAAGTCGAAGATAAAGAAAAAAGAAAGGCAAATGAACATTCAGCTGGAATTACTTATTCGACTAGAAGAGATCCCTGGGTGCTGAGATTGTCTAAAGTTATTAGTAAGAATTACTGCTGTGAAAGTTTTTCTCGTAGAGAAAAAGGTAAACAAACATATAAATTATATTTTTGTGGGTTAAATGAAGACGTTGAAATTTGTATGATTGCATTCAAATATGCAACTGATTGTATTCAATCAGAAATTAAAAAGAGAAAACAAAAAGGTAAGCTATTTAATTATACAAACGAACTGATTACATCCATGTGCAATGGATATGCTTTTGGTTTTATAAAAGGTCTTGATGAGGCATTTGAGGAACAAAAAAGAGCGGCTGCACAGTCAGAAGCAAATTGGGGCTTAGTATTATCTACGCCTCCAGAAGTAAAACAAAGAATGTCTGAGCTTGGAGCAAGGACAACTACATTTCAGTCTAAGCAAGCAGCAAAAGTATCAAAATCAGATTATGAAGCCGGTAAGAAGGACGGAAGAGATTTTGATATTACTAAAAGAGTGGCCGGTGAGTAAAGTAAATAAAACAGAATAAAAATTTAATTAAACAAAAGGAGATGTATATTATGATGAACAATACAATCGAAAGAAGAACAAATAATCTTACACAGGTAGAGACAATGTTTGATGCAAGAAGAACTCCATGGGACGGACTTGGCAAGGGAATTGCCGGGGCAGTCACATCAAGAGATGCAATTAGATTAGCAGGTCTGGATTGGAATGTAGTTCCGACAGATATTATTTCTGAGGCCACAGGATTAAAGATTCCTGGTTATAAGGCAAATGTAAGAGATATTGATAATAAAACGCTAGGTATTGTTACTGAACGTTACAAGATTGTGCAGAACGAAGAAGCATTTGCCTTTACAGATGAGCTTCTTGGCGAAGGAGTGACATATGAGACTGCAGGTGCTCTTCAGAGCGGAAAGAAAGTGTGGATGCTTGCAAGACTGGAAGGCAGAATGATTACTGATGAAAAGATTGATCCGTTCTTAGTGTTTACGAACAGCCATGATGGAAAAGGATCAGTCAGAGTAGCCATCACACCGGTACGTGTATGGTGCCAAAATACACTCAATCTGGCCCTTAAAGAAGCTGAAAGACAGTGGGTATGCAAACATACCGGACGCATTGATGAGAAGCTTGTGGAGGCAAAATACACGCTCATGAACACTGAACATTATCTGGAAGCTTTGGAAACAGAATTCGGAAAGATGAAAATGAAAAAGCTTGATGTTGATAAGGTACATAAGTTTGTTAAGATGTTACTTCCTATCAGCGAGAAAGATGGAGATCGTAAAGTGGCAAACATTCAAGAAATGCGAAACGAATTGATGATGAGATATCTTAATGCTCCGGATCTGCAGGTGCTTGAGCCATCTGCTTATAGATTTGTGAATGCTGTTTCTGACTTTTCTACGCATCGAAAACCTTCCAGAGGAAGTGAATATTATCAGGAAAATATGTTCATGAAAGTAGTAGACGGAGATGAACTCATCGATAAGGCTTATGCAATTTGTGATGCTGAGGTGTAACACTTCGGTATTACGGAAGGGAGTAATGCAATGGAAGCAGTAAATAAAACTAATGGAAATATTTACCGTATTCAGCAAGATACAAATGGTAAATGGTTTGGTTATTGTGATCGGACAAAAGAATACACTCCGGCGTTTGTAAAATTGAAAGGATTGATAGGGTTGTTGGAATTGAAAGGATATGAGGTGGTTGAGTGATGATTAATTTAAGATGAATTTTTAGAAGCAATATAATGCAAATGAAACAAGAGTTTTATGCTGAAAATTGAGGTAATCATGTTAACAGAAAAAGAAATTCAGATAGTTATGAACGCATTAAATGGTACACCGACACTTACAACATCTAAATTTGCGGATAAAATTGAAACTATTTTAAGAAAATATAAGGAGAATAAAGATGAATAAATTTTTACATCACTTAAAGAGTAAAGGATATGAGATAAATGGAAATACAGCAATGTTATTAGGTGTAAAATTTAAAATCTGTAATGGGACGATAAAAACAGCAAGAGGATTAAAAAACTCATATTGGTTAGAATTGGCATGAAATGATGATTTTAAGATCAAGAAAGGGATTTTTTATGTTGAAAAATTGTATGATTCTAACCCAAGAAAGGAGTAAAAAATATGGCAAAGATGACAAAAGAACTCTACGAAAAACTTAGTATAGCAGGAAAAGCACTTTGTGAATATTGCGAAAACGATGAATGCTCATGCTGCCAGGTGACGCGCCTGATGGATGATGCATACATTGAGGCAGTAGAGGAGGGGATTGTAGATGATGCCTAAAAAATACGAAGTTGCTTTTGTAGTGTATGCTGATATTCCGGAAAAGGACTCCAGTATTGGAGATTTGGAATGCAATGGAACACTGAGAAGTTACAACTGCTATTCTTTAAGGGATGCAAGAATGTATTTCACAATTTCTGCTGAAACCCCGGAAGAAGCATACAAAAAAGGGCTTGAAAAAATGCAGTTCGGTGATGCTGATTTTGGAGAAGCGGTGGTGGAAGACTGGTACTTGGAGAACGTTTCTTGCGGCGACAAATACTGGTACAAGGAAGACCTTGCACTCTGATTGCTTTACTTGCAGATTTCAAATTGGACTGCGATACAAGAGATTTTTTGTTAAAAAGGAGGACTAAAACATGAAAAAAATCATTAACGGAAGAAAATACGATACGGAAACAGCAAAAGAAATTGGTTATTGGAGCAATGGATATCCATGTTCTGACTTCAATCATTGCGAGGAAACCTTATATCTTAAGAAAACAGGAGAATATTTCCTGTACGGAGAAGGTGGTGCTTTAACTGAATATGCAAGAAGTGTATGTGGCGGAAGCACTGGTGGATCTCGAATTATTCCTTTGACTGAAGAAGGGGCAAAGAACTGGGCTATGGATCATCTGGAATGTGATGAATATGAAGCGTTGTTTGGAGAGGTAGAAGAATGAAATTTAATGGAAAATGTAAGATTCGATTACTTAGAGATTTTCCAGCAATCAATTTGAGAATGGGTGACAGCCTTACTGTTTATAAATATAAGTATAAAAAGTGTTCCGATGAAATTACATATGTTCATCCAAGAACATATCTTAGATTTACCCCAGAAGATGTGAAGGAACTGTCGGATGACGCAAAAGAATATGAATTCAAAGTGTTTATGGGACCAGACGGAATAGATGGTCCGTGTCTTGGGAAAATGCGTGTGACCGAAAATTCTGCTGACGAAGCTTATAGTGTAATGCTTGATATTATTGGTTGTAGATTAGCAGAGGCATTTCCAGAACTTGATATTCCGTATTCTATTGAATTAGTTGAAGAAAGCGAGGATGCATAATTATGCAAAACGTGTATATTACCAGAAATGGAAAGCAGATTCAGCTCACAGTGAATGAAATTATGGCAGCTTGGGTTGCCTGGGATGCGGAAACAAGAAAACAACAGTTGGGGACTTACAAAGAAGAAGTTAAACAGACATTATTAAAATTAAGTAAGGAAAATGACAAACCTGAATATGAAAAGGCTGCGGATAATGACGACATTGTAGATGAAATTGCTAGAGATATTAGAAGAGCCATTGAAAATGGATGTGATTATGATTGGTGCTTTGATACCAGTAAGTATGGAGGTTTTATGGATAGTTATAATACTGCGATAGTAGTTTGGGGAAAGGCGGATGACATAGATGAGACTGATTATTGAAGGTAAAACAAATAGAGATGACGTAATGGTAAATACAGCGAAAGTAACATTACCATCTGGAGATGTGTATACGATTGATAGGGATTGTACTGAATACACTATTAGTACAGTAACCGGGTATTTATCAATGACTTGGGATATGTGTTATCTACATATGATTAACGATATTTTATTATTTGATAATACCGCTTATCTCTCAAGCGATGATGGATTTCAGGATATTCTTAATGAAGGGACGTTGGAACTTGAACTTGAGGATGATGCTGGTTCAGATTATGTTGTTGAAGTTGCTAAATGGAGCTTTTGTTGAAAGGAGTTAAATTATGGGATCAGTATATTCTATATATTCACAGATGAAATTCAAAGATAAGAACAAAGCAATTAAAATACTGCAAGCAAAAATCAGCAGAGGAAAAGAAGAGCATACTGATTATGGACTGGATACATATAGAAAATCAGAGAACTTAGACATTAACGATATTGATGATCTAATTGCTGTGTTTATTGGTATCGGAAAAATGTTCGATGTTGCTAACGATGATGATGGTTGGACTACTTACTCTAATGGATTTGACGCCACTTATGGATGGGAATCTGTCATGATGGAAATGTTTGAAGAACTTGCACCAGTGTTAGAAGATGGATCAGACCTTTTCATTAATTGTGATGATGGAGTAGATGTGTTAGTTATTAAGGATGGAAAATGTATTCAATAG